GTATCATCTGTAGAACCTTCGCTTTGCCCTCCATTATAATCAATGAAACAAATTAAATTATTTAAATTTTCTTTAGGAGCATACATAAGAGCTTCCCATATTTGACCTTCTTGTATTTCTCCATCGCCAAGTATACAAAATACAAAACCTTCTTCTTTTTTAATTTTCTTAGCCAAAGCATGTCCTATACTTATGCTAAGACCTTGACCTAAAGATCCTGTGGTTGCATCTAATAATGGCAATCTTAATTTGTCTGGATGTCCTTGTAGCGGTGAATCTATTTCTCTAAATAATTTTAAATCTTCATCCGATATTTTTCCTAATTCATGTAGTGCTGCATATATAATTGGTACAGCATGTCCTTTTGATAATATCAGCTTATCCTTACCATTAATATCATAATCGTTGTAAAGAACGCTAATAAGTTCAGCAATAGAGAAACTACCACCAATATGGCCTGATTGTTTTCCATAAACCATATCTAGTACTTTTATTCTTAATATATTAGGATCAAGCATTTTGTATCCTTTGTTTAATTACTCCGCAGGCCAAATGTGTCAATTTAGAAATAATATCTTCAAAATGAAAATTATTATTATTACCTCCTATTTGCCCCGGAAAATACGACTCTCCTTTTAAAGATATAGATAAGTCAGCATATTCATTGCATTTATTGTCCGAGTTTCTAGTCAGCAAGACTGTTTTTCCATTACTATATACACAATATTTCATAGCTTTCACAATATTTTTTGAGTTACCAGAGCCAGACATGCCAATGAATACATCTCCAGTTTCAAACTGATATTTTAACTGCTCTAAATATACGTTTTCATATCCTAAGTCATTAGTAATTCCTGTTAAGGTCGCTTGATCTGAACATAGATTAACGCATTTAAATTTATTTCTTATTACTGAACTAGGCTTTGTCTTATCATCAGACACAAAAGGATGCATATTAAAGTCAACCACAAAATTTTGCAGATACCCAGCCGTTCCACCATTTCCTGCTACAAATATTGTTTTTTGTTTTAGATAGGCTTCAAATATAATATCTATAAATCTAGATATTGATTCATTATCAATTTCATTGAATCTAGCCGAAGATTCTTTTTTATATAAATCAATTAGATCTGTAGCAGTCATTGTCTTCCTTATATTTTGCTAGTAAGTATTTGCTATATAAAAATAAAAAATCACCATATTTATTATTGTCAAAATCTCTGTATAAATTACATATACTCATATAGTGTATAATAGCTAAAAGCTTAATATTTTGCCAACAAAATTTATTATTTTTACAAAACTTTTTGAATATATTTTTTAAATTATACAAATTATTTTTTATCATAAAACTAACTTCAGCTCTATTTTCTTCTAAAGAATACCCATAATATCCTCGCATAATTGTAGTACCATTAATTAACAACCCATGATATATCTTAGATAAATCATAGTAAGCATCACCAAATTCTATACTGGAACCAAATGATTCTCTCCAGTCTATGATAGAGAATTCTTTATTTCTTATATTATAAAGTATATTTTCTGGTTGTAAATCCCCATGAAATCTTACAGGAATGGCTTTACTGTATATACTTCTCCAATCTATATCATTTAAAAGTTGTTTTAGTGGTTTAACTTCTAGTCCGTTAATATAGGTAATTTGATCTAAATCACTACCCAATAAGGGTGCTAAACGATTGAGTGTTTTTTCTTGATACATTAATTTACAATTATTTATAAATATTTCATCTTTTTCTGAGTTATATTTGTAAAAATTATCTAAATAATATTGTAAAAACTTTTTAAATATTCTTTCATCATATATATCTGAAAGCATATATCCTTGAATATAGTCATATGAATACATGTTTTCATTTATTAATTTAATATTAGTATTTGGTATAAAATCGCATCTAGCAATTCTTTGTGTAATCCTATCAGCATCATCAAAAAATTTAGTAACTATTCCATTGTCTATTAGTAATGTTTCATTATTCTTATTTGCCACAACTTCTTTATTAAATTTTTGTCGTACTATATTATAAGATTCTGTATTTCCTATATCGTACCATGTGTGTTTTAATATTTGTAAGTTTAACCCTTTAAACCCATCAATAACTTGGTGTTCATTATTTATGATGGTCGGGTTTTTAAGGTTATGCCAAAAATGATCGTAGTCATAAATACCAGCGATACCTGTATAAGCATACTCCCCCTTTCCATAGTATAATTCATTGAAGTGATTATTACTATCACAACCTATCAAGCAGTATCTGTGCGATTCTGATTCTTCTACTTTTGAAGCACCAATCCAATTATAAGTACATTCCAGATAAGGATACTCTTCTTCTATTATTGTATCAATAGATGTGAAAATAAAAGGTTCTTGTAAAAAAATTTCACAACACAATAAACTATACCCAGGTCCAGAGTTATCACCGTCATAGTTATCTATATCAACAAATGTAATTTTTCTATCTTTATAAATATTATTTATATATGTTTTAATTTGTTTAGATTTGTATCCAACGGCTATAACTATATCAGTAGTTGTCGGAATTTTATCTATAATATATGATATAGCAGGTTTATTTTGTATAGGAAGTAGAGCTTTATGCAATCCTTTTATACTTGAGTTTCTGGTTCCTTTACCAGCAGCTAATAAACACACTTTCATATTGATACTTTACTCATGTTCTGTATTGATTTTTCCACTTTCTCTATTACTATCATCTTCAAATCTAAGACAGTCATTTAAATGAGCAGTCGAACACTCTAGTGCTTTATAATCTGTGATCGCACACACTCGATGCTTGCGATTTACAGGCACACACCAACCTTCACCCGCTTTATAAACCTTGCTCTCTAGTGTTCCATCTTCTTTTTGTAAAATAACTTCCGCTTCACCTTCAATAACAAAGTTTGTTTCTATTTTCTTTTCATGTGATTGTAAACTACTTCTATTCCCAGCTTTCATAAAAATAATTTTATAAGCATAAAATTCATTTAACTCTAACCATATTTCATAGCCCCAAGGTTTATCTACTCTATAAGAACTAACATCTAATGGATGAGATTTTTGGCTGTCAATCTTGTCTTTGTATTCCTCTAGAGCTTCTCTAACCCAATTATCTTTAATATTATCATATTTTGACATTATATTCCTTTCATATTAAAAAATGTTCTTCTGTCAAACCTTTGTTTCTCTCTACATTAATTGCTGTAGCTGTTTTGGTTCCGTTTGGCTTTGAATCATTAATCACTATTCTTTCACCTCTTGGTAAACCCATAATCAACATATCATAAAAAATACCAAAATTATTTAATTGGTCTATGGTTAATTGTCTCATGCTTTCTGGACGACCAGTAGTAAGAATAATCTTATAATCTTTTGCTTTCCATATACTAATTACATCAATTACATTAGGCAACAATTCTGGTTCATTTTGTGTAATTTGATGTAATCCTCCATGATGTTTTAAAAGAGTTCCATCTATATCGCAAAAAATAGTTTTATTCATTTTATGATACGCTATGAGAAAAATATTGAGAACAATTTCTACTATCCTTACATTGTGCTGTACATTGACCTTTAAAATTTACTGGTAATAAATATTTTGTTGGCATGGACATATGTAGATAGTGTCCTGTCTTCATTCCTTCAAGTGATGTGTAATGTAAAAATTTTTTATATAATCTTTTGGGTATGATATGCACCATATCTACAGTTCTATCAAAATTATTAGTTTCTTTACACATGACGTACATGGATTTACTATCATATTTTGTAGATCTAATTAATTCTATAAATTTATTTGTGATTAATAAATCAGATCTTAATATTAAGCCATGGTCACTTATACTATCTATATCTTTAATTAATAAAGATAATGCATTCGTGAGTGTGGTGAACTGTGTTGAGTTTTGTTCTGTGTGTAAATAAATAGCCCGTGGACTTAACTTAGTTTTAATATTATTGATAATATCATCCGGGGTGTTGTCGTAAGATGTTACATAGGTGGCTACTTCGTATTTCTGTTTAAGGGATAGTATTAGTTTTTCATAATCTTCAATACATTTATTAAAATCTATAGTATAATTTCTATGCTTTTTTCTTCTTGTTGAAAGTGGGGTCCAGTTTTCTTTATATAAATAGCCCCTTAGTATTACATCCAATGTGGGTTTAGACATTTATGTGCGTATCCTTGTATTATATTATCTTCTTAAAGTATCTTTTTTAAGTTTTTCTTTTTCTAGTAAAATTCTAGCAGCTGGTGGTGCGCTAATGCTAGACTCTACATCCCTAATACCTTTTACTAATTTAAATACACCGGAAGGTTCTAGACTAGAGAGATGGTCGCTTCCCCACATACTATGATCTAGTGTTATATGTCTTTCTATCCACTCAGCACCCAAAGCAACAGCTGCAAAAGTAGTAACCAAACCATATTCATGTCCACTATAACCTATCTGTCTTGTAGGCCATCTTTTTTGTAGCCATTTAATATAGTTCAGATTGATTTCATTAACCGGGCAGGGATAGGTGCTATTTGTATGCATTACAATATCAGGTCCACAAGAATAAATACATTCTTCTATTTCTTGTTCTGTGCTCATACCAGTAGATATTATTAGTGTGTTAAATTTTTTTCTAGCATGACTGCAAAGTTTTTCATTTGTAATAAGAGCAGAAGGTATTTTTGCTATATCTGTGTATTTGCTCATCATATTTGAACTAGCAATATCCCAAACACTAGCAAACATTTTGATATTTTGATTTGCAGCATAGTCTATCAGCTCTCTAATTTGCTCTTCATTAAATTCAATTTTTTCTTTATACTCAAGATAAGTCATGTCTCCCCAAGGTGTTTTGCGTATCTTGTTTTTTTGATCTTCTGGAACACAAATACTTGGTGTTCTTTTTTGAATTTTCACATAATCACAGCCAGAAGAGCTGGCTATATTTATAAGCTTTTTGCAATTCTCAGGAGATCCGTTATGATTGATCCCTATTTCTGCTATAATCTTGGTATTACTCTTGGTATTTGTCATAAAAAAAGCCTTTTAAGCCAATAGGATTTATAACATTAATTTGAACATTAGGATACTCTGTATCTACAAAAGATCTAAATAATGCCCAACTTTTCTTTAAATACTCTAAATTGCTTTTTCTGTTTTGTTTATGGAAATGTTTAGACCCAGATATATCGCAACCAACTATATTGATTTCTTTAAAACCAGCAAATAAAGCAAATTGCATACATATAAATATAGTAGAGACTCCTGCATCACCAAAATGATGTTTGTCTATATCTTTTTGAAAATTACCTTTAGGATGACCCCACATAGGACCTTGAGTATCATACCATAAAGCATCCGATTCTATAGCAAATTTTTGACTACAACCAAAACCATGATCTCCTATAAATGTTCCTATAAATTTTTGAGATTTAGCATTGTACTTTTGTATTTTATTTTTTAATTCTTTAGAACCCCAAGCACAATCTTGAAAAAATAAATAATCAAAATTTAATTTATCATAGTACACACAACTATTACAACCTATATGTAACGCTTTATCAATAACTTTATATTGAGTTAGTGTTTCGCCAGTTCCGCATACGGTAGCAATATCGTTTTTATGTTTATTTTTATATGGCCGAAAAGTATTCCAGTTTAGCTTAGAATACGGGTAGTTCATTCTCTTACTCCGTTATTTATAATAGTCTTGCCAATATTCCCAATCTTCTTCTTTTGGTTTCTCTCGTTTTTCTTTTTTGAATTGTACACTTTGTTTGTGTTTTACTTTCTCATCTATAAATTTTTTATCTTTATTATTTTTGCAATGATTCCTGGTTTTCCTTGGTTCTTCATTAGAAAAATTATTAGACATTGTATCTAGACCTTTCTACTGTGTAAATATTTAATGCCAATTTTCTCCATATATAGGCAAATCTGCATGATACGCCACGGATCCTCTATCCATAAAAATTTTACCACCTTGGCTACGCAACGCTGCACATACCGTATAATGATCCGTAAAAGAAGGATGGTCTTCATATTGTACAATATTATCAAAAATTTTATGATTATTAACTTTAGCCATTCTAAAAACTTTTAGAAGCTCATCTTGCAATTTACCGTAACCTTTTTGGAATGTTGATGTTGGCACAACATAAGTACAGCCGACACAATCTATTTCTACTAATCTATTATCGTTTTTGACATAAGGGGGATTAAGATCAAAGTTTCTAGAGGCACAGCCTTTTTTCATAATGTCTCTAGCATATTTTGAATTAATAGAAGTTCTATCTTTTTGTTGATAGCCACACCAATCATAAAAAACATTTGAATTTTCTATTAACATCACTGGGGCTGTAATGCCTTCAGGATTTAAGCCAATAGCTCTTGAAACAAAATTATAAGGGTAACTCACTATATCGGAATCTATTACATACAAGTAATCGTAATCATCTAGATTTGTTCTAGAAAGCATAATATTTCTTATTCTTTTAACCCTAGACCAAGGTGTATAATCTTTAGATTCCTTGCCGACCCTATCATTTTCAAAGTAATAATGTATATCTAAGTGTGGGTTATGTTCTTTTAAGCTATAAGCGTGATCCAACATTTTTTGCAACAAATATGGCTCTTGATTTTCTAAGTATGCTATGTGCAATAATACTCTTGGTTTTTGTGGCAAGGAGCTTAGATGGTCTGTTATTTGTTTGTTTTCTTGTTCTAGGTCTTTTTTACATTTAGACTGCATATATTCTATAACAGATGCTGAGTCTTGATTCCTAATAAAAGATGTGAATTTTTCTATTTCTTCAGGAGTTGGTAATTGACCGTTGATTCTGATTGATAGTTGACTAAATATACTATCTTTCAATTCTTTGAATAAGTCTGAGAATTTACTGCACTTTGTTTTAATTAGTGTTCTTAATTTATTTTGAGAACCACATGTTGCTACAGTCTTTCCTGTAAGCCCTTTAACCAACAGGCAAAGAGTTACAAAAGATATATAATATATAAAATTATTATAAGTTTTTAAGCTATCTATAAATTTATCACCATTGAATAAATATTCTTTATGAGGAAACATTGTTATTCTGTTATTATTCGCAATACTGTTAATGAGTGATAGTTTCAGATTTTGTATATCAATCTCAGATCCTGCACTGTTTTTTAATGAATTTAATACTATATCAAATATTTTACTATACGGAGATCTATCTATTAAATCAGTCTTTGCTGATTTAGATATGTAAGTTTTCCTATCTCCTTTCATCGAGTCAAATTTTTCAGTAACATTATCTTGAATTTGCTTATTCGGATTCTGGGTTTTTAAATATTCTGCTGAATTTTGAAGAGAGCGAACAATCTGATCGACCTGTCCGTTTTCAATAAGTCGTAAATAGGTTTTAATACCTGATTCATCGACATCTCTGCCCAAAATATTATTATATAATTGGTTTAATTTATTGATATTATGATTCATGAAAATAACCTTTTCCATTTATTATTAGACTGAGAAACCCTCTTCCAATTAAAGGGGTATAGTTCGATTTGGCTACATTCTGTGCCAGCGGCTTTTTTATCAAATATCCATTGATCTGGTATATAAACATCTTTATGTTGGTTTTTATCTGATAATAGGGAAGCCCACCATGAGAAAGTGCTATTGGCTATAATATTCATACCGCTTAAGTACATAATATAGAAATCGTGGTAAGAGTCAAGATTGTCAACAAAAACTATATTATCTTGTTTGATATTATATTGATGAAATTCTCTTTTAACTAATTCTATATCGTCGCTAATTATAAATACATTAATATAATCTAAACTCTTCATTATACCAGTATAATAGGATATATCTAAAAATCCATGTTTGGATTGCAGGGATGTATAGTCTGTTCTTCTGAAATGTAAACATAATGTTTTTTCTAAATTATATTTTTTGCTATACTTTTTAATATACTCATTAGACTCTTTAAGTATTTTATTATTGGGTTGCAACTCTAATCTGATTTCATTTAAAAATATTTTATAGTAATTAAGATTTTGAAAAAAACCACATAAATCTATATTGCTATATTTTAAAATGTCTTTATCGAATTCAAATGGATCTTTTTCTATATATTTATGGATACTATTTTCATATAGTTTTTTATAAGATAAATTTTTAGTATTAAAAAATTTTAAAAAATGTTTAGATGGATTCAGGTGAAAGTCACAGTTGTGTAAGACCGATAAGGCTTTGCATAAACTATATTGAAATAATTGATTTCCAAATCTACCATAATCTATATGATTAAAAATTGAGCAAGATATCATTTTATCAAGATATTGGATCCTTCTTTTACTGCTTTATGAAGTAATTTGTAGTCTTTATCCATACAATACAAGAATTTTTGAGCCCCAGGAACAGGGTCTCCTTTAAGGTCTTCTGGGTTTACTTTTGTTATATTTATAGTTTTTATACTCTCCGTAACATCAGCCAGAATCCCATAGTAAGCGCTAATGATTTTAGCTTTGCTTTTCTTAGTTGGTAAAGTTGTTTTTTTTCTAAGTTCAGAAATTTTTGTTCTTACCGCAGATAAAAGCATTATTTTATGTTGAAGCCCTACAGTGTAGTTCGCATGAAACATTTTAATAGGTCTTAATATATGAAAATCTTCACCATTCCATTGTCTATGCTCAAATGATATATTAAAGAAATCACGAGATAAAAATTTACCTTTTACTTCTTTAATATTATCATTAATAGCATTTTGATCACAGCTATATTTAGAGTAATTGTTTTTAATTAATTCAAAAAATCTTTTAGTATTATTGTTTATTTTACATATAAAGAATCCAGCACAATATTCTTCATTAACACCTTCTTGAAATGCTATATCATAATCCCCTAATTCATCTACGCATTGCTGAACAAAAGAAGAATAAAACTCTATATCGACGTCTGACCAAATGAAATATTGATCATTAGTATTTACTGCTTGTAAATATATATCTATTTTTTGTTCCATAGATTCCTTCCAGCCATCTGCATAATAACTCCCATTTGTACAGACGGCGTTATCTTGTTCTACAGCAACCAATTCTATCTCTGGTTCAACTCTATTTAAGCTATTGGTAAAAAACTCATCATATAAAAATCTATGTGAGTTAGATACCATAGTGTAAATTTTCATCTTGACTTTCCTTATGTCCTAGTTATATTTATACAGGTCCGGGGATATTAATACTATCTACTACTCACTACTTACTGATACGTCATCTACTGCTAGTTGAACTCTAATTGTATAAATTTTAGTTATCGTATCAACTCCAAGCGAAGAAGATATAGAAGAACTTGTAGTTATTGTTGTTTTTCCTGGTCTGTCTGCATCTGATGTATTAGCCCATTTATCAGAAAATGCTTCGCATAAATTATACATTACTTCTCTTACGTCACCAGTATCAGGGTCTGATTTCGTTTGATTCAAATCATTAAGAGCTGAGTAAGGTATAGTTAATTCTGTTGCAGATGCGGTTAAACCAGAGAACCAGCCAGATGGTGATGCGTCAAATGCCATTTTAATCTCCCATATTTGTGAAGTTTACTATTCAATATTTTATATACACCTATAATCATAAATTTGGATGTATTATACCAAATCCTTGATATTTCTTATCTCTAAATCTAGAATCTTTAAGAGGTGTTGAATCTTTCTTTAATATATCTATCATTTCCTGTCTAGTCAACTTGCTTTTACTATATTTCTGTCTATAATAGGATATGTATAAAGCAGCGACGCCTGAAGCAAACGGGTTACTCATACTGGTTCCACTCATCAAGGCGTACCTATTGTAAGGTAGTATACTCATTATGTCATGTCCTGGAGCCAAAAAGTCTAAACTTGGACCACTACAAGTGAAGTTAGTTCTATTTAAATTTCTATCTATAGCGCCGATACTTATTGTATTATTATACTTAGCTGGGTATAGTATATCAACTTTAGGGCCTGAATTTCCAGCTGCGCAGAAAACTAGACATCCTTCATTATTTGCTAATTCTACTGCTTTTTTGACAGCCCCTGACGACCCTCTGGAACCTAATGACATTGTAATTATATCTACTTTTTCCTTAGCTGCAAATCTTATGGCCTTTGCTACATTAGACAAACTACCTCCACCGTTTTTATCTAAAGCTTTTAATGCTAATATTTTAGCTTTAGGCGCTACCCCAACCATACCTATTCCATTATTTACAGCAGCAATAGTGCCGCAAACATGCGAACCATGACCATTATCGTCGAAAGCATCTTGTGTATTATTGATAAAATTATATTGACCTATAATATTACCTTTTATATCTGGATGATTAATATCGCATCCTGTATCTATTACAGCAACAGTTACTCCATCTCCAGTACTTTTAATCCACTGCTTATCTACATTTAACTTTGTTATTTCCCATCCCACCATTTGAGGATCTCTAGGACTTAATCCGAAAAATTCTTCGGTTTTATAAGGAAACAGGAAAGCATTATCTCTATGACTCATAATATCCTCATACATTCTTGAAAGGTTTATTTTTGATTTTATATAAATATTTTTTAGAATCTTCTATTACATTAGTATTCCAGCTTTTATAGTTCATCAAGTGACCAAATATAAAATGGCAGTACTTATCACAAAGAGTAATTAAATTATCAGGATCCAACTCTTTTGATGGATCTAGATGTACTGGTATAATATGATGCACTTCTGGTCTTTTGCATGATCCACAAGCCTGACAACAAGGTTGCTTTTCTATATGCTCTTTGCGCAAGGCTGCCCAACCGGGAGACCGAACAGCATAACGAATTTTTTTATTAAAAGGCCACATTAGTCTAAAATGGAAGCCGCTATAAGGCATCCTTTAGATACTGAGTGCAGAGGGTCTTCTGCATGCTTTACTTCTTCAATAGGTAAAGGAAACTCAGCTTCGAGTAATTTTTCATTCAGTTTTTCTATATAACCATCTGCTCTCGATGTTCCGCCAGCAACAACAATTCTAATCGGATCTTTAAATTTAGGAAGGGCTTTATGTCCAGATAAAGCAGCTGAAAGTTGTTTAGCTGTATACTCTATTAATCTTTCATAATAAGAAGCTACTGCTCCAAGTACTGCGTTTTCGTTAGGTTCACCAACCTTAAAACCACCTCCCTCTTTTTCTACTTGAACAACACTATCTGGCTCTCCGGTTGCTACAGCACTCATACGATCAACCCAATCTCCAGATTTTGTTGTACTGAATACTACAGTAGGTTCTCCATTAAGCATAACACATACATTTGTCATGCCAGCTCCGCAACTTATACCGATACCAGTATAATCACTAGACTCTAACTCTGCATAACATAATGCTTCAGCTTCATTGATTGCTCTAGCATCATAACCAGTTTCTGCAAGTATAGCCGTGACTACATCTTCATGATATCCAACATCAAAGTCATCATCTTCTTGATCAACTGGTTGAGCAGGAACGCAGAATACTAATTTTTCGCCGGGTTCAGATGCTTGCCCGACTACTTCTTTTAATATATAAGCAAGAACTCTTTTCGCTTCTTTTTCTTTGACTGATACCACTCCACGATACATAGGTCTTCTAGCAGCTTCGTTTCTTTCCACTGCTTTTTCTATTGCGTCTTTACCTAGAATAATAAATGAACCATCGGTATCTTTAACAAATACTTTACCAGCCAAACCTTTTTCAATCATTTTTGTAGCGATTGGTGTTGTTGGTTTAATTACATAAAAAGCATCTCTAAAATCTTTAAATCTTATATTATCTCCTTCATAAGAAGATAAAACTATAAAACTTGTACCTACGTCTAAACCTTTACTCATATCATTTACCCTTCATGTTTTTCAGTTTATTAATGGCTGACTGAGTATTATCTTTCTTGCTTGTTGTGTTACCCAGTTTTTTACTGCTTTTACTCATACTATCTGTAGATACACCTAAAACTATCTTTTTGTCGTTTATATCTATTTTTACAGACTTTTCTTGCTGTTTACTATTTTTATCAAAAAAACTTTTAGGTTTTTGAGAATGCTCTATATTATTCTTATTTAAGATATATTTTTCAAAGAATATACCAAATGTAAACATAAGAAATAATAGTATAAATACCATCATTTGTTCTATCATATTATATCTCCTGTATATTTTTACAGTATATAATACACTATTTAGATTTCTATAGATATAGTCATTTTATTTATGAACTTTTTTTTATAAAGTTTATCTATATCTATATTATTAGATATTTCTTTCAATTTATCTTTTAGTATGTTTGTATGTTTTTTCTGTATACATATAGTATGTTCTCTTATTCTTTTCCTTTCATTTAAATTTGGATAATTATCAAGCCATTGTTGCACACATGAAGAGACACTCTCGATAGAGTCTTCCGCTATAATACAATTAGTGTCTGTAAAAAATACATCACGACCTCCTGTGGATTTAGTAGATACTATAGGTAATCCACATAATAGATACTCCACACTACTATACATGGCTCCTTCTTGGCTAGACAAACATAATCCTACTTTTGATTTATTAAGTAAATCATTAACCTCGAAAGCTGTTAAATGCTGAGAACATAAAGTAAAAGAATTATTTTGATTATCTATTAGTGCAGAATGACCTTCTTTACTATATTTATCATTATATTTATTGCCTGAAGTTAAATATAAAATATTATTTAAACCATAAGAAAGATAATGTCTTTTTAATTTACATACTCTAGCTGTATAAACAGAGTTCCAAATATTATTACACTCTTGAATATTAAAAATTTCCCTATCAATAGTAGCGTTATGATTGCATAATATAGCAGAGAAACTACTTATACTTTCATTAGATACGATTTCAAGAGAGTTAGTGTCATTGCAACACATAACTATTCTTAACCCAGTACATTCTTTTAAAATTTTTTCCACCGAACGCTTTAAAGATGACCACCTGTTAGAATTCATTGTATAATATTGCCATATGAATAAAGTATATGGTTCTTTTTTACTTTTGATATACTTAGTAATTCTATCTAATCCTTTTTTATTTTGAGGTCTAATATTATTGTTTCTCATAAATGTAGAAGGTACAAATAATGTATTGATTTCTGGTAATTCAAAAACTTTCATTAAATCTAACCCTTTAGTCGTAGTTCTTTGATCTTTTCAGAAAATCTTAAAATTTGCATCCGATAATAACCTGTACCAATATATTCGTGCCACACTTTTTTATATTCCGCATCTTTGTTTTTAATAGCATGCTCTTGTTTAATTGACTGAATCTTTCCACCGAAAAACTCGTAGTGTTTTCCTCCTTTATTTGTAACGCTTTTGTAAGACTTTAATCCGTTTATCATTTTAGTTTTAAAATGTTTATAGCCCATAATATGAAAATGCATATAGCATAAATTTGTTGAAACCCAATTTTTATTTACTGTTATCTCACCGTTATGGTTGCCTTGATCTGTTTTAACAAAATATTTTGCTGGAAATAATGTTTTACTATTTTCATACATAGGTTCATGTAAAAAGTTAGTTATCTCAATCAATGGGTCTTTATATTTAATTTCATCTGCGTATGCTCTTAATTCATGAACTTTATATCTACATTTTTTTGGCAGTGATATTAATTCATTTATAATTTTATTCTTATTCGGAAAACACTCACCTTCATTTGAAAGATAACATAAGAACTCATCACAGTCTATTGGTATTAATATATCTACTTCATTCTTGTAGTTTTTTAATACTCTAGATATTTCTTTTTTTTTATTCTGAAATTCACCATTAAAAGAGTTATAAGATACTTTAAATTTACTAAGTATGTCAAAGGTTTTTTGATCGGGTTTATGATTTATGACATGAATTGACTCGATTCCAAATATATGACTATGATATAGCAACCAATCATTCAATAATATATGCTCATTTTTTTGAAATAATACTAATTTTACTTTCATTTGAAGTACTCGTGTGCATTAATATTTTTGTCATCTATAAATAGATCATACACTGGTTTACCAAAAAGTATTTGGGTGTATTTCACTAACCACTTATCAAATTGTCTTTCTGTAATATCTCTCCAATCAATACCGCTTTTAGTTCCTCTAGCAGTCCAATAAATAATCGTATGTCCTTGATTATAAAGATCATTCATTTTGGCAATCCTCTCGTAAATTGGAGAGGCTTCAGAATAGTCTTGACTATCTGTAGGTAGTTTACAAATTGTATTATCTATATCTATATATATAATCATCTCATTGTCTTTTTTAAAAAATGTATAGTCTTATTATCTTGTAAAAAAGTGCCGTTATATTCCGTGTTGTTTATTTTACTAAAAACAGTAGTCTTCTCTTTATCTTTATTAAAAAATACTATTTTGCCATCATCTTCTAGACTCCAATATTTTTCATTGTCGCACCAATAACCTTTTATGCTACCATCATTATCCAAAGTTATTGCTGCATATACTAAGTTGGCTTGTCCATCTTTTCTACCAAATAGCCATTCTGCTGGTTTAAGACTATCTATATCTTTAAAGTTAGTATTAAATACTACAGATCTATTTTCTTGCATTTTATCAATAAAATCTTGGTATCCTTCCCAATCTTTTAAAACATAATGAATATGAGTCAGTTTACCTGTTGGTGTTACAGCAGAGTAATCCTCAACATGCGCCCATGCACTCATAAATAAAGATTCTACGACAGGTACTTTACATATTTTGGCAACTACAGCGGGAGTATTATCTCCGTATCCCGGTAAATATTTATCGGTTAATTCTAAATATCTAGGCAGTATCGGATGATTCTTAATTTTCACTGCTCCACCGCAGGAAAAAACAGAACCCTCCCAACTATGAATAAAGTATGGAGTATCTTTATAATTATTGATATCCATATTTCCAAAAAATATATTTTTAATCTCCATTTCTCTAAGTATAAGTTGTTGATGATAGTCCATATCTGGGGTTCTAGAACATAAGAACATAATAGGATCAACATAATCATAAAAATCATTTAAAAGTTCATAACTTCTGTCTATGTCTGTACTAGAGTCATCATCTACTTGCATTATCCACTCATAGTCCACTTTACTTTGTTCTATATACTTTATAAACCTAGTAGATAATTTTTCTTTTACATCAACCCATTCAAAAAGCGGATTGTTTGATATGAAATCAGGAGCCTCTTCATTTTCAGCTAAAAATACAATTTTAATATTTATAGTATCTTTATTAGTAAATTTAAAACCATACTTATAAATAAAATCTTTTAATCTTTCAACATATTTTTGTTTTTTAGCAGAGGCTAGTACCGCTAGTTTAAACTGATATTTCATTAATTTTTATATGACTATATTTTTCATCATAGGTTAAAAAAGAAGCAATAGTATATCTAACACCAGAAGTTATTTTTGTTACTCCATGTAAATATTTTAAAGTTCCCGGAAAGTATATAGAATATCCAGGCTTAGGTTCAATTTTTAAATTATGATCGGGGAAAAATAAAGTACCACCTTCAAAGTCGTCATTCAAAAAAGTAACTAACGCAAAATCTCTCCAAGGGAAATTATGTTTTGGACTACCGGGAGGATTTTCTGCATCGGCATGTGGTTGTAATTCGTAACCCACAGGCCATCGAGCAATAGATAAATGCTCACAATATATTGGTTTTTCAATATTCATAGACTCTTTCATATGAGCAACGCCTTTAGACAATACATCTATGATTATATTTCTTACTCTACCATCTTCTATAGAGTCATGAAACAATGTCCTACCTTGCCAATAGTTGTTTTGGCTGACTTCTCCCCACTTATCGGTATGAGTATCTAAATAATTTCGCACGGTCTGTAGTTCATCTTGACTATCAATATTTTTAAATGTATTGGGGAATTTATCCATGTGCTTCCTTTTAATCTAATGAAATTTGGTGATCTTGAAATTTATTTCCATATACATCTTCGCCGTTAAAATACCTTCTACCATTTCTATGTCTTTTTTGTTGATCTGCACCTGCTCTTTCCAGACCATGTTGTTTAGCGCATTCTCTCTCTTTTGTTATATCGTCTTCAGATAAAATGTCAATCACATTGGTGAGAGTAAAGTTATCTATGAAATGTCTTGGGTAAGGAATAAAACAACCTAAAATATCTCCTTTTTTAATCTTTATATTATAATTTGGTCTTGTTATCCTTAGATTAAAAGTAAAATCACGCCTTAAATTATCAGATTCAATAACTCCTGTCATATGATAAATACCGTCTATATAATGATTAGGCGGATTTATTGTCATTAAATTAATACCATCTGGAGTACGTAGAGAAAATGTTGTTTGTATTGTTATTGTACCCATACCGAAATGACTTTTTATAGACTGCAAAGCATTCAACTCGGCATGTTCTGTATCATTATGATGAGTAACCTTAACATCATTCGGACTGTTTCCCCCATTCCAGTTAACTGTAATATCGTAAAGACTTTTCATAATGAAACCATGCTGATTACCCATAACTAAAGGTAAACAAAAGTAAGCATGTTGAACAAACCAATCTCTTTTTATTTGTCCTTTTAGGCTACTAAAAAGCATATTAACATACTCTTGCTTTTGCCATTTATCATCGTGTGCTATTAGACATATATTATCTTTTGGTATTAAATCACTCATGTAAATAACAACCCCCAACTATCAGACACTTTATTAGTAATTTTTACATCTTCTTTTGTCTTATCAATTTCTTCATCTTCTTTTGTCTTATCAATTTCTTCAAATTCTTTTTTAAAGAAATAAGAATATTCAATTCTCATTTGATTTGTTTGCATCTCGTAGGGAACCCAAAAAATAGATTTACCAGAAGAATAATGTATAACATATATTTTTTCTTGTATGTCAGAGATATACGATCCAGTATCTTTAAGATTAATTGTATATCGAGGCCACTCCTCTGTATTAATATCCTTTCCATTAATTCTATATATCACTGGGTCTGCTGGATGGGTTATCTCTTCATAATTCAGTTCCTCATATTTTAATCCCATGTCCATTAAAGTAAACTGACCACAATACTGTTCATTAAAATACTCATAACCCTCAAGCATTGTTTCGTCAATTTTTTTTGCTTCTAAAAGTTTACGACCTTTCTTCGAGAGATACATACGCTTTTTGACTATATTATTATACAGACTTTTTTTATTTCTAATAGATTTTGAGTCAATTATAAATTGCCCACTGTTCATATTTTTAATATCAGGATATAATATATCATTAACAGGATCAATACATGATAAAGTCCATAACTTACCGTTTTCATATTTATTAAAAAAATCAGATGGATTTCTTACAAACATAGAGTCGCAATCTAGGAAGAAAATTTTATCATAACCCATCTGCAACGCTTTTTGTAAATGATACCATTTAGACATATATGAGTCATGCTTGTAAGGTCTTTTGCGAACGACCTTATACTTATTAGTGTAGTCTGTTTTCACACACTTAACAAAATCAAAATCTGTAGATATATTATATTTATCATTTAATTTAAAATGATTTATATCAATATTATCATAAAGATAATAAAAAACTAAAACATCGAAAGAATTATCATAAACTTCTGATAAAGTCTTTAAAGAATAGTATGCCATAGAATAATATTTCATATCCCATTCATTATCTATAAACATTGAATAATATAAGCAGTTTTTCATACTGGGGCTTTTCTAGATATAATTCTACCTTTTTGTGTTCTGTGTATATATCCCATTCTTATCATATAAGGCTCTATACTATTCTCTATAGTCTCTTGTGCTATACCTGTCATGCTAGAAATACTTTTTATACCTAAAGGAATTGTTCTATTTTTCTTTAATATCTTAATATATGTAATATCATTTTCATCGAAACCATTGCAATCTATACCTTGGCTAGAAAACACTTCATCAATATCATTTTTTTCTGGATAGTATTCTGTATAACTTTTATACCACTGTAGTCTTGCATTTAATATTCTAGGAGTACCTTTGCTTCTTTTTGCTATTTCAAAAGCCTGCTCTTTGCTTAAAGATATACCTGTTCTATCAGCATTCGACCTTGCTAGTTCTGCTAAGACATCTAGACTATAAAAAGAAAGATGCTCTTTAATTGTGAAGCGATCATAAAAAGGCTGACTTAAACTACCCCCACTAGTAGTTGCCCCAATTAAAGTAAACACTGGAACATCAATAGAGTCTGGTTTATTTTCTACAAGCATATCTATACGAAAATCTTCCATCACAGGATACAAAAATTCTTCTACTAACTTAGGTAATCTGTGTATCTCGTCTATAAATAATACAGATTTAGTTGTCATACCTATAAGATAGGGTATGATATTCTTAGGGCTACGAATCATAGCAGCGTTTACTGTATAAATACTGACACCCATTTCGTTAGCAATAGCATTAGATAAGGTCGTCTTACCGAGGCCGGGAGGCCCGTCTATTAATATGTGTGGCATAACGCCATCATTTTTTTTACTACCAGCACAGAGGATTCTCAGGCGAGATACCACATCATCCTGACCTATAACGTCTTTAAAAGAACAAGGTCTATACGCATTGCCCATCTGCATTTACTCCAATCTTTTGTATTGCTAATTTTACCAATATTTTAACATCCTGATGTTTAGTTTCATCAAAAATTTCTTTAATCATTTCTGATGCTTCTTTTTTCTCGAAACCGTATTGTTCTAAAATAGCCGTACATTGTTTGAGAACTTTCTTATCAATCTTTATTTTCTTAGGTTCTGTAGAAGTTTGAGGTCTTTGCTCCTGATTGCTTGCAGAATCATTTTCCTCATTTTCTTTTGAGAAAAAGTCAATTTTACCTTCTTTATATATAATCTCAATATTTTTAATAGGTTTTGGAACAATGATAGATTTACAATCACATACTATCTTGTAGTTTTTTGTTGAAGCCTCAACAGAACTAAGCCAATGATTAAAACCACAGTTAGGACATATATACTCATAGTAAATATCGTGGCTACTAGGTTTTGCTTTAAGTATTTTCTTGATCTTTTTCATTTTTATTTACCCAAAATATAAAGTCATTACGTTCTGCATCAAAAGCAGTTTCCAATAATCCTTTTCCAACCATACGCTGAACAATATTTGATACAAACCTAGAATTTATTGCTTCCAAGATGTTTTCGTAATCCTCATCCCGTATGAATAATCTGATCTGTTTTGTTTTTTTATGTCTTTTTCTTATGATAAATTCATTAAAAATTATTTTAATTTCTTTGTGAGGTAAAATATCATTCATCTCTGCTAGTTCTATGTTATTGAACTTTGATAGGTTTTGAAAAAAGGTTTGATCTTCTTGATCTCTTTTATTAGGATCAAAATTGGAATAGATGAGTCGCCTGCTAAAGTCTATCAATTTATCTAAATTCTCTATTTCTAACCAGTCTTGATCCATAATATCTACCTTTAATTTAAATTATCGTACAGACCTTTATAGTACTCTGGCTGTTGAACAAAATAAGATGCGTGTGATTGAATATGTTTTTTATATTGCTGATCTATCTTATCATTGATAAAATATTTAATTTTCCAAATTGCTTCATCATAATTATTATTACCTAGATATACAAAGCATTTATCGCTTAAAGAACCTTTGTTTTGCAGGTTATTACCAACTAACCATACATCGTCTTTCTCTTTTATTATATCCGACATAGCATCTTTAAGCCATTCTTCCCAAGCGGCCCAATCTATTTGAAATTCTTTGGGATATCCATGTTCATTATATTCATTAAATTGCCCGCCATCAGGATAATATTTGTATTCATCATCATCATAATCTTCATGTTCTGGTTCGTGATGCATAATTTGCCTTTTACTTTAAAAAAGAATTATTTATTATGATGGATATCTTACTATACCCCGTAGTTTTATGAATGAAACTTAAATTCATATCATAATATAAAGAGGGTGTGGTGGAGTCGAACCACCTTAGCCCAAATTGCTCACCCATCCAATCACAGGAAATCACAGGCTATTAAAATTCTTCGTCGTCTTCGTCTTCAAACTGATCCCAGTAATCTTCGTCGTACTCATCATAAACTGTTGAGTATTCATCTTCATCAACATAAGAGTCTGCCTCAAATTCAGCCTTATAAAGAGGCTTCGGTAGTTCTCCCTGATAAAGACCGACTACTTCATATTTACAAGTGCGAAGTTTTTCACAGTTGCAATCGCTAGGAACACTAACAACATCTTCAGGATTGATTTTAACAATCACAATATTATCACCAGCATCCACATTGCCATAATTTGCAACATAATTTAATGCCCCAGCATGAAGTCCAGCAGAACATCCTCTACCTCTATTGTCGTCTACCTTTGCTCGACGCATTTCGCAGACCTGACCAACCTTATTGTCGAATGTTCCTTTCCACTTGTCTTTAAAGTCACTATTGACTGCCTTGTATGCAAGGAAGCACCCATCTTCAGTGATAGGAAGATTTTCATGCTCCAAGAAGTCATACAGTTCTTGCTGGCTCTGCATACTTGGATTCTCCATAAGATTTTCCAAGAACTTTACAAGAGGCTCAAAGGGTAATCCCTTACTCATAAACTCTATAATTCTCTTGCTGATGCTGCCGTGAACTTCTTCACCCTCAAACATCACCTTGCCATTTACGATTGATACTTGTCCGTCACTAAAGGTAGTAATCGCTTTTTCAATATCTACCAGTTCTAGCAACTCATCTTCTGTTGCTGTTGGAAGTGCTTCCAGAATTAACTTGTAATTAGTATGATCTGGAATTACTTGGTGAGCCTTATTCTTTAAGATCACCGTTAAGTTACCGTCAACCCACATAAAAGGAACACTCATAATTTAAAACTCCTGTGAATAAAACCTAAACCAAATTTCCTACTGCTGTTCTCAGTTCGCTGAGTTCAACATTGTCAAACCATTTATCTCGACCATAGTAACCATTGTTGTGAATATCTGTAGGAGAATCATTCTTGATCTTCTCAATATCCAACTCATCGTTACCACTAACAATATACTTTAGTATCGGTGAACTGTCAATAGCACCTTTAAGAATTTTTCTAAGAGCATCCATCTTAGGCAGGGTCTTGATGATCTCCTGACTGCGTGATTTCTTACCAGATGGCAATTCTTCGTAACCATATAGTTTCTTAAATTCACAAAGCATATTGTCTAGTTTAAGAATTTTAGTGTGAATATCTTTTGCATCTTCTACGATGTTGTATTCACCTGCTATATTATTTACATGCTGTTCAAGTCTTTGCCTACTAAATACCCTAAGATTAAAGTATTCACTATTTGCAACCTGAGCAAAGTAGTACATAAGCAGCCATTGATCCATAGCCTTGGTGACTGTCTCGTTTTTAATATAGTCTTTGTAGTCAAGACCATAGATATTTAAAAGATTAGCCATTACAACTCTATCTGAACGCTCAGGCTGACTACTCCAACTTCTTTGCTTCTTAAAATCTGAAGTAGAATACTCTTTGTCACAGTAGTTTATGACTGCATCATACTTACCTACTTCTTCTCTTAATTTCTTAGACATTTTTGCAGCCTTACTCTTAAACCATTTGTTAAAGCAAACTAGATTGATACCTTGCTTTTGTAGTTTAGATACAGAGCCTTGCTTGATAGCATAAATATTATATTTCTTGAATAGCAAAGCCCCTAAGACGTTATCTTTACCTGCTAGACTATAAATACTATGAATGGCGGGATAAGGGCTAACAGAAGCATATCTAGTAATAGGAACATAGATTACTTGGTCAGCATCTTCTAGTTCTTCTACCAGACTATCACTTAATTCACTAAGCATATTAGAGTCATTAAGATTATTACCGCTAAGATCAGAACACTCATCCGGCTGATAATCTTTAGAACTTTTTAGTAGAAAGATTTCGTCTTTACTAATCATACCAGCACCAGTACCAGTTCTTCCCTTGGTGCTAGATTGCAGCAGACTACGGTACTCAGAGATATTCTTGACATTCTCTTCTCCACCAATATCTTTGATAAGTTTAGTAAAACCTTCGCCAGAATCTTCTGCTGGGTTTTGAGTGTCTACCATAAGATATGCCATACAATCATTCTGATTACAATATCTAATAGCAATCTTCTTGGCAGTTTCAGGACTTCTAGTATCGCAGACAAAGAAGGCTAGAGGATTACTCTTACGCTTATTATCCCAATAATTAGACGATCTACCCTGTAGACTTTCATGATGGATTTTATCTGTTAGATATAGCATTCTCTTGGAACGATGACTAGCAGTACGATAATTAATAACATACAACTGTTTATGCTTACCTAATTTATAATCTAAATCTTCACCAGCAGACAAATCATGTTTTTTACCTTCTGGATCGACCCACTCTGCACCAGCAGTATATCCACCAGCAATATCAGCCAACTTATAATATGTCTGGTAAGCATCTATAAGATTAGTACACTCTTCAACTTTGGTTGACATATTGCTCTTGAGTTGCAAATAAATATCTTGAGTCTTTTCTCTAAGAGTTTTAATAACACCCTTGGTATACTGTAGACCTTCTCTACTAACATCCATCTCTAGTTCACCAATATCGCAGGTAATTTCAAGATACATGCCAGAGTTTAGAATCTCTTTGACTAAGTTAGTCCAATTATCTACATCTGCTTTCTTAAATGCTCTGTTCCATCGCTGGATAGCATCACTCTTTTGCTCTTGTTCTTCTTTGCCGATAATTTTATCGGAATCTACTGGGTACGCAATATTACCCATGATAGCGACAATACCAGCACCGGGACTATTATATGTGCTAGGATATTTGTCATCATTATCAGAGATTCTACCAACACGCCAGTTCTTCCCTTCTATAATAACATTATGGTGACAATACGCATGGTTCTGAAGAAGATTACAAGTACCACCCTCCATCATTGGCTTAGTCTTAAAGTAATGAAAGATTCTCTTAGACTTATTAGTAAACTCTTGGAAATCACTTTGTTTGACTGCAAAACTAATTTCAAGACCGTTAGGTTCATCAGTATGAGTGACCCCAAACAAACTTAGACTAGGTACTCCACCTTCATCCATAGCCGCTATGTAGTTGTACGCTTTGCCATTGAAGAAAGAAGTTGTGCTAAAACTCTTAGTGTAAGCAAATGGACTCTTAGAACCAAGACCAAGACAACCAGTAAAATCGTTACTGTCATTCTTGTTACTAGCCCCATAAGTTGTATAGAGTTCTTCCATGTCTTCTTGAGAAAGTCCTGTACCATAATCTCTCACCGTAAAGTTAGGGTTGGCTTGCGTAGGCAAACTAACCTTGAAAGGATTTCTATTCCCTGATGCAACATGAGCATCGTTAGCATTTGTAGACAGTTCACGAATAACTGCCATTACTTTATCAGAATACAATGAGTCTGATAAAATCTTGAACATTTTACTTGTTTGAGCAATACTAAACTGATTGCTTGCATCAACACCGTTTGAGTGAATTTCAACTGTACGATCTGCGAGTTTCATCTGTGATAGTCTCCAAAAGTTAATTTCTTGTGATAGCCTAAGTATACTATCGGATACATAGGTTGTCAAGCGTTAATTTATTCTGTCCAAATGTTATCCACACACGGCAGTAAAGGATATTCTAATTCCTCATCTTCTATTTCAAACCAATCCTCAATATCCATGAGGTGTATCATCTTCATCATCGTAATCCTCATAATCTTCTGGATGATAATCTTCATCCTCATAAGGAGTCCAATCTGTGTTATAGATATTTTCCTCTTCGATTACTTGGTCTTCTAATATTTCAGCAGCATCCATAATTATTTCAAATTCTGCAAGTCTATCGGATATACTTTTAATTTGTTTTTCTAAATTTTTAAGTATCTTTTTTATATCCCTATTTTCTTTATCAATAGTTGATAAAGTTTTATTGGTTTCTGTCAGCATTTTAATAATTTTTTGAAATTCAGTATTCATTATAGAGGCTTATACTCTTTAATATCACCATTTTCTATAATTTTTTTATCTTCATATGAGGTGGCAATACGACGATAAAACTCTTGCTTTATATTTTCTAATACACCAGTAATCATAGCAATCTTACTGTAAGATATATTGCCCATACTTTTAGCAAGTATCCTACTAAAAGAGTAGTTAATTTCGCCTAATAATAGGGTAAATTCCTCATTGGTTACTTCATTGTTGTGCGTTAAGCACTCAACCATATTGTCTATACAGTCATCCAACTCTAATCTTGCGCTTTCATTTATATATGGCATAATTCATCCTCATAAGTACTAGAACAATAACACTGATAATCATTACAATATGGACACTTTGGCCCCGGTTCAAGAAAACCCCAAGCATTACAATATGGAGTAAAACTTTCTGTTCCTGTATCTATACAAACTAATCTATTATTAATATAGCCAACATTTGTCCAATGACAATCCCAAAATTTAAGTCCTGTTTGTTCTTTGATTATACTTACAAGATATTCTAGTCTATCATAGGGTTTTTCGTCTATATCTAATAGCCTCGCTTTTTCTGTAACATACCCCCAAGAGGTTACAGTTTCTTCTGGAGTCCAGTATTTTAAAATATTAGGGTCGTAGGAGTATGGTATTTTACAGACCTTTGTAATGGCTTGTGGGGCCAAATTAAACTTGGCTAATTTTTTCTGTATTTTATAAGTTTCTTTTGCTCTGGTTTTTAATTTAAAACTTTTAAACCCCAAATTATCCTCTCCCTTAATAGGGAGGAAATCACAGTAACTACCAGAATCATCCATATAAGATGTATCAACCAAATAATCGTTATTTACCATTTACATTCCTATATTCTTCATCAGTCCACATTTTGTAGACCAAATAAAAATCTCTAGGTTTCCATTGTTTTACTTTTTCTTCACTAGATACTTCTCCCCTTGGAACGGAGAGAAGCATCACCAGATATAAAAAGCACAACCCAATAATAATCCACAAACTTTTATCTTTAATCAATACTTCCTACTTCTCTTCCATTACGAGTAATTGCAGCAGCAAATGCTCTTAAATCTACGTTATCATTAATAGTTCTAGTAGAACCATCTGCATATACGCAATTCATTACGCCGGGGTGCATACTATATGCTTCACCATCATTAATAACATTGAATGGTACATTACCAGAACAATTTTTACATTTATCACCATTAGCATCAACACCATGTAATTTAAATGGCCCTAATGAATCTGCCCAACCAATACACTGGTTAGTACCACCAATAGCAGTTTTACCATTACTAGCCTTATATATATCAGGTCTACTTGCACACTCTACAATCATAAGAGTATTAGAAAAACCATCAACAATTTCTTGCTCTTTAGTTACTTTATCTTTAATCAAGCAACCATCATCATTAGTTTTACTTGCGTAAGGATCGCTACCAGCAGGAAAAATCTTATCTTTTACTCCAGTAAACACCTCATAGTCTGTATAACCAAGTATATTCGGGTCTAAACTCGGTGCAGCACTATCGCTATCTCTACTAGGCCCATCAACACTGGCGTACCCACCATTAGGAGGAAGTGCGGTTGGACATTTAAATACAGATGCTTCTGTAGCAATAGCAGCAGTATTTTGCCACCAATGTTTATTGAAGTCATAAATGTTTGCTACGTTACCCTGTTCTAAATTTGCAAGAACAAATGCTCTCCAACTATGTTCTGTTCGTGAAGGATTACCTAGCGAACTAGGAGTCTCGGACAAATTCTTTGCTTCGATAGTCCATGCAGCAGCAGGGAAATATCTCTTCTGGTCTAAACTCATGTGCATAGCAAGACCTTGTTGTTTTAGATTATTTGAGCATGATGCTCGTCTTGCAGACTCTCTGGCAGACTGAACAGCGGGTAATAGCAATCCTACTAAAACGCCGATGATTGCAATAACTACCAGTAATTCGATGAGAGTAAAACCTTTATTGTTTTTAGTTTTTTTACTTCGTTTGAAAAAGTTAAACATTTATATTTGCCCTTTTGTCAATGGATACTTTGGTAAGAAACTTACAGTAAGTTCTGATATCTCATTATACCCATATTAAGATACTATGGTGAGTCCGGCATTGTTAGAATTGTGTTAAAATCAATACGAGTAGATATGTACAGAATTACCAGTCAATTCTTCTATCAAACTGGTAGCCTCTTTAATCTGCCAGTAGTCACCTATAGCCCTTCTTCCTCTATGATAATCGTTTTTATAGACAGCAAACACTCTGTAAAATGGATCATCTAAACCAAATTCATTAGAACCTAAGAAGTCTTCCGCTGTTTTTAACTGTTCTATAATAGTGCCTCCGCTATAATCACTCACTTCTCTGCAAGTAATTATTTCAAAACCTTTTATAACAGATTTACTGTTTGTGTTTAACGCAAAAGCATTACATAGTCTGTTTGATCGTTCCATCTTATTGTTCCTGTAATTATTAATATAATTCATCGTCAGTTCTAAAAATTTTCATTCTCTTATAAGCGGTGCTGATATCAGGCATTGATCCTTTATCTTCTTTCTTACACCTAACCCACATGCCCTCGTGCCATTTGCAGTAATAATTATTTCTAATAGCATACTCTATTGGGGTCTCTATATCTTTTTCTATACTAGTGTTATCTGGTATTTTATCCGCAACATTCCATAAAACCTCCAAATCACTCGCAGCACCAAAATCAGATAAAATTTGAATAATTCTTGATGGATTAGAGATTTGATGTTTTTCTAAGAATCTTTTCGTATAAATAAATCCATGAATATTTTCTCTTTTAGTCCTACTGGCAAATTTTTTTTCTATAAATAAATAAAGATCACCATATGTTTTATTCATAACTAGCCCTTAGTAGGGTTGGCGGGAGTCGAACCCGCACTGTACGGATTTTAAGTCCGTTGTCTCTGCCTTTGGACTACAACCCCGAATAGTATTTTATTAAGTTCTATTCGACGCTTCCTTTAATCTACTAACAATCTCAATCATATTCTTCACGTTATCAATATTCTTTTCTGTTTTTTTTCTTTGCATATCTGGGATACTAACACCTTTTTCAGATAAACTTCTTTTAACTCTAGCATATCTAGCCATAGTGCTAGCGACTTTTTGACCTGTCTTCTCAGCGATCTCTGCATAAGTTTTACTAGAAAATATTGCTTCTAAAAATTTTTCGTCACTACAACGAATCCTTTTCTGTTTCGTTGTCATAATTACTTTAGTCATTTTAAATCTCCATGTCCAAAAGTTTCTTGTTCCTATTATACATTATGTTATCGTCACTGTCAATACCATATCTTTATTTTTTTTTACCGAAACATACACACCAGAATAATATGTCGTCATCAGAATACCCGAAACCGCATCCTATATGAGTAAAAGTGCTACTCATTATATTAGCCCGATGCCCAGCACTATTCAACCATGTTTTCATTACGGTTGTTTCATTTTTTTGACCATAGGCTATATTTTCTCCAGCAGAATTAAAACCTAAATTCATTATGTTTTTAATTTTACTATGATACATCCTCTCTTTTTGAGACATATATAAAGCCCAATCTTGAGCATACATCATTAATTTATTATCAGGTTCTAATGGTTTTAATTTCCACCAATTATCTCCCCTTGCTTTATTATGCATTTCTATTAATGTAAACATATTTGGAAATATTAACTTCATTGAATAAATACTCCATCAAATTCCTCTATAAGAAAATCTCTTATTAATTTAGCATCTTTGTTGTTCTGCAAATTATTTAATAGAGAATCTTGTCCACTAGAAGGGAATATGGTTCTGCCTTCAAAAAAAACTTTTTCGGAACGGATTAAAAAAAACTGAATAGTATTTCTAAATTGTGGATAATTTTGCCAATAATCTGGTTGTTTTTCTTTTATCGCTTTTGCTAAAGCAGTACAATATATACTAAACTCTAACGCACCAGACACACTATCGTAATTTTTTTGAGTTAACATATTATTCATGTGATCATCTACTGCACACTCAGCACCACTGATATATGCACTCCACTCATCAACTGGATACAAACAAACATTGTTCCAAGACTTTAATTGCTTAACAAAATACAATGTATATCTATAACCTCTGAGAGTATTAGGTATGTAAGGAATTATATCTTCCATTTTAAGATGATTTGGCTCTTTAAGCCATACGCATCTACAACACCCTGAATAGAAAGCCCTATAACCTTTTCTTGTATTACTGATTGCGTTATTGATACCATGAACTGTTTCGTGAGCGTTGGTGCTTCTACCATGTTTGTTTCCAAATGGTTTAGCAAAACAAGTTATAACTTGATTATAGATAGAATTTTTTTCTAAATGTTTTTTATCTTCTAATTCAAAAATATCTAAAACTATCGGCGTTGATCTCGGTTCCATTTCTGAAAAAGTTTTAACTTCAACAGTCTCATTACCGAGACAATATTGAAATGATGAAATGGATAACGCATAATAACACCATATAGTTAATATTGCTGTAAAGAATCTAACCATTTTGAGTAATCCTTATCTTTATATCCTATTTTCCTTGAGAGTTCATTTCCTTTTAAATCAATTAGTATAGATGTAGGTAAACTTCTAGGTCTATATTTATTAATATCATTACTATTATTATCCTTATTATCTGTGTCTAAAAAACAAATAATATAATCCTTAAACTGCTTAATCTTTTTAGATGCTCTTTTCAAATCTTTACAGTAAGGACACCATTCAGCACCAAATATTACAATCACTTTTCTTTTATGCGTGGATGCTATCGCTTTGGCTTTTTTCAAATCGTCGTATACAAAATTAGTATCTAATGTAGGAACAACAACAGGTTGATTATCTATATCAACTATATTAGTATCGGGTTTTGGATTCTCTTGTGTAACGCCACTTCTAAAAGCAATCACACTTACTAAGACTAAAAGGATAATATATAAAAATGATCTACTCATATTTGCAACATCACTTCTTCTTGGGAAGCAATATTCCTAAAAGTAAATATATCCATAGTAAAATAGAACCAGAAGCAATAGTTCCAAAAACTACAGACAATCTAATAATACTAACATCAATGCCTGTGGCGTTAGAAATACCGGAACAAACGCCAAATATCATACCATTCTCTTTATCTTTAAATAATGATTTCATTATACATCGCCTTTAAATAATTTTTCATCAATATCTATTAAGGTCTGGGCGTTATCTTTTAGAAAGTTTTCTATCTTATTTTCGATAGAAGTAATTTGACCTTTTATTACTATTATATCCTTAACCGCTTCCTCGGACTTCTTAATTTTTTTCATAATATTTACCTCAAAAGGGAAGTCGAGTATTTGTATTCACAAACAATAATACACCAATTAATCTTTTTTATCTCTAACTATACTAAATAAGGTATATATTATAGCAATATCTATTATGTATTTTATCCATATAACACTTAAAACATCCATTAATCCATGTTGCATCTTATTCTCCTTTAATTCTGCTATATAGTTTAATTATATCGTCATTAAATACTTTTTCTGCTTGAACACTTTTGTAGTCCTTTTTTTTATACACCCTTTTAGTATTACATCCTCCAGACCTAGACATTTTATCTTCAAAAAAATCTTGATAACTTCTAGTATAATAATGATTAATTCGCATCACTCTGTCAATGATTGGTTCTGTTTTATTTTCGTCTTTAAGAGTATGGCCGTAAAAATTTATAAGTCTTTGCTTATCTACATTAACAGTTCCTCTTTGTGTAGTACAACCATGAGGACTACATATGTCAAGCACCCTCATAGGATACACAAAAGATTTTATATGTAGATTAGCAGGATTATTTGGGCAGCATTGAGTATACGCTTGGATAACAGATTCTTGTCTATATTTATGATTATTAGAACCAAACATTAGCCAATATAAACCTATACCATCAACGTCTTCATACCTACAAAGATAATCTTTAATATTTTTAGATTCTTCCAATAACACAACAAATTCATCACTATCAACGAAACCCACCCACCTGTATCCATGTAATCTTTTTAAACAATTTTTATACGCTCTTAACTGTTTACCATCTTGATTATCTTTACGCCAAGAAATAATACTCACTAATCCTTTTTTTATATACAAAACCAATGAGTCATAAAGTATCTGTTTATCATATTCGCAATTATCATATATGCATATCTTATCTATGCCAATATGTAAATGATATTCCACCCACTCTTTCACATATTCAGGTCTATCTCTACAAAACAGACACAATGCTACATAGTTATTGCTCTTCATTTTCTGTATCATTTTCTTGATCGTTTTGCTCTTGATCGCCAAAAATTCTTTCATAGTTTTGTGACCAAGTTTTGAAATCAATACCTAAAGGTCTATTTCTATCTCCTTTTCCGTTAGACATTAATATCTCCTTTGATTTTTTTGGTAATTAAATAAAGACTCGACATCCCAATTAATATTTTTATTTATAATATCTTTATGTCTATTTTCTATATTGTATGGTTGTTTGTGTTTTGTTTTTTCAAAATTTTTATTTTTTATTTTTATAGAAAACACTTCGGAAATACTTGCAATAACACCTTCCAAATTATTACATAAATCTTCATACCTTATATGGTAATGATTATTGTTCATTGACGGCACAGTATCGTGCAGATATAATAATTTTCTTTCTCTCATTTGGAAAATGTTTTTATGTCTAGAATTATCTTTCCAATATCTATCATCAGTTCTTTCTTTACCATAATCGGGATGTCTATTTCCATGATGTATAGAATACCATTCTGATAACAAAAAACTTTCAAATGTCTTCATATGAAAAGGCACATGATGTTTGCTTTCAAATAAAGCAGATAACCAATCATAAGGATTTCTTACTACACATAAAAACAATGTATCATTAGAATCTTTCATGCCTTGATCATGCCAACCCATAAAGTGTTTTGGCCCAAAGTCAAAAGTATATTTTAAATCAAATACTTTAGGTATGAGTCTTTCTATATAGTTAGTTCCACAATTTCTTTCTGCACAAACTGTAAATTTTTTAATCATGCTTCTAATACATAACTCCAGTATCTACTATCTTCTTTATCTTGTAGAGCATCCCAGTAAACACATCTAGCAATATAAGAAGGCACTTTTATTTTCCCGCAATTTACGCTCCAGTGTTGCTCCATGCGCTTGTACTTTTGCGTTCCTTGCTTACTCTTATTATAAGATAAATGCTCCATGTCGTAAAGTCTTAATTGATGTACATCACCACATAAAACTCTGGCGAAGTTTGGATGAATCATTTCTAGAGCAAAAGATACTTTAGCCATACCTAAACCAGTCACTCGATTTACAATTTCATCACGTTTTTTAACATGATACTTTTTTGTTGTCAAATAAAAGTCAGTAGGTTTAGCCCAGAACTGTGTTGCAAAATCCCAGATGTATTTTGTACGATTGTTGTGCAGACCTACTCCTGAATTGGCTAATTTAGATAGGAGTTTTTCTTTGTCGTCGATCCATTCTTCATACTGCTTGATGGCTTCATAGCCACGACAATTCCCCTGCCAACTTGTATGAACAGAACAGTAAGCAAACAGATAACGCCTAAAAATATCGCCATGATTCTGTGGTCGTACACTTTCCCAATACTCCTTATATGCTTCTACTTTTTCTACAGGGAATGTCTTAAAAAAGTCGTCTGCTTTAGAGCGACAGTATGTAGTTTTTTTCTCAGGTTTAGTTTCTAATGCAATTACCATAACAGTCTCCAAATAGTTTCCAAATGTGATACTATCCATTCTACATTACTGTTATCGTCTTGTCAACTCAATTACTTGAGTCTTTTATATTTTATTGTTTATGTCCTTAAATTTGTAAACTTTTCAGTTGAATATTTTACAGGATGATACAAACCGGGAGTGTTTATATTAAATTCTAAAGATTTATTATTTTCTATGAATTTAATATTTCTTAGTGATGGGTGACTTTCGATTTTAATTTTATTACGATTAAGTATACTAGGAAGTCTTACCTCGCAACACATTCTCTCTTTGTATATTTGATCATATTTTTTATTTATTAAAATATCTAAACAGTTTTTAGACATGAAATATAAAGAAAAAGGCATACATCCAACCGCATATTTTTTCCATTCTTCTAATCTTAATATATGGGGCCAATTTCTCCATATTGCAGATGTTTCGGGTATCATTTTTTTATGACATAATAGTTCGTTGTTTAGTTTAATATCAGGTAATCGTTGAGTTATTAATACATCATATTCTACTAAAGCAACATTATTATATTTTATATTATTTATCCTAGAAGGCTTTGATAAGAACCAATCTCTAACTATCATATCGCATTGAAAACCCGCAAGAGGATTTGGATTTGTAAAATCTAATTTAATAATCTGAGCATCTGGATTGGATTCTTTTAAATATTTTAAATGTAAATATTCATTTTTGTGATTTGAGCAGGCTATTACCGTCCAATTATTTTTACTCATATGAAATGTATTTTTGTATGGACAAACTATCTTTTAAGAAATCTTCTTTGTTGATAAAATTATCTTCAATTTGCATATTGTCTTTAGATTGTTTTAATGTTGTTCTTAATTTTCTATGATTTGTTTCTAACTTTATACCGATTGTTTCATACAATAGTTTATATAGTTCGTCGGTACTCTGGTTAACTATATCTTCATAAGATAGCCAAATTTTAGGTTTTGTGCATTGTTTATATATCTCCAAGTATTCTTTCAATATATTCTTATGTGTTTCAGCATAAGATATGAAATATTCTTTATTCCATAAAATTTTAACTTCTTGATTATTATTTAATATTGTTGGATTCTTTTTTAACGTATTTCTATTGACATTCCACAAGCCTGTTTTATGTGCTTTATTTAAACTAATAAACTGTGCTAAAACATCTTTTCTATTTAAAAATATAACAAAGTCTACCATTTCTATTATTTTATTAATTTCTTTGCTCTGACCATATAATAACTTCATGCACACATATTCGTATTTATCTGCTAACTCATCCAGTTTTACAGATAAGTGCCTATGATTTATCACACCTATATCTAAATAGGCGGGATTGTATTGCATACTAGATACATTTTCTAGAAAATCCTTATATAGATATAATTTTTCTATTTTATTTTGTTTTATATATTTTTTTATATCTTCTAAGTGTTTATCTATATGGAATTTAGATCTATTAAAAAACTCAGCCAGATTATAAACATTTGATAATCCATTGCATAATTGTGTGAGTAAAAATGAACTACCGCTTCGCATACTTGCTAATATTAGTATTTTTTTTGGTTTAGAAATCATATTTAAAAAAATTTATCTCCTCTTTGTATCTATTTAGAACAATATTCTTTGTTTCTTCAGTATAGTACTCTCGGTAATTTTTATGATCTGATTGATGAACATGCGGGAGGTTAGTAATATCTTCTTTAATATTAAGTTTATCACAAACATATTGGATATCTTCTTTAAGATTTTCAAAACTTATAAAAGCATTCATTATATTTTGCTTACATTGATAATGTTTATACAAATTTTCTATTGGAAACTTACTATTTACAAAATCATAAAAAGTAGAATCACTATCTATTGTATTTCTTTTTTTCATCCAAAAAAATTTAGAAACCATTCTGTCCCAAGTATTTCTAATATTAGCAAATTTGAAATATGATTCCCATTGCTCTTCAGTCACATAAGGTTTAACGTGACAGGGTTTCATATGGTTCCAAAATGTTGTGCCTTCAGGGATTGGGGGGTTTCCTCTCCATCCTACTATATCTATATTTTTATCACAAAATTGTTCAAAAAACATTTCTGTGGATGTTCCAGCAGTTTTACCAATTTTAAAATATATGAATTTTTTGGTATGCGATATGATCATACTGTTCTCATATCCCCATGTAGTATTTTAAATGTTGGAAATCTAAGACTAATACCTCCTTCTTGATTTTTAGTTTCTTCAAAGTATTGTACTGTTATAATCTTGCCCACAATAGCATCAGGATTTTTATAAAAGTCTTGTCTCTGATCTATAGAGAATCCACTACCCACTCTAACTGTATTATCTTTATGTTTGATATATACACAAGAAAGCATCTCTTCTTCAGTTTCTTTACCATTTATTGTTAGAGGAAACATACCTATTTCAGTATCTAACACTTCATACTCAGCATCATGGAAAGTTTTTACTTTAAGTAAGTCTTTACTACGCTTACCTTTATACTGAACATTTTTGCGTAGCATGACACCTTCCCATTCGTTAACATCTGCTTTAGATACCCACTGCTGGAAATGGTCGTCATCATTTACTATCTCCATTTCTAACACAGATAGACAGGGACACTCGTTGTCTTCCATAGTAAATAATAATTCTTTATATCTCTGGTAAAGATTGTGTTCACTTTTCTTTGCTTTAAACTCATCTTGTGTCATCATGTCAAAGATTTTATAAGAAGGATTCTCGATAGTGTGATCTTTCTTGCGAAGTTGTTTCATAATACCCTGAAAGTCTTCATTACCATCTTTATCAACTAAACATAGTTCGCCATCAAACACTATGTCAGTAAGTCCCAAAGCACTAATACTATCAGCGACCACGCCAAGAGTAAGGAACTCTTTTCCTGTGCGGGAATAGAAGGTAGTGTTGCCAAAATGATCAACAATAGCGAGACATCTAACACCATCCAGTTTCCTTGAAACAAACCACTCATCTTCCCACTCCACTAATTTAGGTTCATACTTTTCTGCAAGAGCGACACTGAACTCTGGAATAAAATCGGGTATAACTTTATTGATAAGTTTTACGCCAACTTTAGTTTTAAGGTCTTTGTCTAAAATACAATAAACAAGTTCTTCTTGTTCTGGATGCTTATTAATATAAGCATTTACAATTCTAATAGCATCATGTCCTGTAAATCTTCTAATATTCAAATCACTGAACAGTTGACACAAGCCATATCCCGGTTCACAATCTCCGAAAAACAGGTCTGATCTTTTCTTAACTTGACTACTTGTTAAGCCATACATAAGATAATCATTGTGTGCTAGATTCAATACGTTTCTAGCATGAAGTTGATCTCCGTTATCCTCCTCTTTACCTGCTTTACAATACTTGGCAATGATTTCCTGCTTGGCTATAGTACCACTGTTGTTACGCAGTTCGTTGATCATAGACATAACGTATTCTGTACTGTTCATTATAATATCCTGTGTCCTGTGATTCCTGTTACTTGCAGTATATACTATTCATCGGTAATTGTCAATCACAATCTTTAGTGGAATCACCAGTAAATAACTCTTGTATAGATTCTATTTTTGATGACAAAATTTCTTTTTGAAGTTGGGCAGTTTCTTGCTCTGTTTTTAGGTCGTCTATATCCTGTTGTGCTATAGTATTTCTTACTAATTTATTAGCATGTTCATATCTTTGTATTTTTTTTGCTAAATTTTTCTCCAAAATTTCTTGTTGTTTTAATTCTAGTTTTAGAATTTTTAATTCTGTGTCTTTACTCATTATGATATCCTATCAATTAATAACTAATATTTGTTAAATCTTTACATAAAATTTTCATATTGATCAATATTCATGTAATCTTGAAGATCAAATCCCTTTTTCTTCCAAAAACCATGCATATTTCTAGGCATTCTTATATCACTATCTCTAATCTCACTAATACAAAGAGGTGGATTTAATATAGTGGATTTAAGTTTAGATGCTTCCTTCCAAACAATATGATCTATTGGTACTATTTCACTATAATCTAAATTGTTTAATTTGTCTGACAGTTTGTGTATTGCTTTCAATGAATACCAAATAGCATATGTTCCACAAGTAATAAATTTTCTGTTTTCGGATACTGGTATATTCTTTTGATTGGTTTGGATCGCTGTTTGTTGAACTGTAGATAGAGAGTAATTATTGTAACCAAAATAAATTAAATCATACTGATCAAATATATTCTCTAAATATAGATTGTTTAAATTTTCTTTAAACTTTTTATGAAAATACACATCATCTTCTATTACTAAACAAGAATTTATTTCTTCTGTTAGTAAGTGATTAAATAACATCTGGTAACTTAATAGACATCCAAAAGCGCCTTTATCTCCAGTTAAAATTTTCTGATGGTTTTTTCTACAGTAATTTTCATAATCGTTATACGATTTACATTTCTTACCATCTATTGCATTGAAGTATAAGTAATTATTTAATCCTATATTTTTCATCTTAAAATTCATAAATTTTCTTCTATGAATACTTTTGCTCATTGATAATATGATTATGCTACCTAGCATTTTTGATAAAATCATTCACTTTTTCCCTATAGACTCTCATTTCTGAGTTACATATAGCATCATTTACACCATTAATATTATCAACATAATGATAGTATGAAGTATTATACCGTATAGAATTATTTGTATTGTAAACATAAATTGGTTTATCAATATATTTAGGTCTGCTGTTTTCTTGTTCTAAAACATAAAACATTTCAGCCATATCTGTTCCTACTTGTATCCATTGATTATCTATTTGTAAATAATGGGATGGATTTATACTATTGATTAATTGACTCTTCATAGTTCTTAAATGAGATGCCGAGTTTGACATAGTATTTCTATAAGATTTTTGACGATGAACAATATTACGAAAATCTTTTCTAGGTCTAGACATATTAGTACCCGTGCTGAGATACGAACCATAAGTGCAATTATATCCAGCATCATATTCAGTGTTTAAAATATTTAAAACACTATCTCCGTACAACCAATCATCTCCATCTAGCATACAGCATATTTCATCATCATTAGTATTCATATACCCTTGATATCTTGATCCTGCTGGCCCTATTTTTTTTGGGTTTTGTAGATAAGTAAATTTTTTAGTTAAGCCTAAATTTTTCACATAGTCTTTTACTAATTTCAATGTATTATCAGTAGAGTGATCATCTATATATATTACTCTCCAATTATCGTATTTTTGTTTTGCTATTGACTTAATATTGTACTCATACCAATCTTTATTGTTATAAGAAGGTATAATAAACACAAAATTAAAACCCATAATTAAAAGCCTTTATGTCTTTTTTGAACAGATTAAAAACGTGTTCTTTAGTTTCTTTATCATAATATGTTGAGTAGTGTTGATGCTTAGTACTATTACAATTATCTAGTTGTATTGAGGTTATATTCATATGCTTACAAACTTTATTGAAATCATTTTGTAAATTTTCAAACTTTCCTACAAAATCTACTGCTAAATCACCATTCACAGTTAAACAGTCATATTGTGTAGATGCTTGCCACATAATAGGTTCTCGTTTTTTATCATTCATCAACCATTCTCTAAAAGGAGTGTCGATTGTTTCTTCATGTCCCTCCCTCTGTCTGTAAAAATAATGAGAAACACATAAATCCCAAGGATTTCTAACAAAAGAGAATTTAAATAACTTATCCCAAATAGAATTTATTTCTGGACAATCAGCAAGTATTTCTGCTGAATTATGTTTATACCTAAAGTTTGGTCTTTTTTTGATTTTAACTGTACTAGATACAACATGCGGATATAAATACTCTCGTAATGCTTTTTCTATACTGGTTGTTCCTGTTTTTTGTATTGCTATAAACAATATAGCATATGTTTTACTTAGGATCATATCCGAACCTTTCAAAATCTTGTTTATATTTTTCGTATACTTTATCTCTCAATGCTTTATTATAATACTCTGAATTGTGTTTATGTCCCAAGCAAGGTTTATATAATCTAGAATCTGGCATTATTCACGTTTTTGACTTATGATTTATATATATTATTAAATTTTTCAATCTTATCTTTTACTTTTAACCACTCGTTTTGATCTGTAAAAACTGTATTTAATTTGTTTGTTAGATTAGCACCGGCTTTAGAAAAACATGCGGGGATAATTGAATGGAAAATTAATAAACACCCAGCAATTATACATTTAAAACCATAGACTGAAGCAAATCTGAGATGCTGTAAATATGTCATATCATTATCTCTCAAATGCTGTTTAGATTTTTTAAACATCAGATGTTTCTCCAAGTTATAGTGTGTTGTAACACTATTACTATACACCTTATGTTTTTACAAACTTAATATATCTCCAATGAATTGTATTGTGTAAATGGAAATTTTCAAAAAATATATATATATTCATACATTGAAAAGCGGCACAATCTTTTCTTATCTCTGGTTCAGTAACTTCGATTTCAATATGGGTAAACATGAACGTACTATGAAAGTATGTTATCTGCTTCGGTCTGCCGTCTATTAAAAATCTGAATACCTGATTATGCCGAACTATTTCAACGGCATTTAAAAGCAAGAAGAACGATAGTAAGACTGCTTTAGTTTTCATAAGTGGAGGCGAGGGGAGTCGAACCCCTGTCCAGTATAAATTCCATATAAACTTCTACATCGTTAGTCTGTTGTTATTAATACTACAGACAAAACTGTTTGTCTTTCCAACGGCAAAGTGATTACACTTATCTTTATATTTAATTCAGGTATAATTCCCTATCCGATTATCGGAGTCAACATAATTGGGTAAAAAGGTTTATGTAACCCCTCCCACCTAAGCGGCGAGTGCTAATACAGAAGTATCGGCAATTAAAATGTGATCTATTTTTAAACTGGCCTTTAGATCAACCAGTCGATGCAATCTATACTTCTATTTATCTGTCGATACCAGTACGCCCCCTTATATAAATCTAATGCCTTCTGGTGGTTTAGTGAAAACCTCAATGTTCTGTCTAATTATAACAGGTTGCAACTCTTTTTCAAGTTTTTTTATCTGAGAATGTTGCAGCCAATTTGTCGCTATACTAATCATTAATAATCCCCATAAAATCCATGTAGCGGGATGTATTCTATTCATAGTAGACCTTTATATAAAAATAAATAGCGTGATAGCAAGCCTAACCATCTGTATCAGTATAGATTTTTGATGATACACCCTTGGCTTTAATAGGGACGCTAATTATTCGGCTTAACGCCTAGTGCTTTTTTGTTTACGCTTTTTGGTAGTAGTTACACCATATCTTGTTTCACCATTCCTACCTGTAGACTTAGTGACCAGATAACCCTCTGATTTTAGCATAGGTTTAATATCGCTAATAGTTGCCCTTAGATTGCCAACATCAAACATACTTGCTGCGCTATGTTGGCTCAAAGTTCTACCCTTAACTAGATAGTTAATAACACGATCCTGTTTAGTCATTTTTACCTCTAAACTTTAATGGCGTATTTAAAATAAATAATATTGCATTGTCGCCACAACCAAAACAATATTCCTGTTTTATGATATTGATAACTTGTGTTTTTGTCAACCTTATTTTAAAATTGCTATAGCATCTGCAAACACTGAACTCTTGTTTACAATTTGCATATCAGTAAATACTATATTAAGATCACTAAATCTACACAATGGACAAGCATAGCGGCAGGGGTCGGCTAATCCACTATCTAGTCTGTTTTTATAAGTTATGTAATATCCTCTTTCATCTTTACAAATAACTTTATCTGATGGAACATTGTGTCCTCTTGCTTCAGCGTCTAAATTAACAACCATACTAGAGTGACTTCCATACGGAGATGGAGTTTCGATAGTTCTTATGCTATCTTTGTCTTTGTGTATTTTTGCCATTTATAATCTCCAATGTATAATATAACTATCTATAATTACACCTGTTGGAGATTCTTTTTCTTTAATTTTACTAACCTGTGCTTAGTTCTCCAAATTTTAGTTAAAGCACATTGAGAGTCTTCTCCCATCCAAATGTGACAAAAGCCGCCCTCTTTTGATCCATAGGCTATAACCCCGTTCTTATCAACGCTTATGACAGTAAACCTACCTCTACATCCCATAGGAATAAATTCACCGTCTACCACAGAATATGGGCCTCCTGTGGCTTTAATAGTATCTCCCTTTTCTAACTCTCTCCAATCAAATTTCCTAATCATTTTTGTAGTTTTTTTCTCTTTGCTTTGAACCGCAAAAACAAAAGGATGTTGACATTCTGGACACATATATGCTCTTGGGCCACACTGATGTCCACATTTTTCGCAAGTCTTTTTACCTTTAGGCATTGATCGTTCTCCTGTGAAATAAACTGATAATAACAGTATAACATACTTATCGTCAATGTCAAGACATATCTTGAGTTTTTTTACTTAATTGGTGTATTCTTAATAGAACTATAATATATAAAACAATAAAGGTGTGGCATGAAAATACTATTCTTAATAATGCTACTATTTTCTTCTACTATTACTTTAGCAGGAACGATAGACCCAGATAACTCAGATGAGCAGTATCTTGACTATGGTAAAAAACATGAATGTGTTTTAAAATTAATAGGACATATGAATGATGAATTAAATAGTTCTTATAGCGGTTCTTGTGTTGTGATTGATCCTTATTACGTTATTACAGCGGCTCATGTTGTTGCCAATGGTATAACTTTTACTGTGATACACGATGGTAAACCTCATGTCGCTAGTATAGTTGCGACACATATAAATTTTAAGCCCAAAGAATTTGGTTCAAATGATATATCTTTAATTAAATTAGCAACTCCTATCAAATTAGATTTTTATCCAGACTTATATAAGAAAAAAGACGAGTTAAATCAGGTGTGTAGTATAGCAGGGTATGGTTACGCAGGAACTTTTATTACTGGTTATGATAGTAAAAAATTTGATAACAAGAAAAGGGCTGGCTCAAATGTTATTAACTCAATAAGAGATAACGTATTATTATGCTCTACTACAGATCAAAAAACTACTTTAGAATTTTTAATAACTCCCGGTGATAGCGGTGGTGGTTTATTTATAGACAATAAATTAGCGGGCATTAATTCATGTGTATTTGCTAAAGACGGAAATGGTAATTCTGATTATGGTGATGAATCTGGTCACACAAGAATTAGTGATTATCTTGAATGGATACAAAAAACAAAAGCAACTATAGAAAAAATATCTCAACAAGATTTAGTAGAGTAAGTATTATTCTTGTTTTTTAGGTGTTTGTTTTAAATATTCTTTTGAGTTTTCTATAATATCATGTAATTCTTTTTCAATGCTTGGCATAGGTATCCTTTTTACATCTGGTATTTTAGGTGTTGTTGGATCAAGAGGTATTCTTTTTGGTTCTTTCATATTGGAACTCCTTTTTATTTTGAAGCCAGTAAATATAGACCTATATTAGAAAAAGCATAACCTAAGTACGCTATAAACATCCCCGGATTTCCTTTATATAATTGTTCTAAACTAACATATAAATATATACAGCCAGTTAACGCTATTAACCAACTACTCATAATACTAATACACCTTCTATATACTTTGATATTGCTTTATCTTTCATTTTTATTTCCATATCTATATCAAAATCCAATCCATATGTATTAAAGGTATGTTCTGCATAATCTGCGTGTTTGCGAGGGTTTGGGTGATCTGGTATATTTTCGCTGTAATGAAATAGTGGTCTATATTCATGCCATGTAAGATAACACTCTTCTAATGCTTGTTGCTCTGTCCAGCCATCTGGATGGCAGTGATGGTGTAAATAATCGAATGTAATTGGTATATTAGTTTTAGGATAAAAGTCTTCTATTAATTGTTTTACAGACCAGCAATTAAGTTTATCGTCGTTTTCAATAACCAGACGGCTACGACAATTATCGTCAAGTCTATTAAAATTTTGTATAAATCTTCCCACAACTTCATCGTTACTTCCTTGTCGATTATTGATGTGTAAATTCATTGGACAATTATAATCGGTAGAACAACCTATTCTGTCAAGAAAACTACTGTAAAAATTTAATTCAGTAATTGTCTTATCTACTGCCTCGGTATTTGTCGATGCTAAGACATTAAACTCGCTTGGATGACAAGAAACCCTAACATTAGTTTGCTGAATAGTGTAAGCAATTTTATCAAAGGATTCTTCTATTTGCTGGTAGTTTGGAAGTTGATCCAGATTAATATCGGCATTAGCATAAGTAATGAGAGGAAAAAGATTACTACTGATCCTATAGCAATAATTATTGTTGGCGCAATGTTGTATTGTTGCATCAGTAACTTTCATGTTGTTAAGTATTCGATCACCCAATATAGACAATGCTTCACTACGATCTAATTGGCTAAATCTTTTATAAGTCATCGTTTGAAACTTGAGAGTTTTATCAAGTTCTTGTAAATCTAAAGAAATACAACATAAACCAAATCTCATATCTTACCTCCATGCAGTTATTATACATAATATCGGCAATTTGTCAACTGTACTTTATACGAATCGACCATCTTCGTATTGTCCATGTAGATAGAAATGGGATTTAGCATACAATATTTGTTTCTCTAAATCGTTTGGGAACATTGCTTTGCTAACTCTTTCTATATCTGGATTTAATTTTAGATATCTTTCGCTATTAAAATTATTAATCGAAGTTACTTTTTTAAATTGAGCAAGAGAATATGGTTTCAAATATTTGGAAAAACTTGAATCATTGTCTTTATTCTCCAGACACCCTTTGTAATATAATTCTCTATCTTCTTCATTTTTCCATGAGAGCATTGAGGTATCGCATAAAGTTAAATCTATATTCTCATTTAATAAAATAATACTTTGATTAAACTGTTCTTTTGTAGGCTGATAGTGTCCAGATTTATTATCAATATAATATACCTTACCACTTTTATTAATTTTTAAAGAACCTGCGCCTAAAACCGTAGGTGCGTTTTTAATTAAATAATAATGACTAAGACCAATGTGTAATCTTTGATTTATATCTAGTATGTAATCTAAACTTTTATTAAAACACCCTTCGTATGAAGGGTATATATTTCTGTTGTCAATTATGAAATTAATTTTATTTATAACTTGTCTGGGTTTTTTAAATAAACCTCTTTTATCTTTTAATTCAATCATATTTTTATGATAGCAATATTCATTATTAAAAAAAATTCTTCTATCGCCGGAAATAATTTTTCTTTGTATTCTTGTTTACATTATCATAACTATATAAAGGATGTTTGTGTTTATTTTTCCAAAAATTTATACTACTTTTCATTAATTGGTTGATTGAGGGTCTATCCATGATAATGCTTCAGATATAATTGGAAATTGTTTACAGAATATTTTTTTACACTCCAAGGCAATATCCATGTGTTCTTTTTGTGTTCCGTTTTTTTCTCTAAGTTCTATATAATGAATCCAATTACGAATACTGCCACTCATATATAACCTTGTAGGAGTCGCTAAAGGCAGTACGAATCTAGCACATTCTTTTGCTATCCCATCTTTAATCATTTCATCATACAGTCCTTTTGCTCTAGCAAAATGCTCTCTTATTTGTCTATTCCATTTAAATACTATGTCTTGATCTACATCATCAATACTATTTTGTCTATTTTTATTATCCTGACTTCTTAAATTAAATACAGGTATTTCTTCTGCAAGATGCGTTGTATCAGCATATCTTTGACTAAATTCTTGAAATGTAAAACTTCTGTGCCTTAATATTTGTGCTGCTATACCCCTATTAGTATTAATTTCAATAGTCATAAATGCCATTTCAAATATAGACCAGTGCTTATGTTTAATGCAGTAATTAAGCAAACCGGATATATTGTCATTATCTTGATTGTTTGGGTTAGACACTCTAGCACAATAGGCTATATTTTTTTCTGCTTCTGGAGTTACGCTGATTAATTTGATATCACTCATTTATCTTCTTTATCCTTTTTATTTTCCCACCATTTGACCAGTTTCTTCCACACTGGCTCAAAGAACCATAAAACAATATATGCAACCACCGCTTCTATTGCTTTTCCTATAATAGTACTAACAGTAATAGATTGTTTTTTAATTTTATTATCTTCACCATGCTTTGTAGACATAATCAATTTCCTGTTGTAATTGCTGTTGCCTATATCTTTCTTGATGCTTTATATGCTTGTTATTAGTTATATCATTATAAATATTCATAGCCAGTTTACTTAAACTATTAATAGCGCCTTTTCTTTCAGGATTATCTATAAGATACCATTCGTAATTATAAGGATTGCCTTCATCTCCAGATTTTTCTCTATTAACCTTATACCCTTTATCTTTAGCCCATTTTTTAATATTAGTCCAATTCATCTAATTCAACCTCATCCATTTTCAAATCTTTATTTTGTAAATACTCTATTAATATATACAGTTCATTTATGTGTTGTTGTACAGAATGGGGTTTTTCTGTATGAAATATTTTATTTTTAGTTTTTTGTTTTATACAATTATATTTTAAATCAGAATTAAGATAATTCCTCAGTACATCGTTCATTTCTTATAACTTCTAGTTTCAGGGTTATACTCCTTTATATCCTTATCATATCTTTTCCATGCTTCAATGTGTTTAATTGCAATCATTTGCTTTTCTTGTCTCATTTGTTGCATCATTTGATGTTCTACTAATTTATAAAGATCATCAATGTGTCCTCTAATTTCATTAGAGTTGCCCATACCATCAAGAACTTGAGATATGTGTTGTCTTACTTCTGGCTGAAAACAAGCATACTTTAAGGGTAACTTGTCTTTCTTACTCATTTGCTTGTATTCTTCAGGCATCCGAGACCCTTGGATAAATTTCTAATGCGTTTTGTAAAGCAGATATTAATTGAAATAGATACATACTTTGGGTATTGCTGATATCTTCAATATGATCTAAATCTTCTATCATATACCTAAACATATTTTCATAACCAACATCTTCTAGAGTCTTCCTTATACAATGCTTCTGTTCTAAATACTTTGCCTCTTTTTTAATTGCTTGTCTTTTTTCTTTACTTATTGACATCCTAAAAACCCTTTAAACTCCATATGTATATAATATATTCCTTTAAATAATTTAATTGTTATCCTATTGCTTTATACACCGTCTAGTATTCTGAGATAAGTCTTCTTAATTATCACTATTTTGATTATGGTCTTTAAATACTTTTTGAATAATGTCTAATTTGGAGGTATTAGATTCTAATATATTTATATACTCATCTAAAACTGATAAAATATCTGGATGTTCTCCAACACCTACAGATTTAGTAATATATAAATCTATAGTTGCTATTGCCTCATCAATTTTAGCCTGATATTTTGACTCTAACGCTTTAACAAATCTATTCATCTGTATCCTCCGAATGCACATAAGTAAAAGTAAATTGTTGTTGTTCTACGGGTATGTCTACCGTATCAGAAGATTCATCTCCCTCTGTCATAATTTCCTCCATAATATTTATTATATCCATTATCTAATATACAAAGGTTGATAATACCATTGTACTTGTGGTTGGTAAGTAATTTGTTTTTCTCTTCTTAAAAACCAACAACGTCTTTCTGTCACAACTGGAACATTATAGTAATAAGGAACCCATCCATACAATACTGTAGGTTGCGGTACTGTATAAGTTACCGCAGGAACGGGGGTTGTTATAACCATAGGTGGTGGTGCGGGTGCAACTGGTACACTCGCCACCCACTCACCAGTATATCCGATAGATGCCCATAATGCAACTACTAAAAATAAAAATGTCCTCATAACACTCCTCTTTCTTTTTAAAATTTAATATGATTACTTTCTATGCCCTTCATCTCATCCCTGAGTCTCCAAGCCCTATCTGTTTCTCGGCTATTTAATGAACCTTCTTCAATATACTTTTTCATTTCTTCCACATCCCAAGGATCAAAAGCCTCATCTTCATAATAATATTCCCAAGGTTTCCATCTAATTCTAGTGTGGTCTATATTTATTTTTGTATTTCCATTCTTATCCGTATAACTATATTTACACCAGTACCATTCTTCTGCTGCTATAGCCTCTTCAATTACTTTGAAGTCTTTAGGATAAGCATTAAAAGCGAATATCTTAAATTGCCCTCGACTGTAAAGCCACTGTAAAACACCCTCGTCTTCAAAGTCGATAGGAAAGAATGTATTATAAAATGAATTGTGAACAATAGGGTATTTCCACCCCAGATATTCTGCGTTTAACAAAAAGCCTACAGATAATCCAACAAATAATAAAAAGAACTGATAAAATAAAGTTCGACAAACAGTTATAAGTATCATAAAAAAACCTATATTTTTAAGGTAGGATATTAATAGCATAATACTTATTTTTACACCTATTTGTTGTTATTATTAAAATAGTTATGTAATATTGTCTCTATTACCATAATTAATGCCATGAAAATTAATAATACTGTCATTTATTAATTTAATTTTATGATATGTAAAATTCTACGGGCTAATGCTGCTTGACCTACGATTCTACCATCATCATAATCATTATAGTACCCAGCGTTAGATTCGTGAGTGTGTTGATCTTTTATTTTTTGGTTACACAACTTTATTATTTGTGTTATTTTTTCTTCAAGTACTGGATCAATCATTTTTCTTTTTTTTAGTATATTTACTTTTTAACAAATCTGCTATTTGACCAGCAGTAAACTGAACAGTATTACCTCCCCAAAAATACTCATTAACAAGATCAACTATACTTCCAGCCATAGGACTCTCGGAAAATAACCTATATATTCTAGGACTATATTCTTCCGTTATGTAAATACATACATCCTCATAGAACATTTGTTGCATCGCTCTTATTTTTGCTTCTCTTAATTCTCTTCTGGATTTCTTTTTCACGATGGTATAATCCTTAACATAGCCATAATTTTATGTGCTGTTTTATCTACAGTATATTCTTTTGATATAGAATCATCTGTGATATTCTTAATGATCTCAATGTTATCTTTATTTTTTACTTGCTTGATAACTTTTTTCCCATAGGTCACTTCGATAAAAGCAAACACCTCGCTGGTGAAATCGGTAACAGTAGCAGTCATAAATCCCTCTTTAAAAAGTATATAAAATTTCAATCTCTCTAATCTTAGTATAACATAAATATCGTCATTGTCAAGAACAATCTTTAGATCATTACGAATTTATTGATACCAACTTTTTAGAATGTTAACAACTATAAATAGATTGGTAAGGATAGCCTGTAATACAAGCGCAGACCTAATAAAAGCAATACCATCGCTTTGTCTATCGGTCGTACCAGATTTTTCACCCAATGCTTTGCACCAAATCTTCCACATTACTTAGTCTTTCTAAATAATAATAAAAATAAACATCTAGGTACAGATAATAAAAAATAAATTATGCTTTTCATTTGTTATTACAATAATCATATATGAAGTCTGCAAGTTTAAGAAGTCTATATTTATCTACATACGAATTAACATTAGCAAATCCTTTATATGCAGTTTGTTCGTGGGTACATTTTGTATCTTTTATGATCATAAATGTTTTACCATCGAGTTCTTCTAACTCAAAACTCATCTTGCATGTATCGTCCAATTTACAATGTTTTCTTTTCATTTTAATAAACTCTGAACATATAAAACTAAAACGACCATCATCACTGTTAAAATAATTGGTGCAATCCAATAATGGAGAAGAATATTAGACTGTATATGAATAGACCAATAATCACTGATCGCATTGTCAATTTCAGTCTTTGAGTATCCTTCATTCTTTAACACCCAATATAATTGCTTTTCTGTTAATTGATCCTCTTCATCCCAATATCTTCTCGCCATTATCAATAGACGTTCATCTTCATCAATATTCCTGTACATTGTTCTATTATCATTTCTACCGCCTTTAAATTAGGTAAAAATTTACTGAAAATATGTAGAGGTTTGATATTATCTCCCCTCTCATATTTAAACTTTAGCATTTTGCAAAACTTCTTTTTCTTTTTCTAATTGTAGTCTTGCTTTTTGTAACTGCCTTAATTTTTCTTTTTCAAAATATTTATAATATCCTAGAAAAACTTCTGAAGTAATCACACCCATACCAGAGATGAGCGTAATTACAATACCACATACAAATAAGGTAAAGTTATCCATAATTATTCCTTACTTATTACATTTACCAAAATATGTTCCTAAAGTCAAAATGCTAGGAACCCATAGTCCTACAAAAATTCCTTGCTCTTTTGCAACTGCTTGGTCTCCAAGAAACCAAAGAGAAACGCTAAGAACAAAACTAGCAAATGCTGCTACAAGAAAATAATTTTTATTACTCATAATCCTCATTCTTTCCGTTTGTTAAAACAATAAACCACAACTATAGTATAGCCTAAACAATATTGTTTGTCAATGCCTTGAGTATCTTTTGCAACAATACCACATACCAGATTTACCTTGGGCGTAACCGACATCAATAACAAACATTCCGCTATTACTGTAGCAACAGTTGTTATATGCTTCGTTTTGACTCCAACCGCTACCACAACCCTCGTAATTATTACTATGTCCACCAAAATGAGCAACACAATTTCTCGATGCCATTGTGTTAGCAACTCCTTGTGCGGAGGTATTATCTACTGTCGTAGAGTATGTATACTTATAAGTTGTGTTAGTTTTCTTTCTATTTCTTCTAGCCTCACAAACATTTGTTAATAAAGTTACAGCAATTAAACATAATACTATTTTTTGCATAATTATTTCCTCCATGAAATGAAAGGGGGTTTGATGTTATCTCACCCCCCATAAAATTACTTGCAATTACAAGTGTTGCCGTTGCAAATAGTTCTACTAAAAGTTCTTGAACGAAGAACATTACAGCACCCATCTGTAACTGTTCTGGTTCTTGAGTATGTGCTGCCAGTTTTATTGCAAGCACAATCTGTAGAACGAATAAAAAGTCTCCTGCCAAACAAGCCTCTACGCACCCTACAGTTGCATGTGCTACATTCACAAGGACTGCAATCACAATCTGCCGATACTGTAGTTTGAGGTTCAGATACTACTGGTGCTTCCCCGGCAAAAGCAGGCAAAGTTAAACCAGCCAATAATACTGCAATAAAAATCTTCATATTTCCTCCTGAAATTAAAAGTAAAATAATCACAAAACGTATTGTGATTCACAAAATTAATTGTTTTAAAATTTGGATCTAAATGTATAGAAAATTATACCTATCAACATTGTTATTACTAACCATAAAATCCATTTATAAATTGGCGTTAAAATCATCATTGTACTTCTATTTATTGTGTGTTTTATATCTTGTGGATTATTGTTACTTTTTTTTATTAATTCTTTTAATTCACATTTTGCATTTATGATATCAAACAAATCAATTTCTTTACCTTGTTTTAAACGAGACAAAACATATTCTATAGGTTCTCCATACCTTTGTCTAGTTTCTTCTTTGTATTCTTTATGATTCAATCTAATCTCCCACTCATGTCTGTCCATATCATAAGGTCTGCTTGAGCCAATGTCAAGCCTGTATAATGTTGCTCCATTAGATATTTGCACAATCCTGCGTACTGAGCGTATTTTTCTGGATTTTGTGGAGTATTCTTTGGTGCTTCTTTAACATCACACCTTTCTCTCATCCACCTAAGTATATGAGTATCTAATACAACTTCATCACAAAATTCTCTAGTATGAAGCAAAAAGAATCTGGCAGTCTTTGGCCCAACACCATAAACATCCATCAAGTCTTCTCTTGTGCAAGTTCTCAAGTTTAATTTAGATGAGAAATATAAAGCCTTGCGTATCCTATCATACTGTCCTGTCTTATGTGCCTTCAAATAATTATGAAGTTCTGATAACTTGAGGCTTTTAATAAACTCAAATGGAGTCATATCTCCTCTGTCTTTGAGTAGTTTAGTAACTAATCTAGCAGTTGTGTCGCTATTCTTACCGGCAACGAGGATGCAGAATATCCAGAAAGATTGCAATTCTGAATCGGTACGATTGTAGTTAGTAATATCTTTAGGATCAATCAAAGTTTCCATCATTAAAATCCGTTATCCAAAGTAGTAGATAGACCAAAGTAAACAACAACAAAATAGTGATATTGTCCATTATATAACTCTATTCGTCTTTTGTCAACTGGCAACTTGAATTTTTTTTATAATTTAAAGTTGACTCAAAATTTTCACATTGACCAATTAAGTCGGTTATAGGCGTATATATATTTAGTCTCGGATGAATGTAATATTTATATACTTGGTCTATATGGCTTAGTCTTTTAAGACCTTGATCTTTTTTGATCGCACCACTCTCCATATTATTTATATGGTCTATTAGCGTTTGAACCACATCTTTAATAATTTTTGGATTCATAATATATGCATGTGTTTGTAATTGCCACTCCGGTTTATAAATATAATTATCAACTAATTTAGTTTCGGAGATTAATTTTGCATTTTGGCTTTCTTTATTAAAATAAACAGGCTTATCAAAATATATCATATCCCAATTCAGAGACAAATTGTTTTTCAGTATATAATCTATATACTTATTTACTTCGTCAATATCATAAATTTCGGCATCGTCTTCTAAAATTAAGCACAGTTCATCTATATCTGTAATACTTTTAAGAATCTCTAAATGAGTTAAAAATAAAGATTTGATATTCGTATTATAAAAGTTTGTAAAATGATTACATTTTATAGAATTAATAATTTGATATTTTAATTTAAATTTCTCAAATTGTTTTTTTTGAAAATATAACCTATCAATAAGTTTAGGATGGTTTATTAAAAATATTTTATCCACAGAAGTTTTATTTGGTGCTTCGTGGATGTCCTTTTGGTAGTAAGTCATTGTCTTGCTTATAGCCAGAATTTGATGGCCTTCCCGTTCTGAGTATTGTAAGAAAAGCATTTACTCTTGCCATAGCCCAACCATCTCTACTCATTTTAGGGGCGTGAGAAGTTGAATACGCTCCAGCGCCTCTTCTGTATACTGCTTTTAACATACCTAATGTAGCCTTACTCCCTTTACCCTTCTTTTTAATTTTTTCATTATGTTCACTAACTTTATTCTTTAATTTATCTATAGTCTTTTTACTAAACGTAATCTTGCTTTTGTCGTCTTTGGCACTATCAGGTTTATTTTTCTTACTACCTTTTTTCTGATCTTTTTTAGGAGCAGGAGTTCTTCGTGGGTCTTTTGGCCCAGGTTTATCTGCTACTGTTTTTAACGCCTCTAGAAATTTGTTAGTTCTCATAATATCTCCTTTATTAGAAATGGTTATACACCATTTTTTTTACCTTTTAAATCTGCTATATTTTGTGCAATATCTACTAGCCTATCCCAATTTGCATCAATATATTCTTTTGGCCCACCCATATCAGCCTGTGCCTGTGCTATTTCTTCGGTAGGAACCATCTCGATAGCATCCCAAGGACAGACTTTAAGATCATATTTCTTACCTTTACCGCCGGGAACATGAATACATTGTTCGCAACCTATACAAGTAGACAAATCAATCTCACACCATTGAGTTACTCCCTGTTTTATCTGGAATATACAATCAACAGGACATACTTCTAAACAAGCCTCACAACCAGTACAATTATCTGCTTGAATTATTGCTAATTCTTTAGGAATCTTTTTTCTTGGTTTTTTGTTTGCCATTATGCTATAATATCGTGTTGAATGTTACCAAATACATCAGTTAGTCTAAAGTCTCTACCACTATATCTATATGTTAATTTACTATGGTCAATACCCATTAGATGTAATATAGTAGCATGTAAATCATGCATGTCCATACCATCCACTGCTTTATGCCCAAAATCATCAGTAGAACCATATCTCATACCACCTTTAACACCACCACCTGCCATCCACATAGAAAATCCACTATTATTATGATCTCTACCTGTTGCTCCTTCTTTTATACCGGGAGTTCTGCCAAACTCACTTCCAAATAATATAATTGTATCTTCAAATAATCCAGAATCTTTTAAGTCTTGGATCAAAGCAGCGATAGGTTTATCAATAGCAGAAGTATTCTTTTTTAAATTATCATTAATGTTCTGGTGCATATCCCATCCACCATGACCAATCTCTACGAATCTAACTCCTGCTTCACTAAATTTCTTTGCTAATAAACACTGTTTGCCAAATTTAGCAGTGGCTTTATCATTGATACCATACTTCTGTAAGGTTTGTTGCGATTCTTTTGATATATCAATAGTATTAGGAACACTTGTCTGCATCCTAAAAGCCAACTCATAACTCTCAATCAATCCTTCTAGTCTACCATTTTCTGCACCATCTTTTAGGTGCATCTGGTTAAAGTCTCTTAATAAATCTAAATCTTTTCTTTGTCTGTCTTTAGTTGTAGATGTATTTACAAGATTAGGTATAGCACTTTTACTACCAGCATTAATAGCAGTGCCTTGATATACTGCTGGTAAGAATGAACTACCATAATTATCAGGCCCAATGTTAGCATCTATAGTTATAAACCCCGGCAACTCTTTATTCTCTGTGCCTAATCCATACAATAACCAACTACCCATACTAGGTCTACTGAATTGAAAATTCCCGGTATGTAATAAACTTCTTGCTTGATTATGATTACCTGTTTTACTCTTCATACCATTCAACAGACATAAATCATCTGCATGTTTACGCAAGTGTGGGAAGTTCTCGCTAATTTCTATGCCGCTATCTCCTGCTGGAGTTAAAGGCACTCCCGGTTTCATAATCTTTCTACCTTTACTTACAGGATCATCTATACCTGCTTTTTCTACCATTAAAGGCTTATGATCAAAAGTATCAGTATGAGTCATACCACCATTCATATACATGAATATAACTCTCTTATTACTTTTCATAGCCTCTTCTGCCATTAATCCTTTTAATGCTAACATACCGAAACCAAAACTACTGGCTTGTAATAAACTTCTTCTATTTAACATATTTACTCTCCGAATTTATAGTTTAATAATTCTATATCTTGTTCATATTTGTCTTTAACTATTTGTTGAGTTTCCTCATTATAATATTCTTGATATGGTCTGTGTTTGGATTTGTGCATTGTTTTAAATTTCTTACGTTTGGGCATACCTATTGCATCACACACAAAACCAAGATCATTTGCAAAATTTTCAAAACGACCTACAAAATCTATTTGATCAATAGGATACAATTCTGTTTGTAACCTATAATGTCTATCGCATGTCTTAGTCTTTACATTTCTTATATAATGTATAAACTTATCAAATGTTTTAAAGTTATTCTTATTGAAGTTCTCATAACCATCCTCCATTTTATTAAAATAACAACTAACTAATCTATCCCAAGGGTTTCTAACAAAAGCAAATTTAAAATAATTATCAGAATACATTCGGTTTTTCCATAGCAGATATTCCTGCCAAACATTTTCATCGTTCTGATATATATTAATTCTATTACAAAAACTTATTTTAGTATGTTGGCATAAGTGGGAAAGAATCGTTGTTGTTGCTGCTTTCGCAACCCTGAACCACAAATATTTATTTTTTTGTGATGAAGTTATCATAAATTTTGTTTTAATATACTTCATTTAATATTTCTAAATTCTCCTGTACAGATTATTATTTGAATAAGTTTGGCAAGATCGCTATCTTGTTTAATAAACTCTATAGATTTTTTATTCTCTTGCTCTGTCGGTGGACGACCTAAAAACTTTAGAAATATTTTATTTATGTTGTTGCGATATAATATACTGGGCATGGTTTTACCCATCTTTTTATTATGTTCAATCAATACTTTGGCTTCTTCTTGTGCCAATGCTATAATCTTAGGATTATTCATTAGAAATAACGCTTGTGTAGAAACTGTCGTAACGCTTCTCTCTGCATTAAGCAAACTATTATCTGGTCTATCAAATATATCCAGCACCTCAATCTTATTATCTCTTAACGATGGAATATAAATTGATCTTGCTCTTGTTTCTCCAATATACTTTCTTAATTCTTTACTAGGATTTTTTATACCTGTTTGAAAATCACTTACATTTTTATGCGACCCGTCTAGTTTACCTGATACAAATAATAATGAATCCCTAATTTGTTCAGCCTCTAATCTTTTCTCATTCATTCTCCAGAAATAAATATTGTCAGGATCAATCTCATAATTATTTTTATCAAACTTACTACTACGCCTATAAGCATTGCTCATTACAATAGTTTTTATAAGTCTTTTATTTGATAGTCTACCAGTAATAAATTTAGTGGATAAATAGTTCATAAGTTTAAGATTAGTAGGCTCTCCACCAAGTATACCAAAATTATCAAAACTATCCAGTATACCTTTACCAAACAAATGTCTCCATACCCTATTAACATGAACCCTATAAGTTAATGGATTAGTTTTATGCGTTATCCATTCCGCAAACTCATATCGTCCACTGGTATTATCAAAATTAAGATTAGGTCTATCGCTAAATATTTCTGGTAATCTTCTAGGTACTTCATCACCCAGATTATTTACCTCTCCTCTGATCGCTAACTTAACCTCGCTCATTTTTTCTTTATCTTTAACAGACATAACCGGCTCAAGATATTCTAGCGTAGGAAATTCTTCCTTGCCAGTAATCTCTTTTAGTTTATTCATCTTTTCTGTTAGTTGTTTTTCTCTTTTTCCTAATTCTTTATCTAATTGTTGTTCTGTTGCTCTTTTATTCCATGTTTTAATAGAATCTATTTGTGTCTGTAAATTTTTAATATCACATAATAAAAACCATTCCTCTATTTTTTTCTTCTTATATAAATCTTCTGTTTCTTTTGTCACAAGATAATCATAGTTTCCAAGATATCCAGTATTATTATTTCCCCGATACAAACCATCCATATTTTCTGTATTATTAAACACCCCAGCAACACCATAATAGTCTTGCTGAGAAAATGGATCAAACTTATGATCATGGCATCTAGCACAACTTAAAGTCATACCTAGAAAACCCCTAGTGATTACATCTATCTGATCGTCATTACGATCTGCCTCAAACTGTTTGGTTTGTGCCTGTATATTTTTAGTACCTATAGTTAAAAATCCTGTAGCGATCCTGTTATTGTTATATTCTTCATAACTTTTATGTGGTAGTAGATCACCAGCGATTTGTTCTTTGATAAATTGATCGTATGGTTTGTCTTGATTAAAACTATCTATAACATAATCTCTATATCTCCAAGCATAAGGACTAATTAAATTCCTATCTTGCCCAGATGATTCTGCGTACCTTGCCACATCAAGCCAGTGTCGTCCCCATTTCTCTCCAAACCCCTCATCTTGCAATAAACTATCAACTAACTTTTCATACTTATCTTCTGAAGTATCATCAGTATAGCCTTTTATTTGTTCAATACTTGGTGGCAAACCAATCAGGTCAAAATAAAGTCTGCGAACAATAGTATAATCGTCTGCTGCCTCTACTGGTTTTAGTTTGTTCTTTTCTATTTCTAAATTTAATATAGCATCTATCTCTGTACCATCATCGTATTTGGCTACAGGAGGTCTCGCAACCTTTTTAAATGCCCAGAAATTTCTAGCCTGCTTTAATTCTACTGCCCTATTCTCATGCTTATATCTTGGGTCAGGCATACCCATTTTAATCCATTGTCTAAAATTATTGACAACTTCTTCGCTGAGAGGATTATCTGGAGGCATATCACCAGACTCAATATAATCTAATAACAAACTCTCATCTGTCTTACCGGGAACAACTGATGGGCCAGAATCACCACCGTTTAATATGCCTTGCCTAGTATCTACAGACAATCCACCCTTTACATCTTTAGAATTGGAAGAGTGACAAGAATAACATTGAGTGGTCAAAACTGGCTTAATATTTTGTTCAAAAAACTTTATACCGTTGTCTTGGGCAAATAATGATCCAGATAATAACACAAAGATAATACAGGACGACCTCATGTGTGATACCTCCTAAATTGGTATATTGAAATACACCGTACTATGTTTTTATACTACCTTTCTTATGTTTAGGTATATATGGACAATTCCTGCATCCACTACCACAACACTCTTTTCTCGATAATAATAATTCTCTAGTTAATGCATTTGTCATTTAATTTAATAATTGTCCAGTACTTACTGCCACAATGATTATCCACCCATTCTTCTGCCATGTATTTTTCTTCAAAAGGCCCGAATATTCTATCATCTCTATCACCAATACGAAAATTTTTTAATTCAATAGCGTATTTACTCATGTTGCTAGTAACAACAATATACATATTACATCCTTATATTTTTATTACAGACAATTCTTTGTAAAAATTATTCCTTTGTTTTGTGGTGCTGGTTGAGGCTTAGGGAATTTAACCACATCACTAACAACCCACCCATATTTGTTTTTATCGTCCCATTTATACGACATATCATTATCTGGTACAAGATGACGGTTATAATCATCACGCCACTCATTTTCATCTTTATATTGAAAACTATGAGAGAAAGTAACTATACCAATGATCCTAGCCTTGAAATTCCCTGTCTTGCCGGGAGTTTCTATTAAGGCTAGTTCTTCGCCCTCATATTTCTCTGGCAGGGGGTAACTTCTCGTTTCCACACATTTATTTCCAATAATTAAATTTTCTGCCCAAGGACACTGAATATTAATACCAGTCATTTTTATGCAAATACTCCTGAAGGAAATTTTTTAAGGCATGAAGTTCTATTTTACTCATCGGACTGAAACTGTCAATATATCCAGTTTTTTCTTCGCCTTCTTCTGTTTTATAAACTCTGTAAAATTGAATAGAGTGTATATCCTTATGTATATTTTCTTGTATTTTGAAATCTACTGTTTTAGGTAACATAATTAATAATCCGGTTCTACAATGTAAAAATAATACAGTTTGTATACACCTTTATATTTAATTATTCGTATAGTATTTTAATATGTCGTCAATACCTTTTTTTATAGTGATTTGAGGATGCCAGAAGTTCATTATGTATTCATCTGGAGGATTTAGTTTATTAAATTGTACTTCATCTGTTTGCGTGTCCTTTACTATATCACAATTTGTTTTATTGCTAATCAGTTTAGCAATATCTATTATTTTCACCCATTCAAAACTAGTTATATGATAGGGCTTAGTCTTGTCTAGACTATGAAACTGTTCAGCCAGTATACTTAAACAATTACTACAATCATCTGCGTGTAAAAACTGCCTAGATTCCTCACCATCTGTTAACATATCAATAACGCCATTATTAATTGCTTTTAATATAAAGTCTGTTATTACATGGAATTTGTTTGCATCTTTTTCTATTCCGTAAACATTCCAAAACTTAACAACTAAACCACCCAATAATTTTGTATAAATTTCCCCTATGTTTTTTAATGCGCCATAGGTCGATTGTTCCATGTTGGACATTTGAGAGGAAGCAAATATAAAAGGTTTCGCATGTCTTCCTATAAGACTCATAGTATTTTCTATGATTCTCATATTATTGGAAACAAATTTTGGATCATTTTGATATTCTTTTAAATATCTTGAACCACCAACATCAAACGCTAAAAAATATATAAAATCACTTTTACATATGTAGTCTTCTAAGATTGTATTATTTGGTATTCGTAAATCATGGTTGTGAGTAATACTAATATCAAATTCTAAAACTTTTTCTTGTTTGTTTTTTAAGAAAGAAGTTAGATGGTTGCCTATTTGACCAGATGATCCTATAATTAAACTTGTCATTATGCTACATACCTTATATGTTTATCTATCATGGTATAAGGACTATTAGAGTATAAAGCACTAAAGAATCCTAAATTACTATTAACCAATAATTTATGATGACATTTACTCATCAGCAAAGCCTCTAAAACAGCCGCTTCACCTTTATCATAATTATTGTTATTAAAAAGCCAAGTAGTATCAATATTATTTTTATCCGATATATATGGATGATCATAGAATATAATACTATTACCGAAATATTTTCTAATATAATCTCTGGGTTCTTTATCATTAGACATTACATAAACTTTATCGTAATCGTCTATGTAAGATTTAATAGTTTTAACATAGTATTCGTTGTCCATCAAATATTGTTGATGTCTACCATGTCCTCTGTTATTATTGGCGTAATGTTCCCCATTTCTAATATGTATACCAATTACTTTGTATTGACTGAATAATGTTTGATGTAAAATATCTAATTTGTGTTGTATATGAGGCTGGATTTTAATATATTTGTCAATTATTGTCTTGGCAAAATGTATAACATCTTGATCTTTATCTAAAACATATCTACCATTTTTTACAGTGAACATTAGGTTATTGACGAAATTTTGATTAACTATAATATCGGAGGTTGTCTCGGAAGATATATCTACATCTAAAAAAGGTTGTTGAAAATAATATTCCCAAACATTGTTGGTTTTATTATAATTAGTGTCGTAATAAGGCGTGGTATTAATTAAAGAAATATATAAAGCATCTTCTGAATTTTTTAAATATTTAAAAGCATCTACGACAGTCCAAAAATATGCAAACAAACCTCTGGAAGCAAAATTATCTTTATAAATATAAATCATTTATCTATCAGATTGTACTGTTCCATCGTTGTTTAGTCTATCGTGCAAATAACACAATCTATTAATTTTACTTCTATCAATATTGTTTTGTTTTAAATGCTCTAAAAGCCTTAACTCTGAGTTACCATTACCAATGTTGTCTTTTAAAATACTTAAATACTTTTCACAATATATTTTAATTGTTTCTATTGGGCCAATAGCAAACCTGTCATACACACCTCCTAAATAATCTTTAATATTAGTTTTATTATGACATAGAGGAATATTTAACGTGTCTTTATTTATTTTATCAATCGGAAAATTTTCCCACGGTATATGATCACATCTTAATCTACATACTAAATCATATTTAATATTATTAATTTTAACATACTCTTGAAATAATTGAAAACAGCGATAAACACCATACCATTGTAGTATATAATGTTCCATTCTGTTTTTTAAAATATATTCGTTTTTTTCTATCTTGGGTTTGCTAAAAGTTATGCCATTTTTGTGACTTATATCTTTAGTTTCTGAATTTTTCATAGAGTCTTTTTCAAAACATAAGACGTTTGGTTTTAATTTTTGAAGAGAGGATACGTTTATTTCGGTTAAATCCTCATCAGGTATGTAGAAATATGTATCAAATCCATCAAACTGTGAAAAAAGTTTGTTGTGTATTTCTGGTAGTGCATATGCAAAGCCTCTCATTTGACCACTAAACAAAAAAGCACAGTTCATTATATCTTCCTTAATATAGTTAAACCATGACTAATTGGTAATGTACTATATTCGTAAGAATCTCCATATATCTCCATAAATTTCAATAAACCACCGTAAACACCATTACCTCCAAATTCATGGTTGGGAGGATAATTGTTTCGGTTGTATTCCGGTTGATTATTAGTATGCATAGTATCGTGTAGCAAAACTAAAGATTTATTATTAATAATTTGATCTATTAAACATAATTCTTTAAATACATGATCTGAACTGTGCCAGTCATCTACAAGTACGATATCGTAAATATCTTTATTTTCAACTGATTCTTCTAAAAATTTTAAACTATCTTTTTGATGAAAAATCCAATAAAGTAATAAGTTATTAGGTAAACGCCCTCCAATATGACGAAATTGAGGGATATTTTTATCTACAGAGCATACCTCGCCATCAGTAATTTCTGCACCAAGCACTAGGGGTAATGTACTACCACCATCTCTACAGCCTAGTTCAAGAATATTTTTGGCTTTTAAACCAGTAACTAAGGATATAAATATTGGGCCTAATGCTGGAGTTTCATTGTTTCTGGGGTTAATTTCTTGGGTAATTTTAAACGTGTTGTGGATATGCCACATCGCATCAAAATCCATTTACTTTTCCTTTTTCGATTTTATGAAAAGATTAATTAAAAAATTTCTTAATTCTTTTAATTCTGATACTGATATATCTTCCAACTTTTCATACAATACCCAATCGTCTTTGTTTTCTCCAAACTTTCTCCAAACTTCTAATATTGTTTTTTTAGTTTCAGAATCCTGAGTAACTCTAAACTTGGTATTATCACTCATAATGACCTCCTAACTTTTATCGGCCATATATAACAATACACCTATTTACTCACTATGAACAATTTTTTTCATTTTCTTTTCTATATTAGTAAGAGTCTTTTTTACTTGGGTTGATAATTCATAATCTTTTTTATATGCTAAAACAGCATCTAAAATCTTCCATGCTTCTGCTGGACTTATTTCTATAGACATAATTTTCCCTAGTAAGAATGAACAGTCCAAGTGGTCTCAGTAATAAATTCCATCTGTAATGTTTTAGCAAGTTCCTTGCCCAGTTTTGTCATTTTAGTTTCAAAAAGACCATAAGGCTCAAACATGATGTACAAAACACCTGTCATTATATCGTAACCTGATTCTCTATTACTATCAAATATTCTCAAATTCCAATCAGGTAAATCATCAGCATCAATTCCTGTATGCTGGCAAAATGTTCTGAGCATAAACTGATTATGCTCTCTATCATTTTCATAACCAGATGAATATTCACCCTGTTCCATACTGAGCGCATTAATAAATGTGTCGATAAATCCATCTCTGTTTTTAATCATAGTAGCAAATACTTCTTCATCAATATATTTTTCTTGATATAGAACATTTGCAATAATTTGCCTAACTGCTTTCTTTTTAATTTCATTTCTACGAAGAAAATCTACAAACTCAACAGCAACAGCACTTTCTGTATAAATATCACTTCCCATTATTCATCAACCTCCTTAGTAAATCTATAATATAATCTTTCTACCTCTTTTAAATTGTAAGAATAAGGAGCAACATTATCCTCATTCTGATTGTTCCATCGCATATCTTCATGTAGAGAATCTAGTGCGTCAAGAACAATATCCATGTCATTTTCCTCAATAAGATACTTCATGCTTCTGACCCGTATCTTTGACCTGCCTCATAACTCAACTGTATAATATCATCTAATTCACAGAATAAACTATCAGACATACCTAATTGCCAATCTTCACCATTGTACCCTTTATCGAATACCTCTTGACAAATCTCCCAAAGCATATTGCTAGTTTCACCTTCATGTATCATTCGATGAACACAACCACTGTCTGTATAATCCTCAACGTCATCTTCTGTATAATCAGGATTCTCGTCTAAATAACCATCAATATAATGGTTCATTCTTGGTTCTGCTACCTCAACCCACCAACTATCAAATGTTTTAAATTCTACTTCATTCATTACATTTCCTCTCACACTTTTTAAGTATTTAGCAATAGTTGCAGCAGTATCCTGTACTGGTATTCCTGCCTGTTCATGTATAATTAATGCCATTATAGCAGTATCAGCAACATCTTCTCTTAACAAAATAGTAAATAAATCCTCTCCATATTCTTGTTTTATGTAATCAGCGACTTTATTAGTATAAGTGTCATTATGCTTCATAATTGTCAATCATCTAATTCTTCACCATACATTTTTTTCCAACAATTATCACAAGTTCCGCTAATTAGCAATTCTCTTTCTGCTACTGTTAAATAATCTAAACAATTTTGTATGTAGCAATCTCCTTTTTGCCAAGCGTCAAAATCTCGCTCATCTAAAGTTATAGCATATTCTACATTACAATGCCTGCAAACTACATGCATAACATCATTTCTTTCATTAAATGCTATCATTTTAAATATTCATTAATTTTATTAGACAAATCCTGCAATTCATTTGTTGTTACCCTCATTCTAATATAATCCGAACTGATAACATTAGTAATATCTAACACATGATGTCCACACTCTTCACTTACCCTGAATTTATAAACATCAAATTCATAAACCAAGTCTTGTTTAAGCATTATTTCCTCTTTTTTCTTAAAAAACCTATAAGATGATGTGCAGCGTTATTAATGCTTTCTCCTGATTCATAGCAGTAATTTATAATAGCACCTGCATTATTTGCGTCTTCATCAGAAATTTGTAATTCCTGTGTCATATCTCCGTATTCATCCACCAAATAATCAGCAACAGCACTACTGTATTCGTTAACATTTTGAAATTGCATTGTTGTTTCTTTCTGAAAAGGTCGGTTTTTATTAGTATATCATACTTATCGTCTGTTGTCAATCAATATCTTTACAAGAATTTTCATCTATGGTATCACCTAGTAAAACTACAGCATTTTCTAGTAAAACACCCATAATTTTGGGTTCGATATTATCTATATGGGTTAATTGATTCTCATAGTCGATAATGAATTTTTCAATCCTTAGCCTTAATTGATTAGTCACATATTATCCTATTTTAAATCTCTAATATTATAAAACCCATCAAGAAAATTAACCATATTATTTATCTGATCAACAGTATAAGGTTGATACCCTGTACTCTTTTCCAGTTTTTTCATAACTTCGCCCATATGCTCCAATGAGTCCACAATCATGGTAATATCATGTTTATCTAATTCTACAAGCATCTTAATTGTCCTTTTTTACAACTTCTGTTAGTAGATCAATAGCACCCTCTAAAAATATATCTGTAGTTGCCACATCCATATTATCTATATCATTAATTTGATTCTCATAGGCCAGAATAAACTTTTCTATATTTTGTCGTAATTCATCTGTCATACTGACACCCTCTCTTTGCTAAATCTATCCTCTAAATTAAAGACTTCCCACATTTCCCTAGACAATCTATTAATATCTTCCATATTATAATCTTTACCCATATCAGGGAAACCTTTTTCTTGGTCTTTTCTCATCCTTGCACGTTTTTCCAATAGAGCGTCGTACAACATAAGATAATCTTGGTCTGTAATATCAAATAATTCATTAAAGTATTTCATACCGCCACCTTCCTTCCACTGTATAAATAACCCCCATGAGGATCGCAAACCTCTAAAATTCTATCAAAATTCTCTGCCAGATTATATCTAGCACCTTTTGCTGGAGAGTTCCATGTAGCCGCTTTTAGTATATCCAAATTATTATTATCCACAAAAGCATGAACACTACTACCACCGCCAGCATCTACTCTGATAATTTTAGTATACTTTTTATTTACTTTAAAGTCATACTTGACAGGAGGGTTTGTAGGATATTTAGCCTTAAATTTAGACTCCAATATTTCACACCATTCTTCTACAAAATTAATATACTTATTAATCATACTTTCTTTCTCCTTTTATCTACTTTCCATTCTCTGTAAGATGCTATAAAAAACCACGCTGTAGCCACAATAGCCACGATATGTAATACTCTTCCGACTATTTCCATTTGATTTCTATTTCATTTCTTTTTGATTTGTGGGTGATTAACCCATTTAGGTCATTTGATTCTTATTTTTGGTGGGAATCGTACCCAATAAGGTTCTATCAATTATATGCAGATTCTTTATTTCTTGATGCTTTATATCTATTGGATTTGTATGTAAATGAGTGTGTAAAACCTTGCGTAATAGTTTGATTTCGCTATCTGTGAGAAGTATGCTTTTATACATTTTTTCCTATACCTATTACATAAACTACTACTAGTACTAATAGACATTATACCATAAGTAACCATAGAGTCAATATCGGAATTTAGAGCGTCTGGACTTTAGTTTTTTTATGCTCTTTTTTCCCTTAGAAAACCCTTATTTTACAAGTCAGTTATATTTAATAAGTAAATTAAGGTTATATTTATGACAAAATTGGTCTAAAAAACGATAAAAACCAGTTCATTATTATTAATACAGGAAAGATAAACCCTAAAAACGGACATAAAAGATGTCTAAAATATGAAAAAATTCAAGAAACATGATGATAATTCCTAATAGTTATATATTCTTTAGTAGTAGGGAAAATGTTATTAAAACTCTATTATAATCAATATTTTTTATTTTGATACTTGACCCTTCATTTCTATAGATACTTGATCCTTTGGTACTGATACTGTATGTGAAATTTTTATTATATCAATAGATAGTAAACAATCATCTAAATTATTACCATTCTCTTTTTTCCATGCATTAACTTCTTTCTCTATACTTTTACAAACTTTCTCACAAGACACATTATCTCTCAGACTAATATTAACCATATAACATTCAACCTTTTTAGTTTAGATTTGACAAACCTCTAAAACTCACTGACTATCAATCATTGGCGCAATCCTAATAGTTAAGATAAGACAAAAATACTATCATTTAGTTTTTATTAAAAATTATAAATTATACTCTTCCATAGTTACAGTAAATGAATCACTTAAATTATTATCTTGATTTCCTTGATCCTTATTATCTTCTGATATATATGCTTCTAATTCCTTATCGACACCTCTTTCCTTTACCTTGGGTTTATATGTTATTGCAGGATGATCATTCTCAAAAATTAAAGAACAAAAAATAGAAATTGTTCCCATTCCAAATAGAATAGTTAATACGCTTAATAATATTTGACCTAACACTCAACTTACTCCACGACCTTTATTTCCAACTACCTAATAGTAGGGTTCGTTTTTTATCGCAGCAAGTTACGGTAGGTTAATATGATTTTTCATAAGTTGTTAAAATTCACTGACTATGATTATCTGGTGCAAAGTTAGTAGTTAAGGTAAGACAATAATTATATATTTATTTTTCCTGACTCATGAACTATTTCTAATTGTTTATCGTCAGATAATTTGGCAAAGCAACTATATGATATTACTTGACCTTCTAAATCATTCTTCATATATTTCGTATAAACATTAATTCGCCATCTATTGTCCCAAAGGTTCGATGCTCTACACATAACCAAATTTCTTGGTTTCCCTTTTTTCTGGAGTAATAGATCACAAACTATTCCATCTGTTTCTATTGATACGGGATTTACTTGCATAATTCACTCCTTTAATTATATTTATTTATTCGGTTTTTTTATCTTGACTAATCTAATTATTATGTTATATTTATACAGGCCGGGAGGATATTACTATCTAATACTAAATTCATTAACTTGTTTACTTTCACAATATAGGTCGGCTAGTGCAAATAGGATGAGTATTGTTATCATATAAAATTTCGTTATAAAGGGAAAAGGGTTGAGTTTAGTAGGAAAAAGGTTATTATTAAGTATTATCTTTATTTTCTGTAATACCTATAATCTGTAAGTACTCATTTAATTTCTTAACCCTATCTTCATCAGATATATTAGGAAATTCTTTATCAACCATTTTTGCTAAATCTTCAAATATACCATTTTCCAAATAATCTTGACCTTCTTTCATATATTTAATATAATCTTCCTTAGACAAAGAGTTTCTATAGTCCATGTCTTCTTGCATCAATTTACTCAGTGATTCTTGAACTTCTTTCTCATTAATCATTTAAACAACTCCTATTCTAATTAATAATCAAACTCATATATAAATACCCCGTAACATCTCAATGATATATAGTAGTCCTTTCTAGTTATTATTCAATAATTATATTATCAACTATCCTTCTGTATAAATCAAAGACCATAGAAATTCACTGACTATAACCATTCAAACCAAACCTATCGGTTTAGATGATACAATAGAACTCCAGATTGGAATATTTTTATATTTATATTATAAATCTCTCGTAAGTCCTTACCAGCAAACAACTTACACTCTACCATTATATCGGATCATCACGCCTTTGTCCATTAGGAAATCTCCGTAAGTCCTTGTCAGATATAGACTTACAACTAATTAGAATCTATTATTATTTTACTATACACAATAAAATTGTCGTATTTTGCGCGGCCGGGTTTTGACAAAAAAGAGCCGACCCGATTTCTCAGGCCGACTCTTTTCGACACGCACCACGAAAGGAGAGCGATTATAGAGCGTTGGCATACTCGGTTGCGAGATTCAACGCCCTGATATTATCAGAGCCGTTTTGACCGAACCACAGACTTTCCATGCGGTTGTTGGTATTACGACCCTTTGTGTAATTAAGATACTCATTGAAGCCGTTATAGGCAGCCCACCAAGTACCAGATACTCCCGGCATTGATTGTTTCGGGCCTTCGATGGTAGCAAGAATGTCGTCCATAATATTTTTGGTACGAGTCTTGATATCCTCTTCAGCCTTTTTATCAATATTCAGCAGAACCTTCACATACTTACGAACATCAGCCTGATTGAAATTACGACTAGCAAGAAATCGGAACTGTTCAGCACTAGCCTCAAATTGTCCGTTGATATTGTCCATGATATCTCGGACGTTATCTAGGTTTGCTGCTGCACTTTTTGTATGTCTGATACGCAGTAGTTTGCTTACGCCACTTTGGTGAGCAAATGCCAAGGTATTCACACAAACAACACGAATAGGAGTGTATCCTACGCGAATAGCAGTTGTACCATCGTGACTGTTGGATAGAAGGATAAACTTCTGAACCTCATCACCCTTAACAATTTCGCTAGGATCACGATTGAGTTGAGCCAAAGCCCATACTTTTTGCCCGTCACTTAGACTTCCTCCAGTATGCAGGCTACATTCACCAGCGTCGATGAATGGCTGAAACCAGTTGAAGGCATCACGATTCTGGAGCGGTACGTATCTTGGGCCTACCACACCTAGAATACTATTATCGCTTTTACGATAAGTTGCTCTAGCAGGTACATCATAACCATCTTTGGTTACAAGATCTTTTGTACCCACTTCCCAATCAAGACCACTAGCCTCGATTGCTTCTGAGATTGTTGGAGCATCTTCCAACTTTTCACCAAGGCCATGCCAAGGTTCTGCTCCGGTGTAAAACATAGATTCAACATTAGCAGGCATTTTAGTTCCTTTCGTAAGAGTAATGTCCTGTATGCTCTAAGTATATCATATATATCGTCACTGTCAACAGTTAATCTTTAGCATAATTGAGAAAAAAATAACATAATCAGCCCGGCCTGATTTTATTTAAATATAAGGAATGCCTAAATCTTTTTCACATAATTCAGGCATTTTCCTATAAGCACATTGATCTTTCATATAAGAGTACACGCCAATACATTTAGAGATTGGAGTTTCATTCTTAATACTTCGAATGATATGTTTAACAGTATCCCCAGAGCATATTAAATCATCAATAATAATATATCGTTTACTACTTGGGCCTTCTACTATAAAGTCACTATATCCATCTTTTTTCTTACGAATAACAATTATATTTTTTTTGAGCAATTCAGCAATCTGTGGCACAACCATTAAACCACTCGTACCACAACATGCTATAGCATCGTATCCAATATTTAATTTATTCAAATAAGAATAGGTAGTCATAATTATTTTATTACGATATTTATGATTTAAGATACGGCTAGTATGAGATGCTCCTTGTATAATACTGCCATCATCATTACGTCTGAACTCGTCAAGTTCTTGCATTAAAATATTCATAATTAAAAAAGACTAATGGCCTGATTCGAACAGACTAAATTGATAACTAGATTTATATGTGTGTCCCACCACACCGCATTAGTCGAAAGGAGATCAATACTATATCTCATCAATAAGTTCAATAGGTTCTTGGTAGAGGTAGTTGCACGTTACATCTGTTTCAGCATTTTCATATTCATCATCTAAGTATGTTCCTTCTGTCATGAATTCACTATAATCAACGCTATTATCAGTAAGATCATCAATATATTCCCATTTATGATTATCCATATATAATTCTCCTATCGTGAAACATTTAGTAATAGCATATTTTAACATATGCCACATCGCTTGTCAAGTACCCCCAGTAGGACTCGAACCTACAACATACGGTTTAAAAGACCGCTACTCTACCGATTGAGTTATAGGGGCTGAGTAGGACGGGCAGGAGTCGAACCTACCTATGAACACCTTATAAGAGTGTCGGATGCAACCGGCTTACCTTCCGTCCCTTATGAGTATTCTGTTATTGCTCTTCTCCGAATATCCATCCGGGTGCGAACTCTACGAGGCCGGTTATCATGATTACCAGAGCCAGAACGATGAATGTTGTGTCCACGAGACATCTCCCAAGATTTTTTAGTTGAAACTTTTACTGATCCATACTTACTCATAGTTTATCCCTTAATAAGTCTTGAAGAAATTCTTTAGCAACATTATCAGGATCTTCTTCTACATTCACATCACACTCATCTAATGCACCATCGAAAGAGTCTCTGTATGCTACTCCTAAATCCTCTAAGATATAATCGTCTCGTTCGTTTTCTTCTAATTCTAAATATTCTGTTCCATTGATAATATGTTTATGTGATTCATTTTCAATATAATCACCAATCCATTGGAATCTAATACTTTCAGGATCAGCCTCAACCCAACCATTAAATGTTATAATAATTTTTTTATTACTCATTAGTAAGTTTCTCCACAAGTAAATCACAAATCATATCAATAGTAGAAGCATCACTACGACCATCAAGAATAGCCCTAATGTCTTCCTGCATTTGTTCACACAACTCGTTCATCATCTTGTCCAATCTCTAAAGAACTCTACCCTAACTCCAACATTCATTCTACCATTATCGGGCTGACCCGTCAAGTCTATAGTTTTATTACAGGTAAGTGAACATTTGCTAGTAGTTACACATCCTGTACAACAAATTAAGAGTGAGACCAAACATAGTCGATATACCATTCCACCACCTCCTTAAGAGTAATATCGTCATCCTCAAGGATTTTCTTTACCTTATTTGTTTCGGCCTCATTCATCACACTTAGCCTCTGGTTCAGGTAGTCTAAAATTGTTGTTATTTGTTCTTTTTTATCCAAAATTTTCTCCAAATAAGTTAATAGCCCCGGCGAGAATCGAACTCACATTTGAGGTTTAGAAGACCACTGTTCTATCCGTTGAACTACGGGGCCAATAATAAAAGCCAGAGCCGCAGTCTTGGTTATCCCCATTGACGCTGCGGCCCTGACCCTCTTATTATACTCCCGGAAGGATAGCATCGCTAGTGTCTTTTGACACTACCAATTCTGACTTGGAAGAGGTAGCCTTGTGAGCATCGCCTGCTTCCTTCACGCCGATACCGAACTTACGGTTTCGAGCAACCTTCCAACCCTGCTCAGAATATTCCTTAACACCGTCAGCCTTGCACAAAGCAAGAGTGTCTTCAGGTAGTCCGTCAGTAAGTGCTTGACGAATGGTATCTTCAATAACTTCTGTATCGAGAGTCTCAGAAGCAATCGTCACATTAAAAGAAAAAGCCTTCATAATAAATTCTCCAAGATAAAACCAATTTTAGTAACTTGCACGGTGCTTGTCACTTATGCTATCATTCTATCATATAGTATCGTCTTGTCAATAGCATAAACTTGAGAAAATAATGGCTTGAATGTGATTATATTAAGCAATAACTCTGATATTGAAATTATACGCAAAATCCGGCCGGGCTGATTTTACATAAAAAAACCGCCACAGGCTGTTTCCTCAACGCTCTCAAATAGTCTTGCAACTACCAAGTCTCTAGAGTTGTACCAGCCCGTTAAGCGGCTTATATTATTGGACGGGGAGGACTTCTTTTTCTACCTCCAACTTTTCAGGGCATGATATGTCATAGTTCCCTACTTCGCACCGCTAGCCCAAACCTCAAGCACTTGCCCGTTGGTAAGGATTCGCGTACTGTTGTACCCTCATGCGGGCCAGCACACTTTCAGTCACCGTCCTATAGCAAGGGTGCTACCCTTACTATATGTTTTGTATTACGTTTCCTCCATAGTATCATAGTATTCGTGCATACTGAACTCATCTCTCAAAGACTCTGGAAAATCGTTCCAGTGACCCTCATAAAAATTATCCTCACCATTATGCCATATTCCGGCAAAACTCATCCCTGGCTCAAAATATGACGCTTGTACATCAAATCCCAAGGCTACCAGCCTCTCATAAAATCCCAGCGGAGGATTCCATGCACTATCGAACGTCATACTAAGTTCATTGTCTACCCTAGTTGGCTCCAGACCATATCCATCTTGACACCCAACGTCCCATTTTGTACCCCAATTTGCTAGTCTCCATAGATACCAGTTGTTATTTGGGTTATCGTCTTTACTCATCGCTTTACCTTCACCCATCATCATGGTTGGATCACCGGGATCTCTTGGAGTAGGGTAGAAAGTCTCGATAGTCCAATCATTCCGATAGGCTTTTTCTAACTTGTCTATCATAGACTTGTCTTCGTGTATTACAGTCAATTTATTCATGCACCAGTTAGGCATAACATCTCTCCTCTACAATATGCACTCTGTTACCATCTGTTACCAACATATCAAAGTGATAGTTGTCCCAGTCAAAATCACCATCGTCCTCTTGTCGTCTCCAACTTGGCTCGACTATTGGATTATACAACAATCTTTCTAAGTTGTCAATAGGTAAACTGTCTTTTTCTAGTATATCAAAATTCTCACACTCTACCCAACCACAAACATCCTTCTTGCCTGCCGCATGAACTTTCTTGGCAGCATTTTTCTTATTGATTAGTGTGCAGCCTCTCATCTCAATCTGATACTTTTGTGGATCAATATACGAGAGTGTGCCATCATATGCCTTGATCTGCCAGTGCATATAGTGCTGACCACGTTGCAAGTGAAACCGTACTTTGTATTCAAAACCAACCATAATTGTCTCCTTTCCTCTAGTATATCATATCGACATTATTATGTCAATACCTTTAGCCAATCTTTCCATATTTGGACATTCCAAGTAGATGGAAACGGAGCACCACGACTAGTATAAGCATTGTCAGGATATAGTTTATTCCTATCTTTATCTTCAAACCACCTAGCCTGCCTAATGGTAGTACCCATAAATTTAGACATATCTGACAACGTAATTTCTTCCACACCCATACTAGAAAAATGATCTAGCATCTCTATAATTTTTTGCTTCTTGTTATCACTATTAACTCTTGTTTCTATAGTTTTGTAGGGTATTGGCATTACAGAACTATTGGTGTCATACTGAAAATACATAATTATCTCCTTTCCCCTAGTATACATTATCGACAGACTATTGTCAATACTTTAGTTTTTCGCTGACTATCACCATCGCCACCAATCCTATAGGATTAGGTAAAACAAGCTGGCGTCTATACGATGTTGGTCCAATCTTCCCCGGCCTAGCCGGAAGGTATAGAACTCCCCCGTTCCCAGTGGAGTACGCTCCTCAGAGGTCACCAGTTGTTTATGTAGTAGGACTTAGGTATTACCCGTACTAGGGCAATTCTTTCCCGTATACCTATCAGGTTACCAAGGTGGTATACGCCTTATCCGTCTTAATGTACGGCCATCGCACTAGGGACTTGCACCCTACAAGTATCTCCGAATGTTTGACGATAAAGCCTTATCGTATCACAATCTTGGGCTTGAATACTTGGGTAACTCTTCCGTGCCATGTATTGTAAGTATACTATATTTATCGTCATTGTCAATAGTATTCTTTAGAATAATACAAAAATAATTATGGCACAGTCCGTGCGGCCTGGTTTTGTGTTTTTTTTACATCAGACCGGATACCCTTCTTTTCTTAGAATATCTTTGGTGGGAACAACGAAAGTGAGTTGGTCGGCGTTTGTATAATCTCTCATTCCACGCTGGTCAATATACATATATTCGTCTAATACATCATGTTCATTCATTTCGTGTATAACTGTTCTACAGGCGTCATAGGGTTGTTGACTTGTTGAATAAATTAATTGTAGTGTTCCGGTCGAAATATAATACTTACTCATGCTGCTACCTCCTCTTTTTTTAGAATTTTTAGTGCGTTTGCTGCTTCGCTACCCTTGGGCTGGACTCCATGAATTAGTAGGGCAAAATCCTGATTTGCTTTGGTTGGATCGCAGGCATGGCTGTCGTCATTATCAATCTCCAAACCTAAATCGGCGGCTTCTTGTTTTGAGAATACTACCTTTGCAGATCGTAAACCGTGTTCTGCGATTAGATGATCATCACGACCACCGTACGATGCAGTCAGAACCAGATTAGTCGGTACAAGGTCACGACTACGAACCCAATAGGTCAGAGACTTTGTGTAGGCGTAAAATAAAACATCGGGGTTACGCTCTGCGACTTTGATCCATGCCATGAAATACTTGTGACTAAACATATCACCAGACACATGAATACGAATGATTCGAGCATCCTTGGGTAACGCTGCACACAATCCGTCTGCCATAGCGTCACTTGTCTCCAGACTATGTATAGCGTCGTGATTGCGTTTGCGACTTTTGTAGGTGTTGGTGAATAATACTTCTTGACTAGCAGAGAAGCAACGGAATTTGGTATGAGGGCCGTCCTTGATTCTGCGACTACCGTCTGCCTGCTCTTCGGCTTGAGACTTGCAGTTATAGGCGAAAGGACAGTCTACTCCCGATAATATATCGAAAGAATAAACTTTGGCAGTAGACCGTCCTATCTTATGACCCAACCACCGCTTGAGCACAGTTGTTGCGAGTTTGTATAGTTTCTTGAGTTTTGTATTCGCTGTTGAGAATTTTAGCATGTCGTTGTCTCCTGTGGTTATCTCTCAAGTATATCATAGTATCGTCTGGTGTCAACTAAAAACTATAGAAAAAATAAAAATAATTTTTGGCATATCGCGTGCGGGCTGAAATTTAATATTTTTGTGTTGATTCCGGCCTGCTCCTAAATCATTGCAGAGCAACAACTTAGGGCAGGTACCGGAACACACCACGAAGAGAGTCGTTATGCTACTGCCCAGCCAAACAATGGCTTCCGGCAATTCTTTACACGCTCACAGTAGAACTGTCTAATAGCACCATCATGAGTTTCACATGTTACAATGTGATGAGTACGCTTGAAGTCTGGATCGTTCCTACGATAAGTAGAAGATCGATTCATCTTCTCGATAGCACTGTTAGAAAACTTATGAGGCTCTTCGACAACCTTAGCCAATACTCGCTTAGGATCACCATGCAGTGGCTGCATGTATTCAAAGTTATAAACTTCACCGACCTTAGCATCGCAGAGACTAGCCTGACGACCACCGTAAACAGAGTAAACTCCGAACAAAACAAGTGCTACAGCGATTCCACCAATGACACTTGCCATCAAAATCAAATTATCCATTTTTTTTCCTCCAAAGTGTGAAAAAACCTAAAACCATTTTACCATATGCTCAACACCATGTCAAGCATAAACTCTCATACCTTCCTGAAAAGGTGTTCCGTGACTAGTGAACCATTCCCAATTTTTCTGGAATACGGACACTGGACTATATTTGTTGATTCGTTTTTTTGTGGTTGGACTTTTCCATCCACCATGCCTCAGTGTAGCAGAATCATCATCATGAATCACTACAATATCTGTACTGAAATGTTGAATCGCTACGCTACCACTCGGTAAAATTCTTGCTGTAGTATTGTTTCCCACCTTGCGTTGCATTCTGTTATTCTTGCCCAAAACTAATTGTGTTGCTTCTGCGTGTGTCATAAGTATTTTCTCCTTACTTGTTATATCGTCAATTATACAGGCTCAACTTTAGTTGTCAATACAAAAAAAAGAAAATAATTTTTGGCATATCGCGTGCGGGCTGGTTTGATGATTTTATGGATCAATTGGTGATGGTCTCGTAACATCAAATGGTTCGTGTGGATTATAAGCAGTCATATATTTTAACCATCCTGCTGTTAATAAATCGTACTTGTATTTCAAAGACCATATATTATTGCTATCATCTATTTCTGTGAGACTCTTTGCTAAATCATCATCGCCCACATGCGTGATTAAACAATAGTCTTTTATATACCAATAAAATACAATAGTCTCATCTTTTGCAAATGCTGGTAGATAACGCTCCATATTTTCTCTATGTAGATCATACAGATCATAAACCATTATAACATCACTATAACTATCCACACATAGATCTTTTATATCTTCAGTATAAGGCCCGAAAGTCATACATAAAGACAATACTAAATTTATCATTTTACTTTCCTTTTTCTAAATAGATAGCACAACCTGATCATCCTGCATTAAATTACGTTCTAGCATCCTATCTAAAATTGTATCCATTAATCTACCATAATCATATGTTGCCTCTTCTGGAAAGTCAATACCCTCTGATGGATTAACAATAAAATCTAACTTTTCATGTGGAATAGATGCTGTAATCTTATCGCCGCTATGCTCAAAATACTGATAAATATTTTCATAACTACCTACAGCAATCGAATATGGTGCAGAAGTTTGGGTGAGTATGATATAATCAAACATTTTTTCCATAGTGTAGTTTTTACCTAATTTGTTAGCAATCGTTATAGCATTGGTTTTACCAGTACGTTTCTGAAACATTTTTTGCTGAGATTTACCAGATACTCGCTGTTTACAAAAAGTCCAATCATATCCGACCTCATCTACATATTCCAGATACGGAAAGACTTTTGAATATTTTTTATCAATCAGTTTAGCCTTCATAAATCTGTGACCAGAATCATTTAAGCTGGCTCCGATATTGTGGCACTGTTTGAGTAATTCATGACAGCTATTAGGGCTATTAGTTAAATAAGCTGAGAGTAAGTTGCTTACAGTTTTCATAGTGTTGTCCTTTCGTGTACTACCATCCTACCATAATATTATCGGCTTGTCAAGCTAAAAACTTTAGATAATCAGCCCGGCCGGGTTTGGTAGAAAAAACCGCCTCGCCCCATGAAACAATATCAGGATAGGTCTTACAGGCGGTTTGTTTTTGTTCTACTGATTATCAGTGGTTACATTGAACTGAGCAATTTCACCTTTTCCTTCCTGTAGCGACACGATAAGCATCGACATAACTCCCAAAACCATCGCTACTATCATTATCTTTATCGCTTTCCTTTGCTTCTCGTTCATATTCGCTCTCCTTAGCGTCTAACATATCTCTGAGATACCAGCACAACAACGTGCCGCATACATATCCTATCGTCAAACTAGCAGGGTCAAGTTGAATCATGTTTATTATCATCCTGTGTACTCCTCAAAAGTAAAACTTTCAACACCCCTACGATACTGTTGCTCTACAATACCTGAAATTGCAACTAAATTTTCATGTCGATCCTCTGGTGTACTTAGATCAATTTTAGGTACTGCTACCATTATCGTCAAATTATCTTGCTCCTCTCCAGTAATTTCGTCAACAATATTTTTGCAGTCGTAATACCGAAAATTTGGATCCATAGCGTTATTCATTTTTCATCCCTATATCTTTTTAGTAATTCCTTAGCACCTGATCGAACAATACTTTCCCAATCGTTTACATCGTCCAAGTCTCCTCTCAACTTTGCTTTGGGAATCTCATCTCCTGCCCAACGAACCCACATCTGAATATCTTCCGTTGCAAACTCATCAAAGTAGTATTTCATAGTAGTAGTTTAACCCCAATCCTCTGGATAGTCAATAGTGTTCATATACATATCCCCAATATAATCGTCACCACTGTATAAGTCGTGGTATTCTTCCTGTAGGGTAGGCTGTCCGTCATCATCCCTATCATAGATGTCGTACTGATCATCCTCCATCATGTCGTGGGTGTCAAGACCATCAACAACGTCTTCATCTGAACGATAAATGTTTTCAGCAGGTGTCATAATCAAGTCTCCAATGGGTTAGTGATATTCCAAGTATACAGTTATTATCGGCGTTGTCAAGCATAATCTTTACTTTTTTTGGAATTCGCTGGCTGTCGTGCTATGACAAGTGACGCCGAAGGCTTAGCTGAGACGAAGGGTGATATTTTTATATTGAATTTTCTAACAAAATCCGGCGGGCCTAATTATGTTATTTTATTTTAAAAACCATTTTAGTAAACATATAAGCAAACAACAATACGTACCCCATCGAAACGATAGGACCGTATTGCCGAATGAATGGAACCAAGTCAAGCCACGGCTGCATCATCTTCTTCTACCTCGTCGTCTTCTACATCTTCAGCAAAACATGCGGCGTCTATCTCGTCTATATCTAAGTTGCTATCGTTCCATGCTACATGGTCAGGAGTTTCCAGTGAATCCAATTCCCGCATAGTACCAACAAACTCATCATAATTAGCACAAGACATGCTGAGATTGTAGAGCCCTTCATCATTCGAAATCCACAAGCAAACATTCCACGTTTCATAGTTTTTATATCCGTTGTAACTCATGAGAACCTCTCAAGTAAAATCATTGAAACAGCAACCACTAAGAAAAGTATAACACACATTCCATCAGCGTCAAATCCTTTTTTCATCTTTAACTCCTTATTGTTATATCGACATTATACATGGTACAACTTTAGTTGTCAATAGATAAAATTTAAATATTTTCAGCCCGCACTCCCTGTGCCTAATTTCTTCACGTTACTTTATATCCCCATCGTTTCATCGCATCTACTGTACATGCGTGCATGTTAGTATCAAATGTTAATATACCTCCTACCGTTTCGGTATTTTCCGTTTCCCATCCATCACCATAGTCCTGCCTGTACTTGCACCATTCGATTCCTTCATAAGTGTACATACTTACAACCTTCCGAAGCCATCCGTGTCCCTTTTTTCTTTCCCATACACTTCCGGCTTCGACTGTAATTATTTTTCTATTACTCATTGTAAGCATACTCCCCTGTGTTATAGTTTCTTATCTGCTGTAGTATATCCGCTACCTCGAAAAAGTCACGCCATCCAATCACATCTACACAGCCAAGGTCTTTATTGATCTGCGTGTCGTAAATCAGTTCGCTTGTTATCTCTGGATCGGTTCCGAGAGGATACTTGAGAATAGCGACCTCAAAGTATCCAGCGTGACCGCCATAAGTACCACTGTGACATGCGACACTAGCACCAAGACCATTAGAGAAATAGTAACGCTTAACATATCGACCTTCTTTGTGTGCGGCTGCTTCGAACCGTGTTTCGTTTAGCTTCAGTGGGTTTACTTTGCAAGTTTTCATTTTATTCCTCAATGTGTGAAAGTCTGAAAGGTATCATAACATGTTGGGCTACCTTTTGTCTAGCCTCAGTTTCTGACATCGCCCCAACTTCTCCGATTCTATTTCCTTGGGTATCATAGACAACCCAAACATTTTTTCTAACTTCTGGCATGATGCAATTATTGTTACTCATCGACTAACCTCGTATTCTTCTGTGATAATTTCTGTATGCTCTCCACACGCTGGGCAGATGTCTGAGCAGTTGTCTGAAACATACTCACCACAGCAATCTGTGATATACATTGTAGTTACTTGGAATAATTCTTCAACTTGTTTTTTATCAAATGTTTTCATTTTCTTTTCTTTCTAATCTGTTACTTGTTATATCCTAAGTATATATACTATATCGGAATTTGTCAAGCATTAATTTAGAAATATTTTTATTATTTTTCTGTGTGCAAATATCATGCCAAAAATTTTTTTTGTTTGGCACATCGTTTGCTGTAAGTTTTTTATCGTAACGCGGCCCGGCTCGTTACGTGATTTTAATAAGCCTCTTCGGGTGTCCAATATATTTCTTCAAACAAGTCCACACCAGTTACGTCACACCAATCAAGAGGGTGTGAGTTGTTCTCGTCACAAGGCTCAACACAACCTTCCGATTCCAGGGCAGCAATTAAAAGTTGCATATCGATGTTAAACATATCAGTTCTCCGTGGTAAGTGTTATATGTCAAGTATATACATACTATATTTATTGTCAAGTACAATCTTTATTTTTTTTCGTAGATTGTATCAAGATAAATTTCATCAGCAGTCATAACATATCCGTACTCACAATTAGGGGTATACACCCCAAAATATACCTTACCATTATCATACCCTTCGAACCCTACCATGATTCCAAATATAGTGTAGATTGTCAACATTGTTTTTCTCCGTGGGTTATTCTTTCCTATACTTTATATATCGACAACATACAGTAGAAACTTAACAGAAATTTTATTTATTTATTTATTATTTTTTTAACCAAACCCGGCGGCACTCTTTGTGCCAAAAATCTAATAATCTACCATATTTATTCTTCTATAAAGGGTGATTCCTCACGATCCTGTAAAAATTCATACTGACTCTTTAATGCCTCGACACGTTCAGCACTTCCCGGTTTACCTATAGGTTTAGACATATGATCCACACCACCAACTACGCGAGGGTTTGCCTTTGTATGTCGTTTTCTGAAATGTTTACGACTAAACTTGACTACCTTTTCACCATCAATAGTACCTCCATCAGCAGCAGACTTCTGACAAGGGATAGCAATTCCCTGCCAAATATTTTCACATTCGTCCCAAGCGTCTGATAAGATTTGATACTTTTTCATTAATTTTTCTGTACTACTCATTATAAAAATTCCTACAGTAAAGTATATTCTGTGCTACTCTAATTCCCTCGTAATCTTCTGGTCGACATTCTTGACAAGCCACCAAATAGCATTGTAATTTAGGCGTGTCAAATTTGTCAAGTACTTTGTAAAGGTACTCATATAAAGATGTTGATTTGTATTCATTCATTTTTTGCATCATCCTCAAATATAGGGTCGCCGTATTCATCGACTGGTATTCCGTCTTCATTCATAAATATATCACCATTTCGCAGACCGTCAATAGTGATTTCTAATTTTTCTTGCTCACTAAACATATAGCACCTTTTAATATTTTTTCAAAGTGTACCAAAATTTTTCCGTCTATGCAATCCGCTTTATGCGGCCCCGTAAAAATCGAGACCAGCCTGAAAGTGTACCGCTTCAGAATCATCATAATCGATTCTATCTTCGATAACTTCGCAATGCTCAAGGCACGTTGGGCAAAGATCGGCATCGGAGTGAACCGAAGCACCACAGCAATCAGAGGAGTAAACTATTTCGAAATTTTTTGAAGTGTTTAACATTTTTTTTATCCTTTGTTTAATGTTCTTTTTAGTATATCGGAATTTTAACATACTAAACTTTAATTTGCAAGAAGAATTTTTTTCCTCTTTATAGTTTATATATAGTGCAAGTATCATGCCATTCGGATAAAATTTTTTTGCCTATACTTGTATACTTTTTAGATTGTCATTATGGCATAATTCACATTCTTGTAACATGATTTGTCATGTTATTGTGAATAGTACGTAAAACCCGTTAAATACGTGTCACATTATTGTGAACATGATTCATACGTACGTTACAGTCAGCATGGGGGGTTTTTTTGTTTTGTTATGATAATGAGAATCAGTATCAATAAGCCGGGGGTCATCCAAACATAATAAGGGCTATAAAATATAAAATGTAATAGCTAAACCTTTCGCTTAGACCCTAAGTCCCTTTATACCTTTAGCATCTTTCTAAATTCCATTACTGACTTTGCCGTAAACACTTCAGATATCCCGTACTCTTTTATACATACTTCTGCCAGTTCTTCATCTGAATATTCCTTATATAAATACTCGATCATTTTTTCTGCTTCTATTCCCAATAATGTTCGACCATCTTTTCTGCGTAAATTATTTTCTAAATGACTCTGTAATGCTTTTGGTTTATATAAACCCATATCATATCTCATAGATCGCACAACCCCCATTTTATATACTTTCCCACATTCTTTATTTATATATTCCGCTAGTTGTTCGTCTGACATCTTTTCATAATTACTCGCAATCACTTGATAAACACCACTATTCCTACCTTTATTTCTAATAGGTTTATTTATTCTTTTATCTCTTCTATCTTTCTGACCCTTCCAGACATACTTCTGTAATTTCGATTTAATATTACTAATATCTTTAGAACTAATATCTAAATTATATTTTTCACTAAAAGCCTCTGCTATTTTTTTATTCTTTTTATTACCATACTTATCCTGACATTCCTGCAAAAATTCAGCCACACCTTCTTGATTCCACAAAGATAGTCTTTTCTTAATTGTTGTATTATTTTTTATTATATCAGGATACTTTTCTCTTAGGTTTAATTCTTTTTCCCATCTATATACTCCAGTAGCCACACTTATTTCTCCATTAACTTCACAATTGCTTTTCCATCCATAAAACTTAGTAATTTCTGCCCCATCTCCTTTAAACTTCAACCAAATCTTTTCAAACTGTTCTGGAAAATCCCCTCTTTTATCAATACCATTCTGTCTATGACTACCAGGTTTTAAATGCTTAGGATTATAACAACGTTTATTATCGCACATATGTCTAATTAATTCTGGATATTCTCCATACTCATCCCAATAAGCTAGTCTATGTAACAGAATACTTTTATTTTCCTTGCCTATATGTATTACCAATTTACAATAACCATCACCACTAGCATTTGATTTAATCATAGGTTCTTTACAAGAAGTTCCATTATAAATTTTATCACTTTTTATCACATAGTTATTATATGTTTTACTTTTTCTTGCTTTATCTAAAAACTTAGTTATATCTTCTGCATTGACAGCTCTCCAATTATTTAACAAACATTCTTCTTTCCACCTATACTGATATTCCGTTTCCTTCTGTAAAATTAAACTTTCGTCGCATCTTTCTAAGATTACATACTTCATCTCATACTCTGGGCTATCAAAACACTCTTGAACTTTCTTAGAATAATGCTTCTTATTTTCTAGATGAAACTTATGTGTTTTGCATCTTGAGACTATATTTGCACTACTACCAACATATATTTTGACGTCATCCTCAGATTGTTTCTGAAATACCAAGCCGTAGGTTCCAGAAATTTTTTCCAAACTAATTAAATATAATTCTTCAAATTCCTCAATTTCTTTTTTGGTAATTGCGTATTTTAGTGTTAATTGTGTCATTATACCCCTTTTATTCTGCAAAAATAAAAATATATCTTTATAGTATCTTTTGTAGTTTAATCACAAAGAATCGTAATGTACTATAATATATAATATGGTGCGATTTAAAAGCTTGACATATAAGGCGTTATAGCTTATAATATTATTAACGAATCGTTTTTTATTACCTATAGGAAAAAAGGAAATAATATGAAATTAGAGAAAAAAATCGTTATCCAACCCCCTCCTTTTTCTACCAATGCTGGACAAGTCGTTAATCCTGATCCACTAGAATTCGAAGAATTGGACTTAACTTTTCAAGATACTCCTAAAGCAAAAACTATACAAGTATTTATTAAAGATATTCCTAATCCGATTAATCTTTATTCGGCAAAAGCTTATGATGACTTAGGAGATTGGACTAAAGCACAATTAGAAACTCGTCTTAAAGAAGCTTTAGGTCCTTATCCAGATGTCTTTTTAAGAAGTACTTTTCCTAGAACTATGGAAGAAGATCCACATGGCCCAGGAACTCAATTATCTAAAATGATTAAAACTTTAGGTATTCACATGAGCGATAGTTGCTCTTGTCGTAGACATGCGTTAAAAATGAATGAGATGGGCGGAGATTGGTGTTTAGAAAATATTGATACTGTGGTTGGGTGGTTAGAAGAAGAAGCGAAGCGTAGAGGTCTACCTTTTGTGAAGATGGTAGGAAAGGTAATGGTAAACAGGGCTGTTAAGAAATCTAAGAAATTAATAGCCAATGAACCAGTACCAGAGAATGATGAGGATTTGGATAAGGAAGATTAGTTTTTTAAATTATTGTTTCTTTCTCTAAGAGAAGAGGTTGCAGAAATGCAGCCTCTTTTTATTTATATATTGGTGTATATAAAAAACATACGCATCTTATATGACATTGAACATCAAGGGTAAAAATATGGCTGAAGTAGTTTTAGGAACATTTAAGAATAATGACTTTGCTTGTGATGTATCTGATTGTGCTGTATCTGAGGGCAGTGCTGTCACAACCGTAACTAAGGTTACTTTTGATGATGATGTTCTTAAAGGCATATCTATAAAATCACCTCCAACATCAATAAAAAATTACGTTCGCAAATCATGGAGCCCTCTTGCATACGGTAGGACCGGGTCCGGTTGTACCCCCTACACAGCCGAACAATTCGCGCAAGTAGTTCAAAGCGAAGCAGCTGGTCTGACAGCTTGCTCAGGAAATTCAAATGCTACTTTTACAACCGGTACTTGTAGTTTAACAGTTTCAGGAAGTGTTACTGTTGTTTATAGAGAACCTGGTAGCATCTTTGGAGGCAAAACCAATTGTGGTAATAGCGGTAGTATAACAAAGACTTTCAGTTATCATGCTCCATACTTGACTGGTCCTCAGTCAGTAACATTACAGAAAACATCTATGAATATGGAATTAGTAGACGGAGATGGTAATAGAACATCAACAGCTCAACCTATAGGACGAGACCTACCAATGCCTCCTAATTGCTACGATGGAAGTACGCAATATGCATACAAGATGGAAGCTTGTCACGTTTGTGGAATTCCTTTCGGTAATGGGTCAGGACCAGGTTCTGCAACATTATGCAAAGGCACAGGTAACGAGCAAAATGTTTTTTCTGACACTGCTCATTCCACAGGTACTGCTATAGATAATGGTTATCCTACAGCAGGTCTTGCTGGAGCGGCTATGGCTGCTGTGGCAGGTCAAGCAGTAGCTGCTTTTGGTGCAGCCCGAGCAAATGCGATCAAAGCATATAAGGCTGCTTTAGCAGAAATGCCCGATCCTAATTGTGGTAGAATTTCTGTTGCGGTAAATTGCACTGCCTCAGTAGGTTGTTTTTAATACTAATATTACTTTACAAAACAGAGAAAATAAAAATTATGGCAATTTATCAACCTATCAATTTAAATGAAACTGCTACTAGATTATCTTTTAAAGGAGCAGATGATAGTACTTTTACTGTTTCCTCAGGCAAGGTTGTAGATAAAGGTATAAATTTATTAATTAAAAATCCAGGAAATGAAACTAAAACAGATATGTATTTTCAAGTACATGAAGATTCTATTTCTATAGAAACAAGTGATGTGACGTATTCTGGTTCTAAAATATATGGATTAATAGAATCTAGTATAGATTATGAAGATGATCAACCCGCTATTATAGAATTTAATATTACTTCTCCTACTTATAGGCCAGAATTTTCTAGCGTTGTAGCATCAGGTTTATTTCAAGGAAATAATTCTTATTCATTAACGGAAGACTATCTTTATAGCGATACCAGAGATCTTCATTATATTGATAGTGATTCTATGAATTCTATTTTTCTTGATATTTCTTTAATGTCTACAATCAATAGTATCGATATTTATAGTGGTGGATCTGGTTACAAATTAGGTACTGTATTTACTTTATCAAATAATGATGCTAGAACTACCATAGGCGGTTTATCTGATGCTAGTATTACTGGTAATTTAAGTTTGAATAGTGGTACTGTTAGTATTAGCGGAGGCGAGTCTTATCAAGTAGGCGAAACCTTTACCGTAACAGATAGTGTTTCTGGTAGCAGTGGTATTATACAAATTACAGAAGTAGCTTATAATAGTAGAGCAATTACAAAAATAATATTAGTATCTTCAGATAATGGTTTTACTAACACACCATCTGTAACTTATAATGGTTCTAATGGTTCGGGAGCGACAATCACAATTAATGATAATTATACATTAGGTAGCGTAACAGTTAATGATGGTGGAGAAGCATATCCTGGTGGTATTAATAGGGTAAAATCAAGTTTAGCTAGTGTTGAATATGATCCAACTGTTCAAGCGATATTAGTATTAATTACTGAATCATATAGAGAATCTGGTGTTTCTATAAAAAATAATTTCATATTGGCAGATTGTAAGATTAAAGAAGCAGGTAATAATTTAAACAGTGAATCTGATTATAAGTTATTTGATAATAATAAACAATATAATTTTAACGATTATATTACTATTAATGCGTATATAGATATTGATGATACTATACCTAATAATGATCCAGTTTTTTTCGTGTAAATTTATAGGAGACTTACCAAATGAGCCGTTGCTGTACTGATGATTGCACTTGCCCTGAAGCACCCAAAACAGGAGCCTGGAGCACTGCGCACGGTCCTGGTTGTTGTGGTTGTCTCTACGATCAGGAGGGTGCTAGTTGCACAGATGTTCATGGTAAAAAACTTCCTGAGAGACATCCAGATCCTGATAATTGCAGTTGCATATGTAAAGGCGCTTCAGATGAGATTTGTGCGGCAAATCCGGGAATTCATACAGAGTTTGATAGTTTGAATTGTAGATGTTGGTGTTCTTATCTTGATGAAGAAGATGATGGAACTATAACAGATACTTGCGCTGGAGATAGTGGTGGTAAAATGTTTATTGACAAGGGATGTGATTGTGTTTGCGAATCAAGTTTTCCTTGTCCAGATCCTAAAAAACCTAAATGGGTCGTAAATGGTAAATATGACTGTGAATGTAAGTGTGATATAGAGCCAGAAGAATGTGAAGGATTCACGCCTGATTTTAATGAAGAAGAGTGTAAATGTCAATGTGATTTAATAGAAGCAAATCCAGATGAGCCTTGCCAAGATCCTGCAGCACCTCATTTCAACCACGCGGGATGTGGATGTGAATGTTATACATATAAGGTGGAATGTGATGAACCAGCCAAACCAGATGTAAAAAAAGAAGATTGTTCGTGTTTTTGTAGCAAAGCTGAGACAGGCTATTGTGAAAGCATAGAAACTGGTACCGGAGCTCAAGCAGGAAATTATCATGTTTTAGATCCTGCTAATTGTAAATGTGTATGTAACGCTGAGTGCTCAGCTCCTCTTGTGAAAGGAGATGGATGTTATTGTCGCTGTCCCTCAGAAACTATTTCTCCTACGTGTGATAAAGCTACTGAGAAATTTGATCCAGATAGTTGTTCGTGTGTTCCAAAAGATTATGTTTTAAGTCTTTTGAGTGAAGAGTTAATTCCGTAGCAATTGGTGTAATATAATAAAAGATACTACTTAATACGATAAAAAGAGGTTTTATATGAATATTAGTTATGGAAGTAAAATTAAATCTAGAATAGATAGAGATTTTAACGAAAGATCTATTACTAGGGGTACAGAACCTCAATTAAAAGACAAAACCAAAGTTGTATATCCTATACAACATCCTAGACCAAGATTCTTTTTGGGTCCATACAATCTTAAAGTTCAAACAGGGGGATCTGATATATGAATGACTCAAAAACTATGTATCAAATTTACAATGACGAATATTCATTAATATCTTATCCTTACGGAGTAGATAGTTCTTCTTTTGCTGTAGATGATACAAGAAAAGATATTACTTATGGTTTATATCTTAGAATTCCAATCGGAACTAGCGTAGCTACTCCGACTTTTAGAGAAGCGGAGTTGTTTACTGTATCTAAATTTAATGACGAAAGTATAGAATTTGTTACAGCTTCAGATAAATCTGGAAGTTTTTCTGCTTCTAGTGTTTATGTTGTTATTCCTTGTTATTCAAGAGTAGGTGGTAAAGGAAATACAATTATTGAATACGATATTGTTGCTGACACTCCCACTAATGCTTCAGGTGTAAATTTATTAAGCACAGAAAGTATTGATACAAGCACCGATGGTATGAATACAGCTAATGTTTCTTCTGGGACCAAAGCAGAGCTAAGCGAAAGATTAGGATATAGTTATGATATAGTAAATGGTACTAATTTCAACTCACGACCAAGAATTGCATCAGTATTAACAGCAGTTTCTGCTGAACCATCAGATGAAAACTATGTTAATCCTAGCTCGGGTTATAAAATAGGAACAACATACACAATATATCCGCTCGAAGGTTACTGGGATGATATAGACGCATCAAATATTGTTAAACCTACTATTACTGTTAATTATAATATATCATTAGACGCAGAAATGAAAACTACCAGTTTTACTATTACTGGTGGTTCTGGTTATCAAGCTGGTGATACATTTTCAGTGAGTAACGGAGGTTCTATAAAAGTGACATCTGTTGATAATCAAGGAGCTATTAGAGATATCGTTATGGTAACTCAAGGTTCTAGTTTTACCTCAGCGCCTACTGTTACTTACGATTCGCCTTCTAGAAGTGTTGTTGGTAGCGGAGCCACTGTTACTGTTAATAATAGTTATGCTGTAGATAGTGTTTCTTTAGATAGTTCTGATGGATTTCCTTTTACAGAAGGTGGTGTGGGTACTATCAGACCATTATCAGGTTATGATGCAGACTCAGATCTTATAGACTATACATTATATTATGAAACGGATAATCCAGGTGTTTATGCTGTTGAGAATTTAGATAAGTTTTCTTTAGATTCTATCTACGTTATGAATAAGGGTGTTGGCTATGGTGCCGTTACTGATTATGATTTACATATTTATAAACCTAATTATGTTACTAGACTATATGAATATGTTGCAAACACTTTTGATATAACTTACGACTTAAAACTTAAGGCTGATTTACAGATGCTACCATCTTATGGAAGTAGTACTCCAGATGCTAGTAGATTTTATAATCCTTCTGCGATAGTTGGTCCAACACCTAACAATCGTATATTCACACACACTATTAAGGAAGAGGAGTAACTCTTATGACAGTTCTTATATGTTGCGGAGGATGCAATTGTCCTTCAGATAAGCCTAATGTAATACCAGATGCTGTACAAGGACCATGTTGTAGATGTGATATTGACGAAGGTATTGAAGAATGTCCTGCTAATGATCCTCATCCTGTTCATGGTAGATTACCAGGACCTGTAGGTGCTTGTGCGTGTGAGTGTGATCCCGGTAGAGCTGGTCAAATTGGTGAATACACACCTGAATTTGATGAAGATGGCGTTATGACAGCCAATACTTGGGAAGGAGAATGTCCTCCAAATGTTCCTGAATTTGATACTGCTATTTGCGCATGTAAATGCACCAAGGATGCTGACACTTGTGCTCCTAAGACATTTATATCAGAAATCTGCGATTGTAAATGTACAAAAACCGAGGATGATTGCTCAGCCCCTAACCCAGAATTAGATCCAGACTCTTGCTCGTGCGGTCCATGTACGAACACTTGCGAAGATGCAGCCCTGCCAGATCGAGATGATGATACATGTGAGTGTAAATGTGATAAAGACGATCCTGATGGTGGTAATTCTTGCCCAGAAGATACTCCGGATTTAAAAGCTGAAGATTGCAGTTGCTTCTGTGCTTTAGCTGAGCTTGAAACTCCTTGTGCTAAAGGTGAGAAGTTCTCCCCAGGTACTTGTTCTTGTGATCCTTGTCCTACACCATGCCCTGAAAATCATGTCAGAGATGACGTAGGTTGTGGTTGTGCTTGTCCTCAGCCTAAAGCAATCTGTGCTTCAGATGAAACTTTTGATGATGAGACATGTAGTTGTGTTCCTAGCTATGCATCAGCTTTACTCGATGTAGACCTTCTACCTTAATTAGAGGGTCTGCCTTTGGGTCTAGACAAACGATATTTACGCCTTTGCCTTCTAATCATATCTGTAGATATATTATCTCCTGTGATTCTAGATAGTGTAACAGCAATAGAATTGTCGGTCATTTTAATATAATTATTTTTAATAAATTCCACATCTTCATCTCTCCATCTTCTATATAATCTATTCATAAAGATATCTCGCTTTACTTTGGTGTAAGTATTAACTACAATACTATTATAGAGAGTTTTCTACGTTTAGCAAAGAAAGAATATTATGAAAAATCAGACTTATACAAATATTGCTGGATCTTCGGTTAAAGTTGTAGCATCTGAGGAATTGGAACTTAGCTTAGATAAGGATTTAAATGAGGAACAGGAAACAAAAAGTATTGAAGAATTACTGAATGAGCAAAAAAAAGCAGCAGAAACAACCTAAGGTTTCAGATGAACAATTTCTAGAAACCCTAGATATTATAACCAAAAAACTGGTATATAAATTCAGATTCGGCTACCATGATATAGAAGATATGAAACAGCAGGCAGCTGTTTTTGCTCTAGAAGGACTTAAAAAGTACGACCATTCTAGACCTTTAGAAAACTTTTTATGGACACATGTTAGAAATCGCCTTTTCAACTATAAACGAGATAATTACCAAAGACCAGATAAGCCTTGTTTAACGTGTCCTTTATACCAACCTAATGACGAGGTTTCTGATTGCGCTCAATTTAAAGATAAATTAAATTGTAATGCTTATAAAGTTTGGTTTAAAAGAAACGATAGCAAAAAGAATATTATGCAGCCATCTTATATTGATGGTAAAGATCCTCAAAATAAAAAAGACTTCTTAAGAGATATTATGAATTCTGAGGTTATTGATCAGATCGAAGACACACTACCTATCAAATATAGAAATACATACTTAAAATTAAAACATGGTATGAAGGTTGCTAAAAATGATAAAGTTAAATTACAAAATTATATTAAACGACGCTTTATAGACAAAAATAAGAATAAAGATAATAAGGATAATGAAAATGAGTAAAAAAAGAGGTCAGTTATCATTATCAGAAGAAAAATATATAAAAGATAATGTGCATGATGTATCTATAGAACAAATAGCTGAACATTTAAATAGAAATACTGCTCCAGTTAAAAAATATATAGAAAAAAACAATCTTTTACAACCTAAAGAAGAGTTTGATGAAGTAGAAATATTAAAGATAAAATTAAGATCCAAATCTTTTTGGTCTGAGGTGTGTAAGCAATTTGATATAGATACTGGTGAGTTGAGTTATTTTGAAAATACTTGGGTTAATTTAATAAAGCAATTTAGAGAAGATGTTTTGCCAGCAGAAGAGTTGCAGATCAAACAGTTTATTACTATCGATATACTTATCAATCGAAGTATGAAGGAAAGAAAAAGACATATAGCAGAAACGACAAAACTACAGAAAAAAGTTGATTTTGAGTATGAAATACCAGAGGCGGATAGAGACACTGCTAAGCTAGCAAATCTTGAAACACAGTTGAGTTTTGCTAGAAATAGTATTGCTAGTTACACTAATGAATATACTAAGCTCCTTTCGGAACAACAAAAAATTAGTAAAGATCTTAAAGCAACAAGAGAACAGCGAATCAAACGTATTGAAGATGGTAAAAGCAGCTGGACGGGCCTTATTAGAATGCTAGAAGATGAAAGCATTAGAGAAAGCGAAGGTCGTCAGTTAGAAATTATGAAATTAGCTACTAAGCAATTTAAAAATCAATTACAAGACGCTCATCAATATCAAGACGAAGAATACGATAGACCAATCCTTAACCACGAATCAGCTAAAAGAGAACAGGAAGATGCGTAGATTTTATGATAATCAATATAAACAATGGATAAAGAAAATTTTTGCTAGAGACAGGCATAGCTGTCAGTGGCCTGGTTGTTCTAGCAGGAGAAAGCTTAATGCCCACCATATCAAAAAATGGTCAGATTATCCAGGATTAAGATTCCATTTAGATAATGGTATTACTTTATGTAAACAGCATCATGATCTTATTAAAGATAATGAAGAAAATTATGAAATGTTTTTCTTTAAGATAATAGGAGAGCATAAAAAATGATTATTTTACATGAACACAGGTTATGTTTCTTAGAAAAACCAAAGTGCGGTAGCAGATCTTTAGTTAGGGCTATCACTAGACCCTTACATAAACGCTGGAAGAAAGAAGATATTTTTGTTAGTAATAAAAATTTACATAACTTAAATTTCGACTATCACCATCCTAACTATTTACATGTTAATCTTCATGGAGCTATTACATATATTCAAGAAGTTAAAAAGCAAAATATTCAAGAATATACATTTATATGTTTATTAAGAAATCCTATAGATTTATTTATTAGTTTATATTGTTATGATATGAATAGGCAGAATAATAGATATCATAAGTTTTCTTGTGTTGAAGATATGAGGAATACTATACATTATAAGATGTTTACAGACAATATATTTTTACATATGAGGGATTTTGTTAATATAAAATTCTTTTCTTTACATAATACTGACTCTCTTATAGATTATTTATTTATGAAGCATAGAATTCCTATAAGGTTTCCTACTATTAATGTTAATCAAAATAAAAAGGAGTTAGATATTTCAGACTTGAAAGATCAAATTTTACAGGATTTCCCCATATATAATACTTTGTATGGTCAATAAAACCTATATATATAATTTATTACTTTCTTCATATTTTATCAATTACAATAAAGACGAATATGTTTGCTCCTTAGACATGGAACAAGGCTTGGCTTTGTATTTGTTTACATATTCTAAAGAGTTATTTCTTTTACAAAAACAACGTCTAACAGACCCTTCTATTATTATTGATGACTATAGCTTTTTAAATATATCATCTTATCTTGTTAGTAAATTAAGTAATGTTGAATCTATACAAAGACATGAAAATCTCATCACATTTAATTATTTAAATCTTTATAATTATAAGATTATGCATAGAACTTACGCTATTAAACAAAACACAATATATAATAATATACCTGTAGATTTCACATATAATGGGATAAGTTTTAAAACCCCTCGTGTAGATGATGTAATTAGTTATTATTTTTATCAGTATATTAAATATAAATTTAATTTAGAGTTTTTATTGTATTCCTGTTTATTAATTACTTTATACCATAATTCAATTAAAAACAATAATATTTTGACCAATTTATTGCAGTACGGGGTAAGTATCAAGAGAGGCTTTAAGAATATTAAGAAAGATATGAGTGTCATAAACTTTCAAATTATTAAAGGTTTTAATATAGATGATCAGGTGGTACAAGAACGAGTGGGATCCTTAGTGGATTTTTGTTATGACTTCTAATGAGAAAAAATATAGTTTTAATGTTATTATAGACACCAGAGAACAGAAGCCTTGGGCTTTTGCTGGTTGTGAAACTATTAATAAAAAATTAGATACTGGAGATTATTCCATTGAAGGCTTAGAGAATCTATTATGTATAGAAAGAAAAAATAGCGTTAGCGAAATAGCTAATAATATATCAGAAGCTAGATTTAAAGCTGAAATACTTAGAATGCAAGATTACTTATATAAGTTTATATTGCTAGAGTTTAGTTTACAAGATATTTTAAATTATCCCAAAGGATCATCAGTACCTAGACATATGTGGAATAAAATTAAAATAAGACCTGCTTTTATCTTAAAGTATATCACAGAACTTCAAACTAAACATAATATCAATGTAGTATTTTGTGACAACCCTCAGGCCGCTAACCAAATGGCCTTTTCAATTATTAAGAGAGTGAATGAATCTCATGGATAATATTAATAATAACTACCTAGACAATGCATGGCTTAACTTAGGAAACATTAACGATATTAAGATTGATAAAAATCTAATGATACGTCGTTCTAAAAAAGAAATAGAAAATCCTGACAGACATCTTATCAATATTATTAAAGATCCAGCCAATTTCAGCATGACGGCCAAATTGTTAATGAATATTGAATTACATCCGATTCAAGCAGCTATTTTGCAAGAATTTTGGGATCGGCCATTTCCTATGTTTATAGCTAGTCGTGGTTTTGGTAAATCTTTTTTATTAGCTCTTTATTGTACTTTAAAATGTATATTTGTTCCAGGTAGTAAAATAGTTGTCGTCGGGGCTGCTTTTAGACAGAGTAAAGTTATTTTTGAATATATGGAAACCATATGGAGAAAATCTGCTATTATACGTAGTATTTTCAATGGTAATGATGATGGTCCAAGAAGAGATGTTGATAGATGTACTATGAGATACGGAGATAGCTGGACAATAGCTATTCCTTTGGGTGATGGTAGTAAGATTAGAGGTTTAAGAGCTCATATCATTATTGCTGATGAATTTGCATCTATTTCACCAGATGTATATGAAACGGTAGTATCTGGTTTTGCTGCTGTTTCTGCAGATCCTATGGGTAACGTCAAAGCAGAAGCTAAAAAAGAACTTATGAAAGAGCTCGGTATGTGGAATGAAGAAATGGAAACTTTACAACATCGTAAAAGTAATCAGGCTATAATAGCAGGTACTGCTGATTACAGCTTTAAACACTTTGCTCAGTATTGGGAGCGATATAGATCTATTATTCATAGTTTAGGAGAAGAATCAAAACTTCAAGAAATTTTTAAAGGCGAGGTGCCACAAAACTTTAACTGGCAAGATTATAGTATTGTTAGAATGCCATACGAACTTATACCTAAAGGTTTTATGGATGATAGGCAAGTAGCTAGAGCTAAAGCGACTATACATAGCGGTATTTATAATATGGAATATGCTGCATGTTTTACTAAAGATAGTAGTGGTTTTTTCAAAAGAAGTTTGATTGAGAGTTGTGTTGTTGGTAATAAAAATCCTGTTGTGATTAATGAAGAACCTATTATTTTCGACGCTAAAATAAAAGGCGATCCAGATAAAAAATATGTATATGGTATTGACCCAGCTAGTGAGCAAGATAATTTTAGTATAGTAGTATTAGAATTACAACCAAATCATTCTAGAGTTGTGTATGTGTGGACTACAAATAGAAAAAATTTCAAGAAAAGACAAAATACAGGATTAGTTAATGAGAACGATTTTTATGGTTTTTGCTCTAGAAAAATTCGAGACTTAATGAAAGTATTTCCGTGTGAAAGAATAGCCTTAGATGCTCAGGGTGGTGGTGTTGCTATTGAAGAAGCTCTACATGATACTAATAAATTACAAAGCAATGAACTACCTATATGGCCAATTATTGAAGCAAAATCGAAGGATACGGATTTTAAATCAGGATTGCATATTTTGCAGTTAATACAATTTGCTAGATCAGATTGGACTAGCCAAGCTAATCATGGTTTGAGAAAAGACTTAGAAGATAAAGTTTTATTATTTCCTCAGTTCGATAATCTTACTTTAGGTTTAGCTATGGAAAAAGAATCTCAAGATATTACAAGAGATGATATTGATCCTATATATGATACTCTTAGTGAATGTATTTTAGAAATAGAAGAATTAAAAAATGAGTTAACTACCATAGTAATGTCTCAAACTAGTAATAGTCCTGGTGCCAGAGAAAGATGGGATACTCCAGATATTAAAGGTGTTCATGCCAAACGAGGTAAACTACGAAAAGACCGTTATAGCTCCTTAATTATGGCTAATTCAGTAGCCAGAGCAATTAATAGAGCAGACACACCAGTTGAGTTCGAGGTTATCGGGGGTGTTGATGGAGTCTATAGATCTGACGAGAAAACTTTATATAAAGGGCCCGGATGGTTTACCGAAGGCGGTAATGACGATATTTATCTTGGAATTTATAAAAAATAGTGTATTATAAAAATATAAACGCATACAATCCTATTGCAATGGAAATACAATTAAATTATGAGTAAAAAATATCCTAAAAGTGATGCTATCGAAGACGCCATAACAGAACAGGAAGAGCTATATGTAACTTGGGGAGAAGATTTAGAATCTAAACAGCAAGCTCTAGGGGAATCATCGAAATCTATTACTGAGTTTGAAGGAATACACAAAACTACTGGTTATGCTAGATATAGTAGAGACTTTTCTAATTTAGGAGAAAACCTTTCCGGTAGACCAGGACTAAGTCGATCGGATTATGATTATTTTAGACCTAACGAAGCTGTTCCTGTTAGACTAAAAAATATTATTAAAACAGCGGATACTATTTATCAACGGGTTGGTTTAGTTAAAAATGTCATTGATTTGATGGGTGATTTTAGCTCACAAGGTATCAGGCTTGTTCACAGAAACAAAAGAATAGAAAGATTTTACACAAATTGGTTTGATAAAATTGGAGGTACTGAAAGAAGCGAAAGATTTTTAAATAATTTGTATAGAGTTGGGAATGTTGTTATCAATAGACAAACAGCTAAAATAGGTAAAAAGACAGAGGATCAACTTTATAAAGCTGCTGGGGAAGCAGATATTCGTATAGAACAGGAAACTATTAACCGTAAAGAGATACCTTGGAGATATACTTTTATAGATCCTTTCTATGTTGATATTATGGGAGAAAGTCTGTCTTCTTTTGTTGGTAAAAAAAGTTATGCAATATCATTACCAGCTCAATTAAGAAAAACTATTAACAGTCCAAAAAATGCTGTAGAGAAACAAATAGTTTCAGAATTACCAGAAGATATAATTTTAGCAGCTAAAAATAAAACATTATACCCTCTTAGTCCAGACAAGACTTTGGTGTTTCATTATAAAAAAGATGATTGGCAAAATTGGGCATATCCTATGATTTATGCTATCATGGATGATATTAATATTATCGAAAAACTTAAGCTTGCAGATTTAGCAGCTCTAGATGGCGCTATTTCTAATATAAGAATTTTCAAACTAGGTAATCTCGAACATAAAATTGCTCCTACTAAAGCAGCTGCGGCTAAGTTATCTAATATCTTACAGAATAATGTTGGTGGAGGCACAATGGATTTAATTTGGGGTCCAGATATAGAGCTAATAGAATCAAAAACTAATGTACATCAATTTTTAGGAGAAGCAAAATACACTCCTCATTTAAATAGTGTTTATGCTGGTCTTGGTATACCCCCGACTCTTACAGGTACTTATGGTGCTGCTGGGACAACTAATAATTTCATCAGTCTTAAAACACTTACCCAAAGACTAGAATATGGTCGTCAGATTCTAAAGCAATTTTGGATAAAAGAGATTGAAAATGTGCAAAAGGCTATGGGTTTTAGATATCCAGCCAAAATTGAATTCGATAGAATGGATTTAAGTAATGAAGATGCTGAAAAGGCTTTATTGATACAGCTATCTGATCGTAATCTGGTTAGCGAGGAGTTGGTGCAAACTAGGTTTGGATTTGATGCTGATATGGAAAGTCTCCGAATTGCTAGAGAACAAAAAGAAAGAGACAATGCTAAGAGACCTAGTAAAGCTGGCCCATTTCATGAAGCTGATTTTGAAAACAGTCTCAAAAAGATTGTCTTGCAAAGTGGCATGGCAACACCTAGTGAGGTTGGTTTAGATCTAAAGTCGAAAAAAAGAGGTCAAAAGAATCTATATGAATTAAAGAACGAAAAGCCTTCTTCACCAGAAACCACAACGAAGTTGGTAAAAGATTCGCCAGAATCTTTACCAGGTGTTCCGGGTGAGGGAAGACCTAAGTTGTCAAAAGACACAAAGAAACGAAAAAGCAAAACCTTTAAACCCCGAACAGGAGCTACTTTAGATATATGGGCTCAAGACGCTCAAGATAAAATTAGCGCTATTGTAAACCCCTTAATTTTAGATTATTACAAGAAGAAAAATCTGAGGTCTTTATCTAGTGAGGAGTTCAAAAACTTAGAGTATGTTAAAACTCAAACTCTCTTTGCATTAAATCCATTTTCTAATATTGACGAGGAAAAAATTTCAGCTAATATAAAAAATGTACACAATAATAATACCAAAAAACATATAATGGGGTATGAATATTGGTTGAAGGCTATTGGTAATGATCTTGATCGTTCTTTGACTATTGAAGAGCAAAAGATTGTTAAATCTGTCTATTATTCAACCATTCACCATAAAGAGAGTGTTTTATGATAATATATCAGCAAGAATACGATGACGGTGTCGATGAAATTATATCGGCCAATGCATCTTTAGCATACATAACAGAAGCTCAACCATGCCTAAGAAAAGATATCGAGCTAGCAAAAGCAAACATCAATAATAATCAAACTATTGCTGCATTAAATGATGAAGATCTTTATTATGTACAATCTATTTTAGTGTCATCTTCTTGGAATAAAAATGATGATATTTTTGATAAATCTGAGGTCTGGGCAGCTAAGGCCACACCAGAAGACAAACCAACTAACTTAGAGCATGACGAAGATCAAATTGTGGGACATATTGTTTCCAATTGGCCTATAGATATAGATGGCAATACTTTACCAGAGAGTACAGGTTTGGAAGCATTACCTGAAAAATTTCATATCGTCACAGGCTCCGTAATTTATCGTAATTTTTCTAATCCTGATCTTAAAGAAAGAGCTGAAAATCTTATTCAGGAAATTAAAAGTGGAAAAAAATATGTAAGCATGGAGTGTTATTTTAACAACTTTGATTATGGTCTTTTAGATAAGTCTACAGGAAATTACAAAGTGTTAAAAAGAGATAATAATTCAGCATATTTAACAAAACATTTGAGAGCATATGGTGGTGTTGGTGAGTATGATAATTTTAAGATTGGTAGAGTATTGAGAAATATCAATTTTTCCGGTAAAGGTTTTGTAGATAAACCAGCAAATCCTGAAAGTATTATATTCGACCAAGACTCTGCACAAAAAATATTAAAAGAACAAACTGAACAAAATATCCCTTTGGTCAATAATAGTGTATCTAATATTCAAGCGTCCCTTAACCTGGAGAAAAATAAAATGAGTCTAGAAAAAGATGTAGAAGCTTTATCAGACAAAGTCGAAGCCATGACTGGTTGCGGCGAAGTTTTGAAAGAAGCATATAGCAAAGTTAGTGAGTTGGAGGCCAAGGTTATGGACCTCGAACAAGGCATGAAAAACAAAGAAGAAGAAATGGCAATGTGGAAGGAAAAAGCTACCAAAGATATGGAAGAAGCTACAATTTCTATTGCTGAAAAAGACAAATTATTAGAAGAATACAAAAATAAAATGGAATACGATGTTGCAGAATTGAGTGAGGCTAAAGCTACGGAGCTTAAAGAACTCACATCTGCTCATGAAGAATCCATTAAAGCTAAAGATTGTGATCTTGAAGCTTTGCAAACTGAATTAACCTCAGCTAAAGAGGCTATTGCGACTTTTGAAGCTGAAAAAGCTGAATTAGCAAAACAGGCTAAAATTCAAAGCAGAATTGCAGAGCTCGTTGAAACTGGTGTGACCTCTGAAGTAGCTTCAGCCACTGTTGATAAGTTCGAAGAACTTGACGACGAAGCTTTTTCTACTATCAAGGCTTTGGTTAGTTCTAACATACCAGAATGGGCTCAGGTAAAAGCTGAAGAGTCGGAAGAAGTTGCTGAAACTTCGGAAGAAACAGAAGCTTCTACTGAATCTGTTGAGGTTGAGGTTGAAGATGAAGAGACTGAGTCAGCTGTTGCCGAAGATGTTTTAGAAAATGTTGAGGTCGAAGAAGACGGCGTTGATCTTAGTGTTGGCAGTGAAGATGACTCAGAAGTTCATAGCACTAGAGCATCATTAGTAGATTTTGTATATTCTAGATTAGGCAAACAAAATTCCAATTCCAATAAAGGAGAGTAAAAATGGCTTTAAAACCAGATCGTATCGAAAGTTTAACTGATGTTTCTTTCTTTATGAATGTAGCAGCTACACGCGGTGGCGTTGCTGTATTCAGCGGTAATGGCGGGGTCGGTTCATCTATGGATGATGCTGATGCTACTGTTATCTATCCAACAGGCAGTCCATCTGGTACAGCACCAGCTGGCGTCTTGATGAATGATGTAGTAAATCTTGATCTTACAAGACAGCACATCAACTACCACAAAGATGAAGTTCAACTTGGTGGTAAAGTTGCTTTGCTTCGCAGAGGTCAGGTTACAACAAATATGGTAGATAGTTCCACACCAGCCGCTGGTGATGCTGCCTACTATGATGGGTCGGGTGATTTTACCACAACTTCAACCAACAGTGTTAAAGTTGGTACGTTTTTAAGTGGTAAAGATGCCGACGGTTACGTTAAAGTAGATATCAACATTACCTAATTAAAGAGGAGACGAAAATAATGGCTAATAATAGATTTGAACCAAGTCCAGAGCTTACTGACCTTTTAATTAGGTCAGGATCTGCAGAAAAAGAGCAATCTTTAGCTGCTAGTAGAGAGTTTGCAAAGGCTCTTGAATTACCTTTGCGTCAGGCTGTCTTAAGTGGAGACGTCTTAAATGGAATTTTTGAGCCAGTTCAGTTGGCTCCTGGTGCTACTCCAGAATTTCCATTAGATTTCCTTGCTCCAGGCACAGAGTCTGATTTTGTTGCTTACACCCTTCCTAATCATGGTTACGTTCCAGAACGTCATGTTGAAGGTGATTATGTCATGGTTCCAACTTATGACATCGGTGCAAGCATTGATTATCTTCTTAAGTATGCTCGTGACGCCCGTTGGGATGTCGTTGGTCGTGCTATGGAAGTTCTTGAAGCTCAGTTTGTCAAAAAGATGAATGATGATGGTTGGCACACAGTTCTTGCTGCTGGTGTTGACAGAAACATTGTTGTTTATGACAGTGATGCTGATGCTGGTCAGTTTACCAAGCGTCTTGTAAGCTTGTTAAAAACAGTTATGCGTCGTAATGGTGGAGGTAATTCTGCTAGTAATAACAGAGGTATCCTTACCGATCTTTATGTTTCTCCAGAAGCTATGGAAGACATTCGTAACTGGGGTGTTGATCAAGTTGACGAAATTACTCGTCGTGAAATCTACACTGCTGAAGACGGTACTCTTAACAGAGTATTTGGTGTAAACCTTCATGATCTTGATGAGCTTGGCGAAGGTCAGGAATATCAAGAATTCTACAACAATGTACTTTCTGGTACATTACCAGCCGCTGACGCTGAAGTAGTTGTTGGTTTGGATCTTAGAAGCAGAGATTCCTTTATTATGCCAGTTCGCCAAGAAGTTCAAATCTTCGAAGATGATACCCTTCATCGTCAGAAGAGAGCAGGCTTCTACGGATGGGCAGAACAGGGTTTTGCTGTTCTAGATAACAGAAGAGTACTTTTAGGTTCTCTATAATCAAAAATGATGTTGCTTAATAAAGTAGCCACCTCTCTTTTGGGGTGGCTATTTTTTTTATATACATGCTGGTCCAGAATGGGGTATAATAACATTATCACCATAAATTTATCACAAGGAGATCTTCTATGGCCTGGCAAACTGAAATACCAATTATAGTAAGAGCTTTAATTAATGATTTTGAAGAAACATATTCTGATTCCAGAATCATTCAATTAAGCACAGTGGCTGCTAGATATGTGGTTATGGATTTAAATTTAAATCAAGATTATACTATTGATGTTGTTAATAATACTATCACTCCAGATCCTTGTGCGGTTGCTACCAGAGATGATACATTTGTTAGTTTTGTATCATTAAGAGCATCATGCTTTTTAGATCAAAGTACATTTAGAACTAAAGCAGCTACAGAAGGTATTAAAGCTGGTCTAGGACCTGCTCAGGTACAGGTTTCAGGCCACCTAGCTGGCTATAAGACAGTTTTAGACGTCGGACCTTGTGCAATGTATGATCATTTAAAACAGCAGCATAATATTGGAAATGCTACAGCTATAGATGCGATTCTTAGTCCTTTTGTTGGGAATGATTTTGATCCTAGATTTCTTGCTGTTTCAGATTTACCAGCCCGAAGTACTCGTGATGGATTTTATACATAATGGATCTCACAAATATTAAAACTTTATATAATAGCATGATAGATATAGTATTAGCCGAAAAAGGTTTAACTATACCATGTACTTTAGTATATGAAACTAGCAAATTAAGTCAATGTCCTAATTGCGTATATGATACTATTTCTAAGAAATCAGCCAATATATATAACGGAACAGGACCTATCTCTTTCGTTAATGGTCAAACCTGTCCGTATTGTTTAGGTGAAGGTATTACTTCTAATTCTGCGTCAGAGAGCGCTGTAAATTTTGCTGTTTTAACAGATAGCAAGAATTTTGTTGGTAGTGTGAATATTCCTGATATTGATGCTCAAACTATTTGTTCTATTAGTCATTTAGATTCAATTAAAAAATGTTCTAAAATTATTTTTAATACAGACATACCTAGTTTAACAAATAATATTTTTATTAGAGCTAACGAACCTACCCCTGTGGGGCTAGGAGATAATAGATATATCTTTACTAATTGGAAGAGATAGTTATATATGGAATATTCAATTAATATATTAGAGTCTACAAGCACTATTTCTAATAGAATATTAAAAGCTTTATCTAAAGAAGTCGATCAACATTTTAAAAAGGCTTATAATAAATGTAGAAAAGAAATTGTTAATATAGTAGTTTCAGCTATAAAGTCTCATAGAACCTATAATAGTTTAATTGCTGGTGATCTAAAAGGAGAATTTGGTCTAGACAACGCAACGAATCGCCTTAATGAGATATTAGAGTTTTGGAAATATTTAGATTTAGAATACAATAAACCAGTTATTCGTTCTCAACAAATTATAGGGTCTTTTTCTTTATCTATGATTAGATCAGATTATTCTGATGTTTTATCGTCCGCAGCAGCTGAGGTGGTAACAGATAAAGGTGTATCTTTAGAATGGTTAAGATGGTTATTGTTGTTTGGCGACAAAACTATCATTAAAGATTATGAGGTAAAACTTGGACCTCATCCTAACTCTAGATCTGGAAATGGAATTATGATCGGTAAAGGAGGTTCTAGATGGAGTGTACCTTCTGGTTTTGCTGGTGTTGCTAAGAAAAACTGGATTACTGAATCAATAGATAGTGTTGAAAGTGAAATTACTAATTTATTACAATCTGCACTGAGGTAAAAAAAAATGGCTAAAGGTAGTGAAAAGTTTACTGGTGTTAATTCAATTAATGATTACCTCCTTATTTCCAATATAGAAAATAATCTTAAATCTTTTTTAGATTGGGGCTTTTTAAATATTGGTGGATTTATTAATGTTAGCTCAACATCTAATGAGTACCATAATGATCCTAGTAAATTAGGTTATGTATCTGATCCTAATTATTCTGATGGTCAGGTATGGCAAACAATATATCAAGATTGGGTTTATGATAATTTAGACGATTATGCACCAACTCTTATTACTGGGGTTAATGTTGATGGTTCGTCTGTGAATTCTAGTGACTATATTTTAGATTATGTTAATAGTAGAGTTATATTCAATACAGCTATATCTACTTCTAGTAATGTTACGATGAATTATGCGTATAGATGGGTGCAAGTTCATAAAGCTAGTAGCAATTTAGTTTGGTGGAAGCAGTTTCAATTTGATATAGTTAATGATGCTACCCAATTTAGTCAAAATACTGGAGAATATGCTATTTTTAATCAAAATAGAATTCAAATGCCTAGCGTTATTATAGAAACAGTGCCTAGAGGAATTTCTAAACCATATCAATTGGGCGATAAATCATTAATTGCTGATCAAGATATTATATTACATGTTATAGCCACTAATTCAGCTCATAGAAATTCTATTATAGATATTATTAGATTACAAGAAGATAAAGTTATATGGCTTTATGATACTCAAAAATTAGCTCAAGATGGTATTTTACCTTTTAATTTTAATGGGTCTTTAAATGGTAGTAGAAAACCATATAATTTAATAGTTAACGATTGCACAGATCCCGACCCCGTAACTAATGAAGTTGTGTGTGAAGATGAATATAGGTGGAAAACATGCCATTTGAAAGATTTTATTGTTTCTGAAGTAGAGTCTAGGTATTTTTTCGAAGAGGCCAAAATTCGTATCACTGCTGAAATAATATTTGATACTATAGGATAATTGGTGTATAATTATTCGTAGTGTTCCCAACCGTTTTAAATGCAAATGGAGAATAAACCATGCCAAATAATAGAGTATTTTACGCATCTCAGGGCGTATCAATTGGTGGTACAGTTGTACAAGGCGCTCAGAGCGTCGGTATTACCACCAATTTCAACCTAGAGCAAGTTTTTCAATTAGGTCAACTAGCCTTGTATGATAATGTATCGTTAGATCCAGAAGTAGAAATTACAGTATCTAAAATTCTTGATGGAGAATCTTCCGTTTGGAAACTTGCTACTGGTGGTGGTACTTTGATCGCTAACGCTAATGATGAAGCAGTTGTTGTAGTAGGTATCGGTAGTGATACTGGCTCTACCTTAAGTAGCACAAGCGCTATTACTTGTAGCGGTATGTTTGTTTCTTCTGTTTCTTATACTTTCCCAGTTGATGGTAATATGACAGAAGAAGTTACTTTTGTTGGTAATGCTAAAGCTTTAACAGGTAGTGTTGCTGCTCCTGCTACCACAGAAAAAACTGTATTAAGACGTCAAAATATTAATTTTGGCGCCGCATCCGCTGTTTTACCTACAGAAGTAGATGGTAAAAATATCACAAGTATTAGTATTAGTGCTGATCTTGGTCGTGAAAGTATGTATAAACTTGGTTCTTTGAAACCATTCCATCGTTTCGTTAATTTCCCACTTGAAGTTACTTGTGAGTTCGAAGTTAGCGCTACAGATCTTGATGGTGTTGAAGTCGATGTACCAGATACAGCTTGTAGCGGTTTGGCTAGTAATGACCGTGAAATTGTTGTTGTAGTTTGTGGCACAGATGGTAACGACGCATACACGTTTGATCTCGGTGATAAATGTAAGTTAACAAGTGTTAATTATAGTGGTGGAGATACTGGTGGTGGTAATGCAACCATTACTTACTCTTTTAGTACTTATAATGAACTTGAAATTACAGACGCTTAATCATTAAGTAAGCAGTGTAGGGAATACTATGCTGGGGGTAATATTGCCCCCAGCTTTTAATTCAATGGAGAATAAAAATGGCGAATAGAATTTTTTATGCTTGTCACGCCTTGGCTGTTGATGGAAGTTTTGTCGCCGGTGCTCAAAGCGCTGCTATCACTACATCTTTTGACCTTGAGCCAGTATTTCAATTAGGTCAATTAGAAGCTGTAGATGTTTTAAATCTATCTCCTAATGTTGAAGTTACAGTAACTAGGGCTCTGACCGATAGTAGCGGTACTATTTTTAGTGGTAGTTTTATTGATAATGTTGGAGATAATAATAAAACAGTTTGCTTAGGTATTGGAGATGATCAGGAGGAGCTATTAACCTCAACATCTTCTATTCATTGTACAGGTATGGGTATTAGTGGTGTTACATATAACTTTCCTGTAGATGGAATATTTACAGAAGAAGTTAGTTTTTCAGGAACTAGCAAGACTGTTGGTGGTTGTAGTGTGAGCGCTTCAGAAGACACAACCTCTAAAGCTTTAGTCAGATATAGTTATCAAAGCGGTGTTCCTGCTACAGTTACAAACGCTGGTAATTTAACCAATATTAGTATTAGCGCTTCGATTAGTAGAGAAAATTTATTTAGATTAGGTGAATATAAAGCTTATCATAATTTTGCAAGTTTGCCTTCTGAAATTACAGTTGATTTTGAAGTTAGTGCTACCAGTGTAGATGGTATCGCAATAGCTGCTGCTGCTGGCTGTAATGGCCCTACAGACAATAAAGAAGATATTACTATTGCTTTGTGTGGATATAGTTTTGCGATTGAAAATGCTCGTTTAAGTAATGTTGCGTATGGAGGTGGAGATACTGGCGGTGGGAACGCTACTATCACATTCACGTACACATCATATAACAGCTTGACGGTTACGTAATTTAAATTTTAATAAATTAAATTAAAAGTCAAAAAATGGACATAGAAGGAAATATATACAGGATTATTACAGGACACTACTATATATCTGTTGATAATACAGATTATAGAGTTGTTTCACCCAATATTCAAATCAAACAAAAAGCTCATTATATATATAATAATATACTTAATAGTAATAAATTTGATACTAAATACTGGCTTAAGAAAAAACAAGCTGATAGAATATTAGAGACTAATGGCATTTGGAATTCAACCAAAGAAGAAAGCCTAAAAGTTTTAAACAACAGGCTAGACGATATGAAAATTGAGTTGTATCTAAAATACGACGATCCTACTATGAGGAAAAAAATTAAAGCTAGCTTATCTACTGGTAGAATAAAGATTAGTGAGTTAGAAACAAAAAAAACATCGATGGACACCTTAACTTTAGAATACTATGCTAATTCAGCAAAAAATGAATATATAGTTTTGAATACGGTGTATAAAGATGAAGAGTTGGTTTTTAAAGGTAAAGATGATACTAGTATTAATACAGAGTTTTTGGATAGTATTATCACAGAAGTAAATAGGAACGGTTTAAGTATGGAAGATTTAAGGATTGTAGCTAGAAGTGATCTTTGGAAATCTTACTGGGATGCTGCCAAAGGTAATATATTTGCACCACCCGCATACGCATGGAATGATGAGCAAAGATTATTGGTGAACCTTAGTAAAATGTATGATTCGGTTCATGAACATCCTGAAGCTCCAGATGATAATGTTATTGCTGACGACGATGCTTTAGATGGATGGATGTTGGCCACAAGAAGAAAAGCTGAAAAAGAACGTAAGAAAACTAAATTAATGGATTCCATAGGTGGTAAATATAAAAATGCAGGAGAAATATTTATTGTTACTCAATCGCAAGAAGAAGCCAAAGGTATTTACGGTCTGAATGACGCAGAAGGAATGGCTGAAATTAATCATTTGAAAACTATAGCTAAAACCAGTCAAGAACCAGTTCAATGGCAAGATATGCCACATGTTCGTACTAAGCTAGAAAGTCAATTAAAACAAAGAAACGCTATGAAAAAAGGTGAATAACAATGCAGAGAAAAATACATAGTAGAAGACTAATTATAGAACAATTAGAAAAAAGATTTAAGACAATCATGATAGGTTCTTTAGCTAGATTTGAAAAAGAATTTGGATATTTATGGAATAATGATGAAGATCCTAATACTGATCAAGAAGTTTTTTTTAGAGATAAATGGGAGGATTTGAGACACGAATTATTGGATCACGGAAACGACCAAATGAGAAATGGAGTACAGGATTTGAATGATTATTTGAATCATGTAGAAAAGTATAATTTACAAATTTATTATAACAGAGGAGAAGAATAATGGCTGAGACTTTTAAAATGACAGTAAATGGTAAAAATCAGGAATTTTTGGTACAGTCTCCAAATTTAGCTCAACAAAGAGAAGGTCAGAAAGTTTACAATCAGGCATTTTCTGATGCTGTAAAGTCTGGGTCTATAGTTCGTGCTAAATTAGATGATTTGCTTAAAGATCAAGGATTATGGGATGATGAAAAGCAAGCTCGTTTTTTAGCTATTCAAGAAGAGTTAAACAATAACGAAAAAAGCCTAGCTACTGGAGGTATTTCTCTTGAGAACGCTAAAGCCCAGGCTTTAAAAATGAGAGATCTTAGAGAAGAGCTTAAAGAGTTAATTTCTGTTAGAACCAATTTAGATACACACACAGCAGAAGGCCAAGCTGATAATGCTAGATTCAACTACTTAGTTTCATCTTGTGTGGTGTATAATAATACCAAGAAAGTTTATTTTCGTAATTATGAAGATTACCTGAATAAATCTTCTGATCCGGTTGCGGTGATTGGTGCTCAAAAATTAGCAGCTATGCTTTATGGCTTAGACTCTGAATTTGAGAAAAAATTACCAGAAAATAAGTTTTTGTTAGAATATAAGTTTGTTAATGATGATTTAAGATTCATTAATAAAGATGGTAAGTATGTTGATCAAGACGGTAGGTTAGTAGATGAAATTGGTAGGTATATCGACGAGGAAGGTAAATATGTAGATAAGGATGGAAATCTGGTTGATGAGTCGGGAGAATATTTAGTAGATTTTGTTCCTTTTACTGATGATGATGGTAAACCTGTAGTTTTGGAAAAGGGTAAAGATGAAAAACAATCAGAATCACAACAGGATAAACCTAAGGAAGAATCTACAACTGAACCTGAAGTCACACCTCAGAACACCTCTACCAATCAAGAGGTTCCTACCGAGGAAACTAACACAGAATAAACTTTTTGATTATTTGTATATTATACTCCTTTCTTTGCAGCCCTCTGGAAACAGAGGGTATGCTTATATATAAACGACACACAAAGGTATAAATAATTATGGCAGCAGCTTTTAATTTAACGGCACAAATTAATTTAAGAGGACCTAGTAATACTAAGGTTATTGCTTCTCAAATTAGAAAGCAATTATCTAATATTAAAGTAAAAGTTAATCTTGATTTAAAAGGATCAGCAGCTAAAAATGTTACTAAGGTTAACAAGCAGTTACAGTTGTTACAGCAAAATGCTGCTAAAGCTAATGCTAGTGTTGCTAGTTTAAGTGCTACAGTATCTCAGTTAGGGGCCGGTTTAAATAATTTAGGTGGCTCTGGAGGCGTTCAGTCTCTTAACAAAGTGCAAAAACAAGTGCAAAGTACTGGGAGTGCTATTAGCTCAGCTACTACCCAAGTTCAAGAATTTGGAAAACAATCAGGCTTAGCTATTCGTAGATTCGCTGCTTTTAGTGCTGTTACTGGTGTTGTTTATAGTTTAACTAACGCTATTAATAGTGCTTTCAAAGAATTTGTAGCTTTTGATAAACAAATTGTTCGATTAAGTCAGGTAACAGGAACGACTGTTAGTGGCCTTTCTGGTATTACAAAAGAAATCTCTAATCTATCTAGCAATTTAGGTGTTGCGTCTTCTGATTTAGCTCAAGTATCTGTTACACTTTCTCAAGCTGGTTTAAGCGCTCAAGAAACTAAAATAGCATTAGAAGCCTTAGCCAAATCTGCATTAGCTCCTTCTTTTGATAATCTTAATAATACTGTTGAAGGTAGTATTGCTTTAATGCGTCAGTTTAGTATTAGTTCTGGGGAGTTAGAAGCTGCTCTTGGTAGTGTGAATGCTGTAGCTGCTAGTTTTGCTGTTGAAGCTGGCGATATCATTGCTGCTATTCAGCGTACTGGTGGTGTGTTTGCTTCTTCTAGTAGGGGTATTAGTGAAGGTACGGCTGCTCTTAATGAATTTGTAGCTTTGTTTACTAGTGTTAGAGCGACTACTCGTGAAAGTGCAGAAACTATTGCTACTGGTTTAAGAACTATCTTTACTAGAATACAAAGAGGTTCTACTATAGAGTCTTTGAAAGAGTTTGGTATTACGCTTACAGACTTACAAGGGAAATTTGTTGGACCCTTTGAAGCTGTTAAACGATTAAGCGAAGGTCTTAAAGGTTTAGATCCAAGAGATTTGCGTTTTGGTCAAATTGTCGAAGAGCTTGGTGGTTTCCGTCAAATTGGTAAAGTTATTCCTTTAATTCAACAGTTCGCCACTGCTCAAAAAGCTTTAGGGGTAGCTCAATCTGGGCAAGGCAGTTTATCTAAAGCGGCTATACAAGCTCAAGCATCTTTAGCAGTTCAATTTGAAAAAACCAGACAGTCTTTTGTTTCTTTAGTTAGAGATATAGGTAATAGCACAACTTTCAGAGGCATTGCTAAAGTTGCTTTAACAACAGCAAATGCATTTATAACATTGGCTTCAGCATTAAAACCTTTATTGCCTATGATAACGGCCTTAGCTGCTTTTAAGGGAGTTTCGGCATTAAGTGAATTTGGTGGTGGTTTTCTTGGTGGGTTTGGAGGTAAAGGCGGAGGCGGAGGAGGCGGAGGTGGTCCATCAGGCCCAATGGGTCCAATAGGTCCTTCTTCTGGCGGTAGTGTTAGTGGTAGAGGTAGTGGTCGTAGGAATAAAGGCTCGGCTTCTAACAACAAAGCTTTAGCTAAAAATTCAGCAGCTTTAAACGCTAATACAACAGCACTAGGCTCTGTAAATACTAGTATGGCTAGCTTACTTCAGTCTATTGATGCTTTGTCTGAAGCTATTAATAATAAACAATCTGGAGTTAATACTCAAGGCTTTGCTAGTGGTGGTTTGGTTCCTGGAAGTGGTAATAGAGACACTGTATCTGCTATGCTAACTCCTGGTGAATATGTTATTCGTAAAAAAGCTGTTGAAAAAATAGGCGCAGATAATCTTAAAAAACTTAATCGTGGAGGTAGAGTACAAAGATTTACCGGTGGTGGTGGAGCTGAAGCTTTGACTGTAGACGATATTAAAATATTTGAATCTGGTCAAAACGCAGGAGGAATTCCTAAGGGACAATTAAAAAACATGCCGAGTAGCCTAGCACAATCTGTAATAGATCGTTATAAAGGTAAAGGTAAACTTAATCAAGAAACATTTAAAGCCTTAAAAGAAAAAGTAGCATTAAAAGCAGCACAAGATAAAGCAGTACCTTATGCACTAGTTGGCCTGAGAGGAACTGCTAAAGAAGTGTTTGCAGAAGCTGATGACGGAACTATGGTAAAGCTTATTGGCAGAACTTTAGGCGAGACTGATGATAATAAACCTTATGAAGATACTATGTTTAAGGATTTCAAAGACACGGTAGCTAAAGTGGCTAATCAGATGGCTACAAAAGTACAAGCTCAGCCAGTATCGCCAGGCGATCTGAATAAAGATGCTATGGAAAAAGCAGGTTTCTTTAATGCTGTAGGAGCTTATCTCGAAGCGGCTGTAGCAAGTATTGGTGCTCCTTACGATAAAGATCAGTCTAATGATCCACTAGATTTTGCGCAAGGTTTGGGTTCTGCTTCTGGTTTATTTGGCTTACCATCGGACATGCCTGCTGATACCACAAGAACAGTTTTTAGTAGTGGTAAAAGTCCTGCAGATTTTCTGAAACAAGTGAATAATTATAGAGCAAAATTAGCTGGAGGAGGCTCTGTTAGCGACACGGTTCCTGCATTATTAACTCCTGGTGAGTATGTAATCAATGAAAAGTCTGCAAAAAAATTAGGATCTCAAAAATTAGATCAACTTAATAGAGCAGATAGGATTCAAGGTTATGCTAGTGGCGGCCCTGTTGGTTTTGTTCAACGTTTAGCTAGTGGTGGTAGTCCTAGAGCAGATAAAATGGAATATCTGGAAAGAGTAGCTAAAAAACTTGGAATGACTGTTTCACAATACGAAAAAAGTATTAGAAGTAGAATTCTTCAAGGAGCAGAAACTAGAGCTACCGAGAAAACAGGTATGCAAGGAGATCTAAAGGATGTTATTGTTAAAAATATACAATCTATTGGAGATGCAGATGTAGAGGGTATGGTTAGAACAGAAGTATCTGATCTAGTTAAGAAAATTTATACGGGATATGATGAGATTGATCCAGATTTGTTGAATCAGGGTATAGATGAACTTGTTCAAGGTATGAAGGCAGGACTATCTCTTGATGAAATTAAAAATATGTCTGATGGGTTTAAAGAAATTTTAGACGCACAAATTACTGCTGGTGATGAACTATCTGGTGTTACAGAAGAGATGGCTAAGAAATTAGGATTTTTGACATCTAGAATGAAAGTTCGAGATATTGATATGAAAGCTTCAGGTTCTCAAAAAGCCGGGAAGTTTGGAGCTTTAGATGACGATCTTAGAAAAGCACAAAAGAGTATCGAGTCTGGTGTCGGTTCTATATTAGATGGTTTTTCAGAAGCTGTTTCTTTACAAAATCTTCCAGGTATGAAGAAATTATCTAGTGCTTATCCAGAATTGACTAAAAAGATTACGACAGCCGGTGATAAATTAGGTGGTACTTTTGGCTTAATAGGTACTGGGGCAACACTACTAAGCTCTAAAATGCCAGAGCTGGGTCATGCTTTTGATGAATTAGCTGGTACGGTTAGTGACCAAAGCGCAGCATTCGCAGGCTTCACTGGAGCTTTACAAAAAGGCGGCTCTTTAGGTATGAGCGCAGGAATAGTTGGAGGTCAAGCTTTTGGTAGAAGAGGTGCTGCTGTAGGAGGTGCTGCTGGCTTAGCTGCTGGAGCTGTCACAGGTTTTATTGACGCTTCTATTGTAAAAGAGACAGAATTAGCCTTTAAAGGTATCGCAGCAGCTTCGGCAGAGCTGGACAAAACTTTTAATAGGTTGGATACTGCTGTAACTGTTGAAGAAAGAGCAGCATTACAAGAGCAGGCGGCAGAAGATTATAATAAACTTAATGCTGCTATACAAAGAGCAACTGATACAATTGATGGTAATAGATTGTGGAAATCTTTTAGTGCTGGTATTAGTGGTATGACAACAGCTATGATTAGTTTAATTGGTGTCATTAATGCTGTTAAATTAGCACAAGTAGCCTCTGCTCTTCTACCAGGTAAAGTTTCCGGTGGCATTGTTAAAGGTTATGCTTCTGGTGGTTTTGCTAAAGGTGGTCAGTCTAGTGGTATGGGGGTTCCTGTTAGGTTAGCTTCTGGAGAAGCTGTATTTACGCCTCCTTTACCTGGCACTCTTTCTGAAATGAAACAATTGAATCAGATTGATCGTGGTGGTTCTTCAAGTTTAAGCCGAAAAGGTCAGACAGGTGGTTCTTTTATTGTTCCGGGTAATAGTAGTGGTAAGGTAGATAATCAAAGCGCTATTTTACCAGAAAACAGTTTTGTTTTAAGAAGAGATGCTACAGATACTCTTAAAGCTATGAGAGGAGGTCCGATATCTGCTGCTACAGGTGGATTAATAGGTAGTGGTAGTGTTGGTTTCGGTGGTAGCGGAGGTATTCGTGGTTATTCTGTTGGTGGAAATATACAAGGTTATTTTGGCGGAGGTAGAGTTGCTTCTGCTCTATTAGCAAAACTAGTGGCTAATCTGGGTCGTTTAGGTCCAGCAATAACTGCTGGATTTGGTAGAATGTCACCAGCACTCAAAGCAATAACAGGCCAACTCGCTACAATGGTAGGTATTAGTGCTTTGGCAGGACTTTTTTCAGGCTTTTTTAGCTTTTTTATGGGTTCGGCTGAACGAGACAGGGCTATTCTACAACAACAATTGCAACAATTAGAGAATTTAAATACATTGGTTGGTAATCAGCAGTCTATGGATGTAAGAAATGAAGCTTTCGCTGATAGACTAATACCTGCTGTAGATGCAATCGAAAATTCTGGTTTGTCTATGGATCAGAAAGAAATGCAATTTGGTAGATTTAGAACTCCTGGTGGTAGAATGAATGATGCTAATCTTTTAGGAGAGATGACAGCTCGTCAAGCTATCGGAGCAGATGCAGACCTAGAAGCTGTAGGACAGAATCAGTCTGTACAAGAATATTTAGATAGTCTAGATCCTACACAAAGACAAAAAGCTAACGCAGCTATTGATAAAGCTCAAGGAGAGTTATTAAGAAGTACTTTTATAGAAAAAAGAAAAAGAGAAGGAATGGATGAAGTTGAGGCTTCGAGAGCTTATGATTCTGATCCTCAGGCTGCCAAAGCAGAGGCTCAAGAAGCTCTTGGAGAAAAGTCTAGGGCTGAGGGATTAGCTAAACGTATGCAAATTATCAATAGGTCTATTAATAAATTTACTCTTAATTTAGTAGATGTAATGAATCGATTAGGCAGCGTTATGAATCGAACAATCGGAGATTTAAATGCTAATATAGATAAAATGAGTCAGGTTTCTGATATTTACAGCGGAGGTCAAGCGGGTTCGCTAAATCCTAACGAAGATAATGTAAGAATTTTATCTAATATTACTGCTGCTAGTAATGCAGAATTAGCGCAAGCTGTTGGTCAAATTAATAAAGATCTTGGAGATACTAAAGAAACCCAAACGATGGCAGGTCTTATCAAGGGTATTCAAGTCTTGCAAAAAGAGCTGCCTTTAATTCTTAGACAAACAGGAACTGGTGGAGATTTAGACGCTGGTTCAGAAACTAGTATTCGTGGTAGATTAGACACTATGTTTCAAGGTTTAGATATTGGTGAAAATTTAAAAAGAGATCTTAAGAGTAATGTTATTAATTTTATTAATGATAAAACAGGTTCGAGACAAGGAGACTCTTTTGAAGATTTAGCAAACTATATAGATGGACTGAAGGAATTAGATGAGGCTGCTGAGCAAGCCAGAGCAACTTTTGAAAAGTATGCTAAAGAACAAGCTGATTTTAATAGAAAACTTGGAGGCTTATCTAATCAACTAAGCGCTCAACTATCTAAACTTGCAGATAACGCTATTAGAGTTAAAGATATTCAATTAAATAGTGCTTTACAATTATCAGAAAAATTTAATAAAACATTATCGTTAAGTAGTCTTAATGCACCATTCATGAATTCTGTATCAGGATTAACCGGAGGTACCACAGATCCTGAAAAAATTGGTAGAGAGTTAGCTTCTGCTATCGAAAGACAAAGACAAATTGAAGCTGATCCTAATTCCCAAACGACTGCTTTAGGCTCTGGTGAAGTTGCTAAATTAACTTCTAAAATTAATAAATATCAAAAAGCTTTAGATATATTAGCAACTAGTACAGATAGAGCATCTAATGCATTGAAAAAGATTGATGAGCAACAAAGAATTTCTTCTGGACGAAGAAGTGGTGTTATGAGTTTTCTTTCTAACATAAATAACCCAGAAGCTTTGTTAGGTATGAGGCAAGAACAACAGTCTTATTCTAATGTTATGGCAGGTACAGGAACTATTACAGATATTGCTAGAGGTACTAATAGTCTTAATATGATGGAGTCAACTCAAACTCCTGAGCAGTTCCAGAAAACGCAACAAAAATTCTTTGAAAATGCTATGCGTATTTTAGAGGCTAATGGTGCTAATCCCGCTGTCTTTAAACAATTTAGAGAATCATTCGCTGGTGATTTCGCCGCTCCTGATGCAAATCCTGCTGTTAAACCATTTATTGATGCGTATCAAGAAGCTGCTAGAATACAAACAGAAGCTGTTAAGCAACAATCTAATTTATTAAATAGTGGAGCAGTAATAGCAGCGGATACTTTAAAGAAAAGCGCAGACGCTTTCGCTACTAAAATGAAAGAAGCCACTGCAGAAATTGTTAAAGAGTTTAACGCAGTTGCTGATAGACTAGGTTTAGGCAAACCTAAGGACTCTAATAAAATGTCTAGTGGAGGTGTGGTATATGCTTCTGCTGGTCAATTTGTTAATTTTACGCCTAAAGGCACCGATACTGTTCCTGCTATGTTAACGCCTGGTGAGTTTGTTGTTAATCGATCAGCAACTTCTAAGAATTTACCTTTATTAAAATCTATTAATAGTGGTGGCTATAGTAGTGGTGGTAGTGTTGGTTATTATGCTGATGGTGGACAAATCGGACCAGGTTTAAAAACTGTTAATCGTAATTTTAATCTTTTATCTCCTTATCCAGAAAAAAGTTTAGACAATTTCCAAGAATATAAAGATCATGTACCATATGGGTATATGGATAGGTATTTTGGAAATAAAGATAGTGCTGTTTCTGAACGAGAGCTTAAATCAATGAATCAAGCTATTCAGAAACATCAAAAACAATACTTTACCACAACTAAGGTTAATCGCTATAAAAGCTTAAGATCATTAGTGCCTGAATGGGAGAAAAACGAGAAAAACCAAGACAAACAAGCTAGTTTTTGGGATTGGATTACAGGGTCTAGTCCTGATAGAGGCATGAAATTTAATTCTGGTAATTTTAAAAGTGTTAAAGATGCTAAAATTTTTGCTGGAACAATGGAAGCTGCTCATGGTATTCCTTTAGGGCGGGGTGTTGGTACTGGGGATATAGGAAGTTCTACATATAGTGGTAGATTTTATGGTGGCGATTCTTCATTTCCTATGGATAGTGCTACAAGTCAAGGATTTGGAGAGCTTTTACAACAAAGAATTATACAATCTCGTTCTACAGATTGGGAAGCGTTTTTCTATGGTTTAGCTTCAAAGGCATTGCCTACTATTGGAGGTATTATTGGCGGTGGTATTGGTGCTGTTTTAGGTGGTACGGCTGCGGTAGCTTCAGGAGGTCTGGGTGCGTGGGGTGTTCCCATCTTTACTGTAGCAGGTGCTATGGGTGGTAATATGGCTGGTCATGCGGTTAATAGTTTTGCATACAGTATGTTACCTGATTCATGGCAAAAGCGTATTGAGCAAAAGGTTAATGACAATCCTGGTTCGTATAATGCCGGACAATGGTTAGGCTTCGGAGCTGATGTGGTAGCAGGTGGTATGGGCGCCAATGCTGTTGCGAAAGGTATTAGCAGATCTATACCTCCAAGAGCAATAGTTCAACAATTTGTCAGACAGGGTGGTACTACAGGAGTTAATGCGGCTCGCCCGACTGTAGAAGATGCTATTGATATGGCTACAAAATCTGCTGGAACTAAAGCTGCTAATAATTCTAGAAATATTGGTAATAAAATACCAGTTACAGGTCAGCCAAATGCTACATTAAATATTGGTTCTGTAGATGATATATTGAGTTTACCACCAGGAATAAAACCATCTGGAGGAGCTAGACCTACTGGGTTACCTGGAGGAGGAGCTAGACCTACTGGGTTACCTGGACCTACTGGGGCATCTGGTGCTACTGGTGGTGCAGCATCTGCTACTGCTAGAGCTGGTGCAATTCAAATGAAAAAATTAGCTATGGCTCTAGAAGAAACTTTGTATGCAGGTAAACCGCAACAATTAGTAGATGATATTATGTCTCCTAATGGTAAAGGTATATATGAGGTATTAGGTAGAGACCCTCAAATTCAAAGTGCTACTTTTAGAAAATTACAAAAACTTCTACATCCAGATATGATGAGACATTCTAAAATGTTTGATGGTATGGGTTTAGATGATGCTGCAATAAAACTTTTCCAAAAACGATTGAGCTCAATGAAAACTGTTTTAGATAATAGTCTCATGCGAGCAGATTATGATCAGCTTTTAGGGAGAGGTCATTATGCTGACGATCTTTTAGATAATTTATCGCGTAATGGATTTAATGTTAGACAACTGTTGCAGCCAGGGTCGAGAGCTGCCGCAGCAACACCTAAACCTAAACCAGGTAGCCAAGCGCCGCCAAAACCAAAGGCTGAATCACCAAAACCTAAACCAGATCAACCTAAACCGGGTCAGCCTAAACCTAAACCAGATCAACCTAAGCCAGGGCAATCTTCTAAACCTAAGCCAGGACAATCGTCTAAACCTAAGCCAGGACAATCGTCTAAACCTAAGCCAGGACAATCGTCTAAACCTAAGCCGGGTGAAACACCTAAGCCGAGTCAACCTAAACCACCTACTGGTAGCGGGTCAAGGACTTGGTCACAATTTCTGGACGATTGGATGGGTGGTAGCGTTGGTCGGGGTTACTATACCGGTTCAGGTATTGGTGAAATGCTTAGTGGCATGCTCGGTTTTGGTTTAACACCTGATCCGTCTAAAAGATCATCATCACAAAGCGAATCACCTAAGCCTTTACCTGGTGGTTATCCAGATAAATCTTCTAAAGCTAAAGATCAAGCAGCTAAAGACGCTATTGAGCAAATGACAGAAAAAACCAAAAGAACATTTGGAACAACAGATAGGGGTATTATGGACCAAGTTCAATTTGGAACAGACGGTCAATACAAGTTCGGCCAGGTTCAAAATGCTGCAGCCTCTTTAAAGCTAAAAGATCCACTTAAAAGAGTTAATTTCTTATATAGAAATATTAGTATTCCTGAATTTGAACTAGGTATGGGTGGTCAGGGTTCTACAGGCGTAGCTGAGGGTCAGTTATTGACACAAAAACAGCGTAAAGATGCCGAAGAAGAATATTTATTCATTAATAAAAAAGTCTCAGATATGTATAGTAACCCTTCTGCTCATGGGAATACCTTACAAGCTTACCTCCAAAGAAGAGGTCAGCTTAAGACTATGCTAGATAGTGATTTTAGAGCTCAATATAATCTTGGTGTTCCTACAGGAGATAAGCCTACATTTAATCTGAAACCTCCTGTAAAACCCAATACAGAACCGCCTACAGAGAAAGAAAAAAGAATGCTTAGAGATGGTGTTATAGATGATAATGCCACTCTTCAAGGGCTATTAGCACAGCAAGATACTGGAACAGCAAATAGAAAAAACTCAACTGTTATGGCTGGTTTTACACAAAGATTTTCAGATCTTGAAGAGACTAAAAATACAGAAGGCGCTAGCTTTGCTCTCTTAAAGAAATTTAATTCTGTCAAATTAGATTATATTAAAGCTTTTGGTCAAGTTAAAGGAGTTAGTGATAAAGCTATAGACCCAGGTTTATTAAGCGTTGCTTCTACTCAAGAACAGGTAGATGCTGAAGTAAAAGCTTTAAAAACAGATATATCTTCTAAGACTAATAATAAAGATTGGATGGCTGGAAACTCACAAGCTCAAGCTACAGATAAGCAAAAGATTAAAACAAAAGCAGATATAGCAAAAATGGTTGCAAAATATTCTGAACAATCTGGAGTTACAGATCCTAAAAAACTTAAAGATTGGTTACAGAAACAATCAGGAATTCGTCAAGAGCTTAAAGGTAGACATTCTTTATGGGATAATTATTATACAAAAGAAAAGGAATTTAAAGACAAAGAATTAGAACATTTATTCCAAACAGAACGATGGGGATATAGAGATGAGTTAAAGAAAAACCCTGAAGGAAGAATGTATGGTGATGGTAGTATGGGTATGAATAGTTTAGAGTATTTACTATTTAATCATCCTGCTAAAGTTGCTCATAATTTTATTAATCCTTTTAATCAAAACAAAAGTACGGATGAATTATTATACGGGGCTCCTCTAGGCACTGTTAAACCAGAAACACATGCTACCAGAACTCAAAATGCTATTAGAAAATATCTCAAATCTTTTGGTAAATCTTTAGGCATACAAGCTCCTATCGATGAAAACACCAATGTCGATGAATGGTTTAAGAATTTAGATCCTAATTTAATGACAGACTTAAATGCTGAAGGAAATCTAAACCAATTAATGAAGGTAGGCAATGAAAGTCAAGGCGCTACCATGTTAGATATTCTCAAAAATATGTATCAGCCAGGTAGTCAAGAAGTCACAGACAATGTTGCTGCTCGTTTTGGTCTTTGGTCTGTGGTTGGTGCTGATGATGCTAGAAACAAAGATTTTGGTAAAGAATATCAATCAGAATTCTTAAGAAGACTATACAAATATGTGGAGAGTACATCTACACAGAAAAGTAAAGAGTCTTTCCAAATGACTGAAAGTGTTGATACATATCTTAAGATGATCGATGCTTTAGCTGCTTATACGGGTCAAATGGATCCTGCTATTTATGGTAAAGCTTCTGATAATTTCGGACCTTTAGTAATTCCAAAACAATTAAAAGGTAAAACCGAAAAAGAACAAATGAAAAATCTTTCTAGAGTTATTGGGAGAGATTTTTATAAATATACAAGATCAACATTTGATTATGAATTTGGTGGCATCACGAGTGCTGAAGATTATGGTAAGGTTGGAGATCGCTTAGGTATTCAGGGTTACAGTCCAGAAGATCTTAGAAGAACAGTTTTTGCTGATAGAAATACTTTAAGACGTATATATGAGCGTAAAGCTTATAGCGTTGGTGGAGGTTTAACAACTGCTGATACTTTAGTTAATACTGGTATGGCCACATTATTTAATGCTAATAAAGACAAAACCGTTGATTCTGGGGATTTAGCTAATTTTTATGATTTAGATGGTAATGTCTTGAGCGAAGGCACTACTATAATGGGTTTGATATCTAAAGCTTTAGATTTTGGAAAAAGAATGCCTGTTGCCAATAGACAGGGTATGATTGATTATGCTAAAGACTTCGATTTCAAGGGAAACCTAGCAGACGATAGTTACGCTAAATATGAGGAAAATCTTGATAATAATTTACACGCTTTAAAATCCACATATAAACTTTGGGATTCGCTTGTTTATTACAGTAAGCCTAACCCTGGAACAACCAAAGCAGAGACTGTTGATTTAAACGCAGCAGGACCTGTTCTACAATCAGCTACGGCGGGAGGTTCTATAAACATTGCTGGTACTCAGATTCCTTCAGTAGATTTCTTAAGTAAGTATCAAAACGCATTGGAAACTACTGGCGCTAAGGCTTATGGTCAAATTGTAGAAGCTGGTAGTATTTTCAATGATCATGTAGGAGGTAGTAGCAACTTTACATTAGCTGGTGCTCCAAATCCGTTTGATAATCCAGAATTTATTGCTTTAAAGAAATTCAAACAATTACAAGAAGTTGGTACTGTTAATGCTGCTACCGGTGGTCATATTTCTGGAGGTATGGGTGCAGGCAAAGCGTCTCTAGTAAACTACAAACCTGTAGGAACCGATACTGTACCAGCCATGCTCACCCCAGGTGAATACGTTATCAATAGAAGTGCAACGCAACAGCACTTACCTTTATTAAAAGCTATTAATAATGGTGGACTATCTTATGCTAGTAATGGAGGAATGATTCAACCTCAGTATAAAAACATTGGAGGTTTAGCATCGTCTGCTCTTAGTTATATGGGTGGTGGAGGTTTGGATATGGGGAATGCTTCCAGAGTATTTGACGGCTTCGTGTCAAGTTTTAGTAAAGAAATTGCATCTTTTGGTGGTTTAATTAATAATTTAGCCAAAGTATTCCCAGCACTATCCGGTCCTGTTAATAATTTTGGTAATCATGTAGATAAGTTAGCTAAATCCTTAAATGATCTGCAAAATATTGAGATTAAAGGACCGAACATCCCAGAAACCATTAGGTTGAATAGTGATGCTATTAGGGTTGAGATAGACTATGTTCCTGGATCTAATAAGCTCTCACCAGATGCTGAGGATAAATTAGCAAGCCAGGTAGCAGCTAAACTTAAGACATTAGTTGATTTGGGTAGAATAAGTTGACAAAGATAAAAAATAACCATAATATATATTATATATAAAGAAAAGGATATTTAATGTATAAAGTTCAAAATGAAACCACCACAGAAAATGTATCTACACAGGCTATAACTCCCGGAGGAGCTTCTGTAAGTGTTAACGGATCTAATTTATCACCTTCTCCTTTTGTTTCTATTTCTATAGACCAGTTTAGGTCTGGAGAATTAGTTTTGGGTGGAGTTATGAATGTGTCTTTGAACGGAACTGTTACAGGTGATAGCTTCTCTGAGGTTGTGAGTGCAGTTAAAAATGTTTTAGCTATAGGTAAGTCCGGGGATTGTGTAAATGTAAATATTAACTGCGGGGGAACTCAATTAGTAAATGGTTATGGTACAATTAAAACTATTAGCGCTAATGAAGGACCTGATCCTACTTGGGTTCAAGTTGCAACATATAATATAGAAATAGAATTATATGTTAATGAATCAGATTTAGTTGTTAGACCTAATACTAACGCCAGCTCACATGTAACTGCTAATGAAATTATTAAAGATTTGAGTGAGTCTGTTTCATTAAACTTAGATAATGATGGTTTTGAAACAGATAATATGAATGGTAGTTATGTAGGTAAAGCTCATGCCAAATATAATTTTTCTATTAGCGCAACAGGGGCTGCTGTGGGTTGCTCTGCTGCCGGTAAATTAGTTGGTATTGAAGCAGCAGAACAGGTTTTACAAAGAAGAATTAATTCTATTAGCAATGGCAATATAAGTAGCGGTCTGGGTAATACTCCGAATATCTCAAGTCAATTAAGCACATACCATAGTGGTCAAAAGTTTGCTCACGTTAGAAGTGTAGACGTAGACCCTGTTACCGGAACTGTTAGTGCCTCTGGAGAGGTTATAATGAGACCTTCCGGCTCTCTTTTCCCTCAAGTTTTTATAGATGTTAGTGTAGACTCTCGCAGTGATAGCACTCAGGTTGGTAGGGTGGTTGTAATTTCTGGTACTATAGAGGGTTTACATGCTCACGATTTTAGCTCTATTATTAGTAACGGAACTTTTCATGGAGCAAGCACTGATAGAGTTGGTGTTGCTATTAACGCTTACAACACTTTGAAATCATCTTTTCCTTCTATTGCCAACGCTTATCAAGAGGCAGAAATTGAAGATGCTTGTTCATTATCAGATCTTTATAATATATGCTTTTCTCAGGTGGATCAAACAGAATGTACTATGAGAGAAGTTAATAGTAATGTTACTAGAAATTTTGGTACTGGTAGTGTTTCTTTTACTACAGAGTTCTCTACTGTTCAAAACTGTACTATAGTAGGAGCCGCTAAAGTAGAGTTGGAGTGTACTCACACATACCCCACAGATGTATTCGCAGAATTTGTGATACCGTTCAGGTCATCAGGCCCTTTAACTCAAGATTTAGGCACATCAACCAAGGAAGTAATTAGTTGCACAGGTTCTGCTCAAGTAGAAAACCAAGGCTGTGACTCAAGAGATTTATCTAATATTTCTAGTTGTCTAGAAGGAGCAGTTGATAGTAAGGCTTACGGAGAGGGTGCTGATGCTAGTTGGTATATTACACAAAGAACCAAAACTTATTCGAATACCGGTGTATTAAGAATAACTAAGGAATGGACCAAGAGATACGATTGTTCTTAAAGGAATTTAAATAGGATATGAATAAAAAATATGAAATAAACTACACTTTTCCTAATTGCTTATCAGAATATAGTGGTACTATATCTATCACAGATTTAACGAATGGTAATTTATCCATGACATGGTTGAATTTACCAGAAACAGCTGTGATAAATAGTAAAGGTATGTCTGTTAATAATTTACAATGCGGCATATATGAATTGGATATATACGACACTAGCACAGATCAAAACCACAAAGAAATTATAGATATTACATGCTTTAACGACCTAACCCTCGATCTTGTACAAATAGATGACTTAAATTGTATAAATGATATGGGCGTTTTAAATATTAGTTGGTCTGGAGGACAGGCTCCTTATAAAGTGTCTTTAAATTCTGATAGTGTCTCAACTAACGATACTCATTTATCTTATGATATTATAGCTAATAAAAAATACAAATTAACTATTAAAGATAGTAATAACTGCATACTGAGCAAATCAGATATTATAAAAACTATTAAACCCATGAAAGTTGAAATAGGTTGGGAATCTATTAAACATAATGGTGGTGTTTCTGGAGATGTTTTTTATAAAATTCAAGGAGGTGTTGAGCCATATAAAGTAGCTTGGTTTACCCAAAAAGATACCAATCATCCATTAATTATAAATCAAAATCATATTCAAAATAAACTACAAAGTAATCATTATAAACTAATGGTAACAGACTCTGTTGGATGTTCTATAGATAAATCTTTCTATATTTCAGAACCACCTCCTATTATTGTACAAACTAAAGAATCTGCTGATTATAGTTTTAAAGCAACTTATCCTAATATCAAATCAAAAAGTTTCTATAATTTAATATTATTAAATAATTATGATAAACCTATAAAATATTTATTAAATAAAAAAATTACTTTAAAACATAAAAATATTAATAGTAAACAAAAAATTATTATGAATTATGGAAATATAACACTAGATGGTGTTGATTATCAGTACTTTTATATTAATCCAGGAATACCTGCTCTTAAAAGCTCGAACTCTGAATTGATAATAGAAGATGGTGATGATTCAGAAGCATTGCTTTTATCTCATGATATAAATTTTAATAATCAAAATAAATTGCTGGTAGGTTCTGTTATATTATCAGATATTTATGATTATATATTTCATGATAATGATATAGTAGAAATTATAGATAATGATGGAAATACGCTAAAAACTTGTATAGATCAAGCACATAACCAGGCTCAATTGTATGACAATATTAATGCTTCTACAGTAATTAATTTTATTAATAGGGATAATTCTGAATCAGAAGATATTCTTAAATTATTAAATAATAGAAAATCACTTAATAATAATCAAATTAAATGCTTAACAACAAAATATAATAATAAGATGGGTGAACTACATTGTTTAATTCACGGTGGGGACAAACAGACTCTTAAGTTAGATATTCTATATTCAGATGGTAATGTTGATACTTATGATATAGACAATAATAGTATTATTTTAAAGAATTTAACACATGGTACGTATAGAATTAAAGTTTATGATAAGTATAATATAGCGCATGAATATAATAGAATATATACAGGTGAATATTATGAATTCGACATTATGTCTTCTTTTGATGAAGAACAGGAAAATTGTAAGATAGCAGCTATATCTAAGTATAATTTAGATCCTAGTTTTCTGAATAGATATGATCAAACTCCTAGTAAATTATTATTTACATCACCAGAATTCAAAAACGGGGTATTAATTAATATATCTCCTTCAGAGTCTTGTTATGATATTATTGATGATGAAGGTAATGTTATAGAGGATTGTGGATATAAGGTTATAAATTTGGAATATGGTAAGTATAAAATATATGCACAGCACGAAGGACATGAATCTGTTGAAAAAGTGTTTTTCGTAAATTCTCCTAAGGAATTAGTAACTATAGTATTAGAAAAGGAATAGTAATGTCTAGCTCTAAAGCTTTTAATTGTGAAATTGTAAATATATCATGTAATTTAGGTTTTGGTGCCAGTGAGTCTAGTGTAAATTTAACATTAGTAGAGTGTGGTACTCCTTATGATGGCTCTTTAGGTTGTGTATATACTATTAATGTTGGTGGTTTTAATTTTACTGGTGTTTTAGCTGATCATACTTATCAACAGTCTTCTTCAGGTTTGGTGTGGACAGTTAGACTTACTGATGGTAGGCAAAGTTTAACAAATGTTTCGGTGATACTAAATGACTATTACTGTAATATTGATACTCCTAATTTAATTAATGTTTTAGCTTTGTTGGAGCCTTCTATTTGTGAATTCAGTTGCAGTGACTTTATGGCGTCTTTAAAAGACGATACCGGAATATTAATGCTGTATATTCTAAGAGCTCTTAATGGTCAATCATGTTTATTACCCGTTTGTGGTGTTACGCTTAATATAGATTTGTCTCAGGTGATTGATATATGTCCGGCATATTTAAAGATTAATGATACGCACTCTAATGTTTTAAACATAATAGATCAAGCTTGCCAGGAAGCTGGTTATGACTTTTTTATTCAAATTGAAGGCAGTTCTTTTGTAGCTGTTCCTATTAGTAAAAAAGTTGCTCCTCCATCCGGAGCTTTACAAACTTTATTAAATACTATCTCTGCAAGTAACTGTGGTGGTGAAGCCAATATTGATTTTAGATATGGTGAAGAAGCAGCTTATGAACCAAGCAAAAAATTTGTCATTGGAGAAAATATACACTATTTAATGCAAATAGATAAAGCGGGGGATTGTGATAATAAACCCAATGACGGAACAATTGGAGGCGTTCCCGATACTGGTGTCATTGACGATCCGGTTGTTACAGGTTTAGCTCTAACACCATTACCAGAATATAAAGGAGATTAAAGTATGGCATGTTCAGTCAATATGTTTTTTGGTGAAAGGTTATTAGCCAATGGCACTTTTGAAATATTCATGTCTGAGCAAGATCAAGTATATATAGAGAATTATGATTGTACCATGATATCTAAAGCTCTTGGTTTAAATTTTACAGATTTTACATTAACAGAGGAAGAACTTTTAGCCACTGCTAGTATGTCGTGTTGGACTTCTTACATAGGAACCCCTACCGCCAACCAAACAGAGCTTTTTGGGTATAAGGTTTTTGAATCTCTTTTTGGTGCTGACGGCTTAGCTAAGCTGCGTGACCTAGTAGCAGATAATTTTGAAGATTTAGCATTAAACCAAAATACTGGAGCTATGAATTCTCATATGAACTCTATAGCTAAAGAAGATGCGGCTGTTAATATCCCTAAATTAGAACAAGCTCATGCTTGGATTTCTAGTATACATAGTGATTTTTATGGAAAACAATACTTAATACAAATAGGAGACGATACGGCTGGGGTTTGTATTAAAGATAGATTTGGTAATATTCCAGCAGGTAATATTAAAATTGAGTCTGAGGGTGGTTTATATTATTCTAGCGACTCTCCTGCTTCTGGTGGGGCGTGGCCAAATGCTGGACAGGTTCAGGTATTAGGTTTAAATGTAGGTTCTGAAACTTTATTATTTCAAGAATCGGATAATCGTATAGGCGCTTTTGTTAAACTATCAGATTATAAAAATGTTTCTAAGTATAATCATACATGGGAAGTTGATTTATCTTCTTTAAGTGATGATAATTTTTATAAACAGGGAGAAGACTTATTTATTAAAGCTGGCTTATCAGACGCCTTGTATCAGTATGATAACAAACAATATATTTTACTAGAAATGTCTGCTGTCCCCAGATTGCAGATTAAAGGGGATGGTGAGCTATGCCCGGCTAATCTTATGAGTCAAGGCGCTATTGCTGTGATGGCTTTATTTGAAAGTCATTACAGTGATGTTGATACAGCTCTTCAGGATATATTTTGTGATGACCCAAATAACACTAAGAACGGTACTGTTCCTAATAGATCAGCATTTAATGTTTTAAATAGTAATAAGCCTTCTATAGTTCCAGATAATTTTATCTGTCCTATGAAAAGCAATTTATTTGTATATGGTCCCTGGTTTCATCAAACAAATCCAGTTGGAGGCACAATAGTAGATCCTAATAAAGAATTATGTCCTTGGAGATTTAGCGATGGTAATGATGATGGTTATACTAGAATGGATGTATATGGAAACTTAATAGCAAATGATGGACCTAGAGGTTTACAGAAGCAAGAATCTGGTTCTATTACAGTAGCAGCATTACCTTCTTATAATCTCGGTCATATAGTTGCACAAAATGCGGCTACTCTTACTGATATTAGTATTAGCATAGGTGAAAGTGGTTATACAACTACTTATAATTTTCAAACATATACTCCAAAATTCGGTAGTCCTGGTAGAGCATTAAAGGATTTATGGTCTAAAAGCTATCAATCGATGTCTTATTTAAATAAATATTTTAAAGATCAAAAATTAGAATTAAATAAATTAATTAATAATAATGATATCAGATTACAAGATGCACAAGCTAGAAGATTTGATGTTGATGGTGCTGTTAGTAGTGGCGTTTCTGAAGATGCTGGTAAAGGAGCTACAACATCATCAAGTAGTCCGGGTGTTATTTTATTTTCTGGATTTTTCTACAGAGATAAAGAAGATAATGCGCAAGGAGGTGCGGATTCACATGATGGATCGTCAGTTGAGATGACTCCTTGTTCTAAATGTAGAGACAGCACTACTGACCAAAACATCCCTGAGAAATCTGTAGACTCTGACGGTAATATTTTACAGAATAGACCATTTTCTATGTTGGAGAAAGCATATAGTTGGGAACATATTAAAGAAAATACTTTTAAAAGATTAGCTTTATCAAGTTTAGATTTAATTTTTGGAGGCATTAGCACGAAAACTCAAGAGGATCAAGAAGCAGAACTACCCAGACTATCATTATATACAAATTATGATGCCGATTATTCAGAATGGTCGGATAAAGAAGATGATGAGGATCCTGGAAGACCACCTAAGTCTAGACCAAGATTAGAAATACCTCCTTTTGAATTTATGAATGAATTAGAGTACGACCTACCCATACATCAGCAATATTTAAATAGTGTTACTTCGGGAACCATGTTAAGTAGCTGGGACGATAGATCTAATTCTAGCACTAAAGGATTTATTGCGTATTTAATTAGTGCTGGTGAAACATATGAAGATTTTAAATTAACTATTTTAGATGAAAATGAAACCGATAGACAAGAATTTGATAATTTTAGATATAATGCTTTAAGAGGACCTTTAACTCTACAGTCTTGGGGTTACGACACATCTGGAAAACCTATCCCTAACGCCATAGACTCAGCTAACAACACAGAACGAGGTAAGTTTAGAAGAAAAGGACTCAAAGACAAGTTTTTAAAAGATTGGCTTGAAAATCCCAAATCATGGCCTGTAGGACCTATAGATTTAAGATGGGACAGAGAAAGAGGGGTTTGGGTATCTCCTCCAGCCAATAAAATTGTGGTAGCTAGATTGACGCAAAATTTGAATAAATTTGGTGTCGCAGAAGCTGAGCTTATAGATCCAGAAGCTGGTTCAGCTTCGTTCTACGAGTATTATGATATATGGGATAAAGATGGCAGAAATATTAAAGTTGCATTAACTAAAACTAAAATTAAAGTATATGATTTTCTTGGTATCGACTTATGTAAATGCGATCATGTTTATGCTTACTATGACGATAATAGATATATCGTTTTAGAAAGTAGTAGAGCTTATAAAGACCCCAATGAGCTATGTTGTACAACAGCAACTCCTGTTCCTTCGCCTCACACAACAATACCAACTTCGTGTTGGTGTAATTTAGAATGTCTACAGACTCTTAAAGGATATCAAGAAGGTAAGCATCAAGCTTTGGTTCATAAGTCTGAAACTGGTGGTCCCGATTGTTTAGTTTGGGAAGATATTGTTGAATGCTATACACCCCCTCCTGAGCATTTTATAGAATAAATTTATACATTTCAAAGTATAAAAAAAAGGCAACAGAATTAACTGCTGCCTTTAAAATATACTATAAAGAGATAATAGTATTATTTTTTATTAGGCTCCCATTTGTACCAGCCGTTATTAGGAAGGTATTTACCATCTGCATCTTTTCTTTTAGGAAAGAGAGTTCCTCCTTTTTTGTGCTGGCCATACGATAGAAGAGCGCCACAATCCATGCATCTTAATTCATAATATTCGTTGTCATCTACAACCCTTACTACAAATTTGATATTCTCAGATCCACATACTCCACATTTTTTTTCAGAAAAAATTTCTTGAACCATTGCAAGTTCTTTGAAAATCTCTTTCTGACCAGTTCCTTCTAGTTCGAATTCCAATTTATCATTAGGTTTAAATTTTAATTTCATATTATACTCCAGTTGTTAACGTATCCTCGAAATACAGTAGGTATTTCTTCTGTTTTTTGTTGATATCCAGATAACTCTCTAATAACCTTCAGAGCGTCCCCATGCAATATGCTTTTTATATTATCTGTTTTTATATCTAATGATTTAATAATTTCTAATACATTAATATCTAATCTTTTAGCTATTACATCAATAAAATTGATCTGATTATTAGTAATTTTGGTAACATTATCTGCACCGATGTCGTCTTCTGTAGTATCTACAACCTCTTCAGCAGCAACAACTTTTCTTAATCTTAAACCTCGTCGTAATGCCCTACCTTCTGCTCTAGTTTCAGCTACCGCAACAGGATGATTTCGAAAAACCTTGTCGCAATTACCCCAATATACATCTGCTGCGCCATTAATAGTTCTAATTCTCAAAGAATCGTTTAAAGATTTATCGTTTAGGTAATAACTTAAAGAGTGTATGACAGTAGCTCTTTTTTCATTACTTGGTTGAGGAGACTGCACAACTTCTGATGTAGATTCTATAATAACACAATCTAGTGCTAATTCAAATATTCTCCTCAATCCATCGGTTGTTGGGTTACCACTGATTTTCTCATCTTCCGATAAAAAACCTAAAACATGGTCTGTCCATCCTATATCTGTGATTTTAGGCTCTTCTAGTTTAGTAGCCTTAGTCGTTGTTGTGGGTTCTTCTTTTTTAACCGCTTTAGTTCTAGGCATTATTTGTCCTCTATTTCTATAGATGTAGTTGAAGATTTGTTTATAGTATTAATCGCCTCAATAAGTTTATGGTACAACATTAAAGATCTAGAATTAGAAAAATCATTGGTTTGCTTCACTCTAACTAACTTCCAACCCCTACCTATGATAAGCCCGCTTTTCTTTTGGTCGTATTTTCGATTTCTATCGAGAACATCTTGACCCCAAACTGGCAGAAAGTGTGAAGGACCATCAACCTCTATTGCTATATTCATTGTAGGTAGAAATAGGTCAATTTGCAATTTAGTATTTGCTAATACTTGTTCTTTATGAAATTCTACTTTATATCCGTCTTTGATAAGTTCTTGTAGGATAAAGTGTTCAAGCTTCGAGCCTATTTTACTACTATTTCTTACAGCATCATTCGCTTTAGCAAGCATATCAGCTTTTTGCTCTTCGCTTTTTTGTTCCCATAATATTTTAGACTTTGCTCTTTTTTCGTCCTTAGTTTTCTGATCGGCCTTCGCCCAATTCTGTAAAATTTTAGTACCTATTTTATCTTTTTCCTCTTGAGATCTTTGTTTACCTTTTGTTGGATGTTTATGAACACCCTTTTCTAAGGCATTCTTTTGAGCTTGTGATTTACTTCTAATTGGTATATGAAGTCTCTTTGCGTCTCGCAAAATCTTATTAGTATAAGTATCAAATTGTTTTGCAATAGCCTGAAAACTTTTAGACTCGTCTAGATATAAGTCTGTAATAATTTTTAATTTTTCTTTATCGTTTAATGAATCATATTTACTCATTAATAATCTCCTGAATACTTTTTATAAAATTTTCATCTTCTTGTTTCACAGATACAGTCCTATAGTCTTTTAGTTTATCCCCACCTTCATCTTCTGATAATAAAATTATATTATCTTTAGTGAACCCTAAATCTACAAGTACTTGAGCATCCTTTTTGTCTGCAACAATGATATAGCTTGATGCTTTGTTTATATACTGTAAATAAAATGTATGAAAAATAACTATATTTTGTTTATAAATTTCATACTTATCACAAACAACTATACTAGAACCAATGCTTATATTTGATGTTATAAATTCAAATATTTTTAATAAATTATCGTCTGTTTTCTGTATACAGTTTTTATAAAGAATAAGTGTCATATTTTTTTATCAATCTTTTAATTTTTTTTAGTTGTTTGCTATCATATAAATGTAGTATATCTTCATTAATGTCATAACCCTGTATATCAACCCCGTGTTGTATCAGAGTATTTATAATCTCAAATAGGTACATTCCCTTCTTACTATATTGTTTAATAATATGTTTAAAAACATGAATATCTTTTTTATGTATATAAAGGAATTCACATACTTTATTTTCTAAATCATAAAATACAAAGTTTACTTTTTTATCACGGTCTACTGTACAACCTATTTTCGATTCGAATTTCTTATGTTTACTAATCATAATTGCCGTACTCATAAGTTTCAAATTAGACATAAGATTGGGATTAAAAAACATACATAGGTTCATTATTGCTATATGACTATTAGGGAATTGCTCTATGGCACTATTTAAATAACTACCAACATTACTCATGTCATCATGAGATTGTTCTAAGTAACTAACTCTATTAGTTTTTATCCCCTCCCGCACTTCTGCAATAGACTTTGCATCACTAATCACCATTACTTTTGATCTTTGATGAAATTTTAATATATTTTTAATTTGATGGGTTAAGAAAAAATCCTCACCAATTTTATAGGTGATATCGTTTTTAGTAATGTTTTGACATATATTAGGATTAGCTAATAATATAAAACATGTTTGTTTATTCATGTTTATAAGCTTTAATGTAGTATTCAAATACGTTAATATATTTTTTATTACTGACTCTAAAATCTAAATCTTTTAAATATTTAAGAATATCTGACATATTGCGTATTGATTTTTTATTAGGGTATAAAACTTTTTTAATTATATTTTCATCAACCATACTAAAAGTAACAGCAATACATAACTGCTTTAAATCTGAAGCTTGTATATATAAATTACCATTAGAATTAAGTTTTTGAAATATTTTACCCAAAAGGTTAGGGACCTCGTCTTCGGTCAAATAATCGCATAAATCTTGAATAATAATTTCATCAATACTATTATCTTTATATTCATCTATTTTAGATATGTGGCAATAGTCACTATTAGAAGGAGATAGCTCCTGTTCGGCAACGTGAAATAATATTGATTTTTTATCCATAATACTTAAATATTCTCTTTGAAGTTTTGAATATAATATCAGACCACATAGCCTGATCATAATCTTTTGATTCTAATACGTAGTCATACCGAGTTGATTTTTCCCAAGACTCTGCTATTTCCTTTGACATGGCCACATTTATAGAGCATGGTAGGTCATATCTAATGATAGAGCTTTCCTTATCACTCGTCATTGTAGAAGGTTGTTTTAAATGATCTATTAATAATACAGGTATATGAAATTGTATTGATATATTTTTACATGTTTGGTGATATAGGATTTTATTATTACACACTATGAGTTGAGGTATTTCTTTTCCGAAATATAATTGATCCATAGTAATTAATTTATGTTTAAGTTTTTTAATTTTATCTTCAAATAATATATTATCTACATTAGTCCATAATATATTTATACTATCTGATTTTGTTATGTATTCTCTAGAAAGTATTCCTGATACTGAGTTCATTTAAAAAGCTCTTTTAAAAAGTGTTGTTCTGTAAATATTTGTTTATCAAAATTATTAAGTTTATCTTGTTTTTGTTTTTGATCCATTTCGTATGCTTCTCGCATAGAGCTTCTGATTGAATCTAAGAATGGCTCTCTCCACTTTTCATATATTGTGAATGTATTTTCCATATAAAAGTCTTTACTGTACACATTCGTTAATATGCTTTCTATTTCGATACCGTTTTGGTTATTAATATATGTATTGGCACCGGTTCCAGAATTTACTATTGTAATATTATCAAATAACATAGATTCTATAGAGCTTGCTCCAAAATTTTGAGCTTTACAAACATCTACATAACAGTCGCACTGGTTATGCATTCTCATAATATATTCTTGTTCGTAATGCCCTACTATAATTCTTGGTATTTGGGATGTTTTAGCATCTATTCTTAGCGACCTTTCTATCTGCTTTATGTCATAGGCTATCATTCTTTCACTTTCCTGATCATCAAAACCCTGCATATCAGTTTTAATTAACAACTTAACATCATCGTTTTTAGTAAACTCCATTAAAAAAGCCGCTATTAAAGCTTTTATATTATTTTTATCTTTATGTTTCGCAATATAGTAAAAAACAAAATCATTATCTTGATTATCAAATAGATCAGGATGATCTTTATTAAAATGCTCCATATTAAATGGCTCAGGTATTATATTGGTTTTAATATTTACACCAGCATCTAGAATAGATTGACGAGACCAAACAGAAGGAACAATCACCCTATCCATCATATTGATTCTTTCAGCCCATCCCGTATGTCCAATATTGTATGTATCTACTATAGGTATGCATACATTTTCACCAAATTCTTCTCTATATTCAAAACAATTAGCAAAACCATGCTGAATAACCATATCATAATTTTGACTGATATTATCTTCAAATTCCACATAGTCTTTACCTGCTTCGTTACTATTATCTAAGTAGGGAGTAAAATATATGGGCCTAATAGATAAGTTTATATCAAAATCATAGCCTAAAGCATCTATGTATCTTCTAGCAGATCTTCCCAGACCAGTATTTTCTTTATAGGGTCCTATATATAGTATATTCTTCATATTGTCTTTTAATAGTTAAGAAAGTCTTTTTGAGCAATAATATTTCGATCTTTTAAGAATCCATTAAGCATTTTTTTATTATTAAACCATACTTCCAATACTTTTTTAGCATCTTCTCTACCATAGGGTTGAGATTGATTATCTCCGTTTAGAATATAACCTAAATCCAGAGCTTTAACCATTTGCTGTATAAAAAAACTATCTTTAAGAGATTGCTCTTGAATAATATTATCTATAATGTAGTATATAAACTCACGATTATTCTCTAGATCTGGTACGGACTTGTTGATTTGATCGAAATAGGAACCAGGTAAAGGTTTCCATCTTTTATATGATAGTTTCTCAGTATTATCAAAAATTTCTTCAAATATATTACAAGTCTTATCCCATGAGTGTTTATCTAACACACTTTGCCTTATTTTAGTTTTAATATCTAACATATCTATATGTGGCATGTTTAGATAATTTTCTATAATCTTTACACAATCTTTGTTGTTGGGTAAAACTCTTATAGCACTACTTTCCTGCTCTGTAAATAATGACTGCACGCTCACAGAAGCACAACTTAAATCTTCTGCAAGCTCTTGCATTGCTCCGTGGTCTATATTAATAAAAGGTATCCCGCACGACGCTGCTTCTAAAGGAGGTATACCAAATCCTTCGCATATGGCGTATTGTAAGTATACATCGAATATATTGTATATCTGACATAAATCTACATCTTCGACCCCATGAGATACTTGCGATAATATCATGGATTTATTACCGCATTTAGGACAGATAGATTTTTCACCTTTCCAAACCATAGGTTGCCAATTCTTGCATTTTTTGCAAAAATATGTGAAAAAGACTTTATTGCAAATGTCGTATCTTAATAAAAGCTCTGGTATGTCCCAACCATGAGTCTCTGGGTAGCTGGTATGTAAATATAAGTACGCATTGTCATGCTTGGCGCTAATTTGAGAAAACACATCTAATACGTCTGGTATGAGTTTTCTTTTCTGATTTCTCATAACACTCCCTATTACAAATGCATCAAGAGGAATATTATGTTTTTGACGTACTGTGATTTTGTTTTGAGGTTTAAAAATATCAGTATCTATAGAATCTTTTACGACACCGTCAACCCTTAGATTATATCTATTTTCTATCTCTTTTTTTGCCCACAGGGTATGAGTTAATAGGGTGTCGCAGTTTTTAATACAATCCAACCACTCTGCTCGAACAGGGAAGCTATCTATCGTTGGTGCTAATATCCAGTGAAATTTCTCTCTAAAAACAGAAGCTCTTTGAAAAAGAGCCATCATCACATCTCTGAAATCTACAACAATATCTGGTTGAAAATCCGCCACCACTAGATCAAAACGCCATTGACCAAATTGATTAGAAAAATTAGATGAATAAGAATTAAATCTTTCGTCTTTTTGGTCTACTGCATTGGGGTAGATCTTCCATTTTTCCGATTCTGCTTTTGAAGTCTCCACTGTTCTATAACAGGAGAGTTCCGCTATATCGTATTTATTGGTTTTATATAATCTACTCAGTATAGATTTAGTATAATTACCATAGCCAGAGTTTACTTGACCCGATTCGGTGCAAAAAAGTATTTTCTTTTTCATATTAATAAATATAATAATGTTGAGTATATAAAAAATGTATGGGGGCCTATCATATTAATAAACCCCCACACATCAACAACAACACACTAAAACCTAAAAAGCAACTGCTTCCTCGGTAGTCTCTGTCGTACCACTAGTTGTGGGCTTATTGCTAGATTTAGCAACCTTTTGAATTCGAGCAAAATTATTTACTCTGATCTTCATGGTTGATCGTTTTACACCATCTTTTTCCCAGGAGTCATTTCTAAGAGAGCCTTCAATCATAACTAAGTCTCCCTTCCTGAAAGATGAGGCAATAGCCTCTGCCCCAGTATCCCATGCTTCACAATTAACAAAAGTTGTAACCTTATCTCTTTCTCCATTATTTTTAGTAAATTCTCTAGAAACAGCTACAGTAAAATTTACTACGGCGGTTTCTTTACCTGACGGATTTACATATCTAATCTCAGGATCTCTAGCGAGGTTACCTCTCAAAATTACTAAATTCATAATAAATTCCTTCCAATCTATAAAGTAAAGGGTTGCTGACTACATTTATTATACGGCGAGATCTAGTCGTAGTCAAGCTAGACTTGCCAACATTTCTTAACAATATAAGAATCACGATTTTTAGATTTATCTAAAGTTATTAATACGGTATTACCTTCTATCAGTAAATCTTTATATTTGATGTATTCTTCTGGAAATATAACAAGATCGGTGATTCCTGTAGAATCTGCAATTTTAACAAAAGCCATTTCTTGTCCCGGATTTAAACCTCTTTTAGTTTTTATAACATTAATATCACTAACTTCTGCGCCTACGATAGGTGTTTTGGGACATTTATCATTATTTAGATCTTTACATTCAGAATTAGCCGAGTAAATATCACACCCATCTATTTTATGGCATGTTAAAGAGGTCCCCAAATGAAACTTTTCGTTATCTGCTATCCATTCAGGAGTATCGTCAAGATTGTAAGGAGGGTTGTTAATGCTTTTAATAATGGAAGATATTATGTTTTTTCTTTTAGCTGTAATTTTTTTTACGTCATTATTTATTAATTTATCAAGTATTAACGATATCTCTGTGTTTTTATCAATAAATTGTTCAGCTATAGTAAGCTCTCTATCTGTCAAACTATTTAAACAATCATAGTAAAATAGCATACGATTTCTTGATATAGTTATATTATCTATAGCTCCTACGGATATTAAGGCTTTAGCTGCTGTAGAGTTGATATGTCTAAGAAATTTATAATATAATTCAATAAATGTTATATTGTCTAATTCTATATTAGATAATAAATCTTTTATTTTTTCAAAAACAGAGTTGCCAACTCCTTTAACATTTGTTAAACCAAAACATATATTACCTTTAGTAGATATAAAAAAATCTTTTTCGGGTTGTTGGATAGAGGGTCCATATACTTCTATATCCATCTGATTAGCATTGCCTATAAGCTCTTGTATTTCTCTCAAAGGATCCATTTTATCTTTAGCAAATTTTAAGTAAGATGCAAAAAAATGTTTAGGGAAATGAGCTTTAACATAAGCAGACAGGTAGGCGTTGTAAGCATAGCTAACAGCATGGCTTTTATTAAAAGAATATCTTTGAGATTTTTCAATCCAACCAAAAATCTGCTCAGCCTCATCTTTATTGATAATTTTGGCACTTGATGACTTTTTCATAAAAAGTTTTTTAATTTTCATCATCTCTTCTGGCTTCTTTTTACCAATAGCTTTACGTAGCTTATCTGCTTCTGTCAAGTCAAATTCTGCTACATGTTGACATATTTGCATCGCTTGTTCTTGATATACCATTTCTCCATATGTTGTTTTTAAAATAGGCTCTAAAGAAGGATGAAAGAAATCTATCTCCTCTTGTAAATTTTTCTTATCTATATAATGATTGCTAACAGATTTACCATCTCTGTAAGCCTCTAAACAACCCGGTCGCATGATACTAATTAGCGCTGATAATTGTTCTATATTTTCTGGCTTAAGTTTTTTAGACATCATTTGACCCAACCTAGACTCTAACTGAAAACACCCCTTAGTGTTTCCTTCAGCTATTAGTCTCCATGTTTGTGGACAATCCAAGTCTATTTTCTCTATATCAATATCTATATCGATACCACCATCAGCATTTACATCAAAACAGCAGTTGCACTCATTAAAAGATATATGTTTCATGTTTTAAACGCATCCTTAAATTTAATTTTTTGACTCAAGCTTTTATGAAGTTTTAAAAATCTAATCAAGATATTAGCACAATCTTCTACATCTTTAATAGCGTCATGAGCATTATCCTTACTAAGACCTAAATAATCTCTCATATTATCCAGAGATAACGATTTGACTTCGGAGATATAGGTTGTCCACATAAACATCACATGTAATAAGTCGATTTTATCCCTGGGGTGAAATAGACAAGTCTCTCCCTCCCTATTAGTATTATCATATTTTTGACTTAGCCTATTTACAATAGTCATGTCAAACCTGAGTATATTATACCCGCAAGCTATAGGTGCTGTAAACTGTGATTTTTTACCGCCATAACCTTTATAATGATATTTATCTAAATATGATACAAACTGAGCCCATGATTGTTTCTGTTCCGGATATTTTTTCCAGTCTTTTAAAATCTGTGCTGCCGATACCGATTTAACCTTGCCGTGCCAATCTAAAATATCAGAATCAGTATAAGGGTTATCTATAGAGCAGTCTTCTAGTTTTTCGGGCTTGATAAATGTATTAAACTGAGATTTATCAATGATTTCTAATCTAATTGGGTCTACCATCACCGATGATAGTTGAACAGGGCTGCACAGCGATGGATCCTTGCCATCTGTTTCAAAATCAAAGACACAAATTTTATTTTTAATCATTTAATCTCTTCTACTTTCTTTTTATATTCGAATAAAACATTTTTGTTGTTTTCTAAATCGACAGCATTACTTTGTATTTCACAACAACTTTTTTTTATTTCTGGTACCTTCAGATACTCTCTATTTTTATATGTAAATCTTTGTCCAGTTTTTAGTTTAGAAAAATCTATCATACTATAGCCTTTATTTTTAGTGTTCTTTGAGTGTGCATTATTTTATCAAGTAAAGCGATACCTAAAATATCGAACTTAATAACACCTATAGATTCTAGATCTCCCATTTCGAAACCAGCGATACTTTGTTTTGTCTTAGTATCCCATAACATAGGACATATAGAGCTTAATTCGTTATTAGCGATTGCGATACCAGCAGCATGTTTAGATTGATTATATTTCGACCCTTCAAGCCTGATTGCTTGTTCAAACCTTTTTGAAAGAGGACCTTGCAATTCTCCTTTATCATCTATATAACACCAGTCTTTTAATTTTTTAGAATTATTTTCCAAAGACCATTTGATAATGGAAGCATCTTCCATTTCCTGTAATTCGTCTGCAATTTTAGCTTCATCAGGAATATTTTTAGTTATACGATTCATTTCTTCAAAAGAAATATTACCGTATACTCTTAAAACTTCCTTCAGAGCCCCTCTACCTTTAAGTGTATTAAAAGTTATCATTTGAGAAACTTTGTCATTGCCGTATTTATCTTTAATATAATTAATGATAGATTCTCTATATTCGATAGGGACATCTACATCAATATCGGGCATAGATATATGAGATTTAGTGTTTCTGCCTGTGTTATAGAATCTTTCGAAAATTAAATTATATTTAAGAGGATCAATTGCTGTGATACCAATCAAATAAGAAACCAAGCATCCCGCAGCACTACCCCTACCGGGACCAGGCAAACAGTTTTGAGATTTAACATATTCTACAATATCTCTGACAATTAAAAAGTAACTTGCAAGGTTTGCAGCTTCTAGAACTTCAAATTCTTTCTTAACCCTATCTACATATATTTGATGTTTATCTTTGGGTATTATGTCTTTTATTTTTTGCTTCCAACCTATTCTACATAATTCTCGAATATATTCTATGGGGGTTTGTTTGTTTGGACATCTAAAATCTGGAAGTTGTGGAGAGATTAATATATTGTAGTCCTCGCAAAGACTGTCTATTTTTAGAGTATTTTCTAATTCTTCCTTGTCGTGTATTTCAGACATCTCTTCAGCCGAAAGTATATAATATTTATCGGAAGTAAAGAATGATGACAAGGGAACTTTTTCTTCATTTATTATTTTTTTTGATATTTCAGGAAGTGTTGTCTTTAAAGAACTACATAACAAAACTCTTTGATCTACAGCATCCGCCATTTCACAGTAATGAGCGTCTATAGTAGCGACTCTTTGTAAATTATTATCTATTGCTAATTGTCTTAGATTTTTACCAATAGTTTGTTGATGGGTATTATCTGTGTCCATAAGCTGTATTTCTACATAGACATTGTCTTTACCAAATACCTCTTGCAATTGCTCAATATGTTTTAATCCTTTATCTTGCCAATTGTCTACTAAGGATTCTTTTTCGAAACTATAAATTTCATTACCTAGAGTAGAACCCGGATGTCCAGATATACATATCAAATTCTGTTTATTTATTATTTTTTTTAATATTTGAATATCGAGTCTTGGTTTATGATAAAAATATTTTTCGTTATTAGATAAAGATACTATCTTAATCAGATCTTGCCAGCCATCATAATTTTTACAAAGGACTACGAGATGTGATAATGATTTTTTATTTTTATCTTTTATTGATGCGTCGCTATTGGTAATATACAACTCGCAACCCATAATTGGTTTGATATCATTTTTCTTCATGGTTTTATAGAAATCTACATTTCCAGATATAGTACCATGATCTGTAATAGCACAGGACTTAAAGCCTAACTTTTTACATCTTTTGGCTATTTGTTCAGGTTTGGAGAGCCCGTCCAATAAGCTATAATGACTATGCACATGTAAAGGGATGTACATCAAACTTCTCCTGGGGCTTTATATTTATCAACTGAATGTCCTGGCATGGTATAATTATCAACAACATAATTCATTCCGTTTAACTCTGTATCATGCTTGAGTTGTTCACATTGTGTCATAAGGCCGTCTTTAGGGCTTCTTTGCCCATCTCTGTACTCTATCATAGGCGATACTTCTGGATCATTCAAGAAAGTATTTTTACCAAAGTGACATAATTTACTACACTTCCATGTTTTACTTAGCTTGGGTTTTGTGGTCTTCCTAATTCTATCGAATTTTTGTCTAATCATATATTCTGCATGTACGGCGTTATCTTCATTATCAAAGCATACAGAGAATGGTCCTCCGTCGTTCATAAAATTAATAGTCATAATAATATGTTTAAATTCTGGAAACAATCTATGAATAGCATAATGATATATTCTTAATTGAGGATCTTGTTCTAATTTTTCCTGTGTTTTTTCTTCACCTGTTGCCCAGTTTAATCTTCTACCTGTTTTCCAATCAATGATTTCTAGAGTGTCCTCAGATACTTGCGTAATTAAATCAACTGTTCCTTTGATAGAAAGATTACCTTCTAATTTTTGTTGATTGTTGTCGTAAGTATATTTTGCCCACTCTTTTTCAATAGGTATATCAAAATGTTGTTCAGCTCTAAACACATTCCTTAATCTAGGATCAAAAAGCCTATTGTTTCCCCTAAGAGTCTTGCTGACCCATTCGGTACAATCTTTTCTGTCTTTTTCATACCACTCATGATGTGTAAATTGGGATGTGTAATAGTCGTAGACGGCGTTACATAAATATAAAACATATTTATTATCAAACATATCGCATTTATCTAGGTCTATATTACCTATGATCTCATCTTCTATTGATGGTTCTTTATCTTGTATGCCTTTTTTCATTAAAGCTAATATTTCTAATACTTTATGAACTATAGTACCCTTGTCTGCTTTTTTATTTGATAAACCCCTTCTACCAAGAACATATTCGATAAAATATTGCTGCTCACACATATTATGGGTACCATACGAAGAGCTTCTGAAGTATGTAATTATAATGATATCACCTTTTCTTGTATGAGTAGATTGTGTATCTGTCCTTCTTTTTCTTCTATAGATAAGTTTGTATTATCTATAACTAAATCAAAGTTAGACTGATCGTAATTATTTTCATCTAAAGCACTTTCACTTGAGTGCTGTGAATTAAAGAGATTTCTATTTAATTTAACAACTAAACCTCCTACAGACTTAACTGCTTCAACTTCGTTGGGAAATCTACAATCTGCAATTAATGCGAGATTCGGATTTTCTTTTTCAATGAGTCTTATAGTAGAATCCGCCCAAACATTATTTTGCATAGACCTAAACACATCAGTTCCAACATACTGTAAAACTTCTCTGGCGGTCATTTCTGCATTTGTTCCAGGCCAATAGCAATTCACTAATTCATTTTTATGATCATCTGTGCCGTAGCATTGATGGCGTTTTAAACCAAAAATATCCATACACATTTGTTTTAAAGGATCTGCGAAATTATATATTTTAGCTGTGTTGCTAGTCAATGGCGTGTCGTAAATGCTTTGTACAAATTCACACGAACTGGTTTTCCCAGATTGTTTTCTACCAGCGAAAGCTATAATTTTAAACATTGGAAACCTCCGGTGTAATAATATTTTTAATTTCTTCTACAGTCATTTCAGCTATATCGTCTTTAGGTAATTCTATAGTTTTAATATTATAGGTTCTGGAACATTTTTCTTGTATTTTTTTTATACCATCTTGACCTGCTTGATCTGAATCTAATAATACTAATAAAGACATAGCTCCAGAACAATCTAATAGCATTTTTTGCCTATCGCTTAATGATGTTCCAAAAATAGCTATTGAGTTGTGTATACCAGCCTCTTCTAATCTCCATACATTACCTGGGCTTTCAACAATTATAGCTGTGCCAGATTTCATTATATAATCTTTTGCAAACCAGATGTTGTAAAGGTGGTCTTTGGATTTAAAAGATTTATTATGTTTCCATTTAGAATGTTTCCATGCCCATTTACCATCTACACAATCGGAAGAAGGATTATGGTAATAATCGCATTTATCACATTTTTCGTGTATACTCCTACCTGTACAACCAACCATAAATGTGTAATCTTGATTATATACCGGTACAACAATTCTATCATGCATTTCTTTATTGACATTATCGCATAAACCGACATCATATTTATCTAGTATTTTTTCTGAGAATCCTCTATCGATATAGTATTTTGCAGGTATCTGTAGGGTCTTTCTTATCAAATTTTTTGTAACTTTACCAATAGTTTTTATTTCAGGTTGCTCTATCGTTTGAATATGTTTAATAAAATTAATTTTTTCTTTATTGACTTTTTTAACTTTGATATCTTTAATATTTTTATTTAATATTTTAAGGGCAAATTCTAGAGTTCTATTAAATGGAAATGTTTCATCTCCTTTTTGTGACCAATTATTTTCTCTAACAGATAAAACACCTCGTAAAAAACCTATAATAGAAGGTTGAAAGATTTCTTCACAATGATGGGTTCTACAAACCCAGTTACCACGATAATCTTCTCCTGTATGATAAAGATTCAAAGCTGAGGGATTGTCTCCACCGTGTATAGGGCATGACATTGTTAGCATTTTATTACTTTCTTTACAGTCTAACTCAAATATTTCACAAAGAACATCCAAGTTATCGCAAAGATCATCGCATATAGCTTTAATTTCACTTTGGCTATACGAACGGTATTTCTTCTTTTGGGTCATAGTTTGTATTATCGTCATTATTATCGTTAATCTTAAAAGTATTATTGTTAGAATTTGGGTTGTTTGACAGTTCTAGTTTTGTTTGACCTTCTGTAATTTTAGCACACCACCCTTTCATATGACAATTGATATAGTCATTGTCATCTAAACCCGCTCCATGTCTACTTGCTAAAGGTAGTAATTTTCTGTTTCCTCCTGTTGGGCCGTCTTCTGCAATCTCTTCATCTGTTTTTCTTTTAAAGATACTGAAGTTACTACACAACCATATAATTCTATCTGAACCAGAGGCAGTATCTGTGCTTTCCTTCGTAATGCCGTCACGATTTAATTGCACAAATGCTACTATGGGTAGTTTATATTTTGTGGCAAAATTATGTAATTGTGTCATCATAAAACCAAGAAGTTGGTATTCTTTAAGGTCTTGAGACATGCCTTGAGTATCCATGAGTTTTACATAATCATAAAAAATTACACAATCTTTGGCACTACCATCATCATTAAGACCAACCTCTTTTATTAACCATCTACGCATAATAGCTATCTGTTCTTCAAAAGGTTTACCAGCTATAGACTTATAATATAACTTTGTTTCTTTAAGTTCTTTTTTAGCTTCATATATTTTAGTTTTAAGATCATTAGAGTCTTTAAATTTACCAGTTTCAATAGTAGACATATCTATTTCTGTTTTCATGGCTAGAACACGGTTTATATGATCTTCAGTTGTCATTTCAGTATCCATATTCAATACAGGTATACCATTAGCAGCCAAAAAATGTCCCATGTTATCCGCTAAAAGTGTTTTACCCGTTTTAGGTCTAGCGGCTATAACATTAACTGTAGATTTACGCAGACCTCCGCCTATAGCTTTATCGTATGTGGGAAAACCAGTAGATAGACCCACTTGTTCTATAGGGTTATCTTCTAAATTTTGTATATATTCATCAATATGTTCACCAATAGATTCTGGTTCGTTATTATTCTCACCTAATAACTTACCTAAATCAAAAACCTTATTCTCTGCTATATTCAGTATGTCTGTAATAGATTCAGAACCACTAATACTATCTACTTCAGTTTGTGCTGAGTGTAGCTGATCTTTAATAAGTCTAGCTATTTCTAGTTTTCGTATCTTAATAGCAAATCTTCTTACATTAGAAGACTCTACAGGAAATACTAGAATCGCTTTAATATGCAGAGCCTCCTCCTTAGCTGTTAAAATATCCGAACAGCCAAGCTCTTGAGAAGCTGATAACAACGAAGCTAAATCTATATTAGACACCTCGGAATGTTCATAGATATGCTTGATGCAACTAAATATTAACTGGTTGCTATCTATAGTGAAAGACGATGAAGAAATCAAGTCAGCTATATCCAAATAAGATGTTTCGCCATATCTACAAAGACCGGCCAACACAGCTCTTTCTGCGGAGGGATCTGATAAGGTATTTTCTTTCATTTTTACTACCAATTAACCTGCGTTAGAACAACATTTGTTACATTTATATCTTCCAGCATCACCATGCAATAAACTTGCAGAAATTTCTTCTCTTTTACCACAAATTCTACACGTTGCTGTAATTTTTCTTTTTTGGGGTCTTCTTTTCATAGGCGGTTGTTGATATAGCTTTTTAGCAATCTTTGGGTCTTCCTTAAACATATTTGCCTCTGGCATGTCTAAAAATTTATTTTCTTTTGCGCTAGCGTTTTGCTTTGTTGAATGTTTAGCGTTAGCTGTTCTATGAGTTGTTTTTTTTGCAACTTTCTTTGTTGCTTTCTTACGAGTTTTTTTAGGATTATCTTTAGCAGGTTGTTCTTCTGGAAGCAATCCGCTAAGAAGCGTAATCAATTGTTTAATTTGTTCTGGATTTTTTAATAAATCATCAGGATTGATTGGCATTTTTCACCTTATTCCTTTGTATTGCGAGAATAATATCGGAAAGATTCTTTATACTATTCGATAAATAACTTAACCTATCCATTCTCTGTTTGGCATATTTCTGTATTTTATATAAACTAGTGGCTTTATCGTTATTTTTTACTGCTTGGTAAAATTTTTCAATATATCCATAACCTTTATAATTGTTTAGATCTTCTGCTATAACAAGTTTAACAGAATCTTCTGCCCAATTATGTCTAGCTATTTCACGATTTAAAGTTCTTTGAACGTGAAACGCAACTTGTCCTAATCTATACGATATTTGAGCGCAATCTTCTGGATTAAGTTTTTCTATAACATCTCTAGACATATTAAGATATTCATCTAATTCTTTACAGTTGTCAGCATTTTGAGCAACGTTAGGTAAACCCACGGAATTTTCATATTCATCTAGGATTTGATCCCAATATTCAAGTTCTTCTTTACTAGTTTTAGGCATTGTTAATAATCTCTAACCACTCTTCTTGTTTATTGTAAGGTAATTCTATATATGTGATATTATTAATATAGCACCACTCTTTTTTATCTCTATCTCTTTTTTGTTGTTTTAAGAAATCAATTTTACTTCTATGATAAAAAGGAATAAATTCATAATGTTGCTCTCCATGAACCTCAATACATTTTTTACTCATAGGTATAAAAAAATCCATATAAAGAGTTTCAGATTTACGTATTTGTATCGATACTTCTTCTATAACTTGTAAAGTTGGGTATATATCTTTTAATAAATTTCTAGCAGATAAATGGAAACTGGATTTGTTGTTTAAACTACTCTTGGCGGTTAAGCCTGTTAGAGTCATATTAAACTCATTACCATCTAAACCAATAGTTTTCATTTTAGTCCCATGGCTTCTTTTGTCTGTAACAGTATTATATCATATGCTTTTGGATTGTCAACAAAGAAGTTTCTAAGTTTTTCAGTTCCTTGAAATTTTTGTTTTTCTCCATCGATATCAAAACTATACCACGCTCCACCTTTAGTAATTAAACCGATATCAATAGCTAACATCATAATCTCTGTAATTTTATCTATACCAGCACCATATCTAATATATGAAGTAGTAACACCACCAGGAGGACCTAAAGCAGAACATATTACTTGCCAATCTACTGTTTGTCCTATTTGTGTATTATCGGCGCTTAATGTCCAAGGCTTGAAGGTTTTTGCTCTCAGTTTAATGTCTGTTTGGTAAGCTATAGCTTGACCGCTTTTCTCTTTAAATTCAGCACCATATCCTGTAGGATTACCCATTAAGTGAGTAATACCAATTACTATATTTCTATTAACAGGAATAACATTGGCTACCTTTCTGCAAAATTTAGCCAAAAGCTTAGCACCATCTGCTCTTTGCATTTTAGACATTTCTGAAGTTATTTCAGCTTCTGTGCATAAAGCAGAATAAGAATCTATAATAACGATAGATCCCGGTTCTTCATTAATAATTCTTTCTCCGATAGATAGGTATTCCTCTCCACTAAGTATTTTACCTTCTTGAGATCCAATGATATCAAACCTATCTAAGTCTAAACCTTTAATACCTTCTAAATCCCTTTTTTTTAATCTACCCTCAATATTTAGGTAATACACATGCCTCGGTTTTTTTAAATCTCCTTGATATTCTGATTTTTGTGCGGTGGCTGCTAGATCTAAAGATGTTGTAGTTTTACCGCATTTAGGCTGCCCTGTCAGTACTATAAAGCTACCTTCTGGTATGCCTCCACCTAAAATAATATCTAAAGAGGGACTCAAAGGAATAGTGATAGATTCCCTATCAACTAAAGCTGTAGCGCTTCTCATAATCTCTGTGCCGAAATTTTTCTTTACATCTTCTTTAAGAGCCATTGTCGTCTAGTTCCTTGAGTTTAGAAATAATATTTGTTTTAATCTTATCTTTACGGAATTTATTATTTTTTATGTTTCTACTTTCAGTATAATCCGCAGTTAATCCTTTACTTTGATTAAAAATGTCTTGTTCTGTTTCTATGATAGGTATCAAGTGTGGTGCTCGCAAAGAATAAATTTTACGAGCCTTTGTATTTTTTAGCGCTTTGATAATAGCTGTTGAGTCATATTTTTTAAGTAATTTATGTGCAGACGCTATTTGGCTTCTATAAAAAGATGCCCACTCTTTATTAGTCCAGAATCTATAATGCAAATCTTTTCTATCTTTAATGGCTTTATTTTCGCATATAATTTCTGTAATAAACTGAGCAGCAGAAACCAGTTTACCATTTGAATATTTAGATGGGAATGTATTTTTACTCATTAGGAATCATTAGGTCTAAATATGTGTTCTTCTGTCTTTTTTGCAGAGTTGTTATGTGATTTTTTCTTTAGTTCATCATTTAAAGACGAAGCTTCTCCAGTCATAATCGCAACACTTTTAGTGCGTTTGCTGGACGTTTCAGTAATCATTAAATCTTTTGATTTAGAACTTTGTTTTTTAGAACTTTGTTTTTTAGCTTGAGTTGGCTCGGAATGAGTCCTAATAGCAGCTTCAACTTTATCAATAGATATATTGAGTTCCGAAGCTATATCTCCAGATTTTTTATGTTGTGAATGCAACCATAATATAGCATACTCTTGATTTTGATTTTTTTTCATTATTGCTCCTTGAGTTTGTTCTAACGCCACTTAAATTTTTTAGATGGTTTTTTCATACGAGACATTCCTTTAGGTAGTTCGCTTTTGTATACTGGGTCTTTATATTCATTATGTTTATGATGTATGCTCACTTTCTCATCATCTGATAATCTGTCGCTATTTCTTTTAGCTAAATCACCCACTGTTTTCAATTCACTATCTGACTTTTTTACAGACATATTTACATTGAGCGCATCTTCTACATAATTTCTAGACACGTTAACAGATCCACATTTATCACAAACTACTTTAGCTTTTTTGTCATACTCACCAAAAGTCATGAAGACTTCAAAAACTTTTTGGCATTCTTGACACTCAAAGGAATATGTAGGCAATTTACTTCAATCTCCTATTGATATCTTTTAGCATTCTTGCATTTTTTGTTTTTAAAAATTCTATATATTGATCAAATATACTTTGGTCAACTTCTTGAAATTTTACTTCCTCTTTGCATACTTTATCTATAAAAGCATTCGTCTTCTTCGTTTGAACTGTGGAGTGCAAATCTATTGGATTATACGCTTCATTATTTTGGTCGCACTGAATGTGATACGTATAATAAGCCTTACGGTCTGTTATATGTTTAGACTTTCTACCATATACAGCTTTAGCACAAGCTTTGTTTACGTCTTTAGTTCTGGGGAAACCCTTATCGTCTAAAAATTCTTGTGTATCTAACAGTACATAATATTTATCATTTTTACTAGTTATTTTGTGATGGGTTATATTAAATGATTTACTATTAATTTTCATTTATAAAATTCCTGGGGTATGAATGTGGACCACTCATCTCTGTATTCTATTCTAGACCAATCAGCGTACCAAGGCAAGTATCTTAAATTAAAATTTGGTTGTTTAGGTATATTTAACAATTCCATACCAGCTTCTTTGAGTGTCTTATCTCCCTTTTTACGATTACAAGAGGCACAAGCAGTTACTATATTAGTCCAAGAAGTTGCTGATTTACGATTATGCCATTTACATTTTGGTATAACATGATCATAGGTTAATTTATTAAAACTATATTTTTTACCACAATATTGACATATATTATTATCTCTTAAAAATAAATTTTTACGAGTAAACTTAACACTTTGTCTTTGTGTTTTAACATATCTATTGATTTTAATAACACATGGTAATTGAAAATTTTTATTAGATCCAATAATTGTGTCATTAGAATAAAATTGTATAATTTCAATAGCTGGGGTTTTTTGATCTTTAATCTTAAAATACCAAGACATAGCAGTTTTCCAATTAATTATAGATATTGGAGAATAATCTATATTTAAAACCAAACAAGCCTTATGGTTATTGATCGTTTTCATAATTAGACAACCTATGGACTATACTTGCTATAATAGGATTACGAACTATATCTGTCGCATATAGTTCAGAAAAACCTATACCTTCAATGTCTTGCAGTCTATCTGTTAACTTTGTAAAACCTCCTTGTTGTATTTTTTGTAAATCAGATTGTGCTACATCGCCAGTTAAAACCATTTTACTATCCATACCAATTCTTGTTAATAACATTTTTAATTGGTCATACGAAGCATTTTGACACTCATCGGCGACAATAAAAGCATTATGAAAACTTCTACCTCTCATCAAACCCAGAGGAACTACTTGTAATTGTTTATTAGACTTTAATTTAGAATAATGTTGTATATGTAAAAAGTGGTTAATTTCATCATATAATGGTAAAAGATAAGGGTGTAGTTTTTCTTCTGCGGTGCCCGGTAAGAAACCTAAACGCTCTCCAGCTTCTACCACAGGTCTTGTTATAACAATTTTTTCTACTTTATCATCAAGCAAATATTCTAAAGCCATGCCAACAGCTATATGTGTTTTACCACTGCCAGCCACTCCTTGACAGAAGGTTACAGTGTTTTCAGCTACAGTTCTTATATATTCTTTTTGGTTTATACTCCTTGGTTTTAAGCGATTTTTGAATCCAACGACAACTTCTTCTGGTTTTGGGATCTTAGGTGTTGAGTTTTTGCTTTTTTTTCTCAATTGATTAGCCTTTCAAGGACAAGGAAAAAGGATTAAATTAAACAGGCTCCTCCGGCACAGCTAATTTCCTCTATTCCTACAGTGTTATCCTCTGTTTCTAACAGCTGCGTATAATCAACCTTCTGAAAACTTCCATATAGATCTGTATAAATTTTCCAATTATATACATCTTTCATACAGTATGTTAGTCTTCTAATATCTTCATTAAAGTATTTCTTTGCAAATCTTTTCATTTTGATAGCAAATAATTTCTTATCATCACCATCTTTGTCTGTTTCTTGGTTTAATGTTATGTAATCGCAAGCAGCCCACAAATTATTATCAAATGCATTAAGACCTAATTCTATTAAGCCTGAACACCACAAAGAAGCATCCCCATATTCTTTTGCAATCTCTCTACTAGTATAAACTGTAGTAAAGGGGGCTTGAGGGTAATCTTTATCTCCACTTTGTGGTATTAAGCTAATACCAGCAAAAAACTTTCTATTATTATAAATAAATTTAGTAACATCTCCCCACTCTTCCGGTTTCACAGTGACTGTGTTACTTACATTATGACTAAGAAAATCTTGTGTACACAGAGATCTGTTTTTACCAGAATGTACCCAATTCTTTTGAGCATCTTTTACAACACCAAGCATTTCTACGGCAGGTAGTTGATTTTTTAATTTAGAACCATCTGGCACTTCTATCGGGAATTTAACAACCTCATCTGTATTATTAGCAGACCATGATGATTTCTCGCATGCTTGAGGGTTATAGCTTTTGAAATAAAGATAGGGAGGCTCTAATATATTTGCTTGTACATGACGAATATATCGTTTAGCATGATGTGGATGAATTCCAGAGCTTGTACCTAGCATACTACTACTTGTACCTTCAGGTTTTAAGCAAGTAACTCTTGCTGCTTGATTAATATTAATTTGTTGAGCTAATTCTTTATTGGTGTCAACAGCAATTTTTGCGCCTTTCTTAAGTACTTTTTCTGTTAGCACAAGGTCATGTTTTTCCATGATACCTGTAAGAGATACTCCTAGAAGAGCCTCTCGTTCAAAGATAGCATTTGTAATATCTCCTAGATATTCTAAATTGGTAAAACCTGCTTGTAAAGTACCTATAATAGCAGCGGCTTTACATCTTTCATAAAAATCCTCTTCGTCTACGACAGACGAGCAATTGATAGTGGAAAGATTGCAACCTTGCCACCCAGATTTACCAGACTTTTCATCCACAGGCCACATACCCACCTCTACGCATGGGTTAAAAGTCATCTCTGTAGAGTCACTCCAGATAAAACCTGGCTCCCCAAACTCCTTTACGGACTCCATAAGAGCCTTAAACTGCTCAAATGTAGTATCATCTTTAAGCAATAACGCAGAATTGTTGCTCCTGGCTCTTTGAGGATTATCTACATACCAATTGCCTGTTTTAGCTTTAGCCATCTCTTCATCATTAGGGCTAAATAACGCTAATGACGCACTTCTACGAACACCACCAGATAATACAGCATCGCTGCTGTGCATAATAATATCATAAGCATCGATAGGTCGTAATTTTTTTTGTTTGTTTTCAACACATTGCTCCAATAATTCTCGAATTTTTTCTAAACCATTTTGTAATGGCTCAAAACCTGGCGCTTTACCAACACCAGAAGATAATTGAGAACCTTTTTCTCGAATGTTACTATAGTCAAATACAATGTATTTATCTTTATATTCTAAAAATTTTGATTCACTAGGTTTATTAAAATATGAACTTAATAAAACACCTAAAGCATCTGCCCAGCCTTCAATACTATCTTCTATTTTATACTTTACACCTTTTCTTTTATCTTTTTTTTCTAATGAAAGATTAGGCAGTTTTGATACATGATGTTTTTGAACGCTAAAACCTGTTCCACTACCACACAACAATAACCAAAAACATTCTTGGAAAAATCTTAGCCTATCACAATACGAACTTGTACAATTATAAATTTTTGCATGTCTCTTTAGAATGGGTTCTCCGCCAAATTGAAGAGCTCTTTGACTACCTAAAACTTTTTTCTTAAACATTAAATCGTAGGACCAGTTAATATCTTCACTAATATTAAAATCAGCATATTGAGTATGCATCATATTTTTTACACGATCTACTGCTTCTTTCCATGTCTCTCTTCTGTTTTCACTTTCTATCCAACGAGCGTACTTACTTACAAATGTATAATTCTGTAATTCATTTAATGCCGACATACTTGAGGAACTCCTTGGATTATAGTAAAAATAGAATTTAGCAGATGCCCTTGATGATTAATAGATAACTTCGTTTGATTACTCATATGATAACGATCCACAAAGTAAATTACAAGGGTATAATAAATAAAAATAATTTGTTTCCGTTATATTATACACCGTCGATATTATGTATCCAGCTATAGTCTGGAATAATTTTTTCAACTTGCATTTTAGTTTGTTTGATAAATAAATTAAATTTTTTTTCAGCATGTTCGTCGAATAAAATTGTTCCATGTCCTTCAGCCATAACCACTTTAGAAACACCCTCTTGCCATAAAGCCATAATACAATCATTACAGCATTGACCGGTTACGTACGCTATTCCATTGTCTGGTCTAATTACACAGTTAGATAAAGCATTTCTTTCTGCGTGAATCATCCATTCGTATTTACCTGGTCTGTCTTTAGGTAAGACATTATCATCCATGCCTTTGGGGAAACCATTATATCCTACTCCAATAATTCTATGTTGTTGATCAGTAATTACACAACCGTGCTGGGTGTGTATATCATGACTACGTTGAGCAACAACCTTAGCGATTCCTAAAAAATAATTTTCCCATTTTGGTCTTTCCATGTCTATATTGTAAATCTAGATAAGTGTTATGTCAACACAATTTACATTAGAATTTGCATTATTTTAAATTGATATCGAACGGAAAATCATAATTAAAAAAGTCTATGTCTTTACCGTATATTTTTTCTACCATATCTTTGCAATATTGATTATAAAATAATTTGTATTCAGGTATTCCCACAGATAAGTCTTGCATATTGATTAAGCCGTTATGTTCACTAGTAAATCTAAAAGGAGCTACAGAACACGACGTGTCGCTATCTTTAGTTGTGTATTTACCACTTTGATATGAGGGTTCTACTTCGTTGTCGTTGTAATCTAAATCAAGTCCGTGTGTTTTTTTTAATAAAGCTAAATCATCGACTATGTTCTCTATTTTTATAATAAAATCGCAATCAATCATATATTGAGGTAAAAAATGATGTTCTAAAAAACTCCTACTTTTACGGCCCCAACGAGTGCTGTTTCCTATTATAATTAATTCTAAAAAAGACTGAAAAGATAGAGTAAGATTATTTTGCGCTTGATGTAAGTATTTAATAAAAGAAGAAACAGCTCTAGAATAAGGATTTCTAACTAGTTGTATGTTAAAGAAATTTTTATAAAATTGCTTATCTTGATTTGGCATATGAGATAAAAAATCTGCTTTGTCTTTATGTGTCTGTTTTATATTTTTCGTATACTCATCTCTTTGTTTTATACAACTTCTATTGTGATCGTAGCTGTTAATGTGTATTAAAAACATTCTAGCTATTATAGAGCAACCAGCTTTTGGAGACCAGTACATAGCTAGTTTATTTTTCGGGTCTGGTAAAACTCTTGGGCAATACTCAGATTCTTGAATAAAGTTATTTCTCATGATATTACTAAAGCTCCTATGTATCGTTCTAAAGCGTGTTCAAATTGCAAATCCGGAATACCTTTTAATTTATATTTGCTATAAAGTTGCATAAAGTTAAAACAAGTACCGTCTTTAATGAATTTTTGACTAGAAAAATCTATAGGACTGTTTAGGGATTGATTACTATATTCTTGCATATACCTATTAAAGATAGCGTCATCTTTCATACATTCTATCCAAAAAGTATCATGTTTTTTAATGCTTGTTAATTGTTTTACTATTTTATCATAATCATCTACCAATGGTTTTAAATTAGATAGTTTTGATATAAAAGTAGTGCCTTGAATATACTTAAATTGTTTTTTGTGTAGGTTGTGAAAAATATCAGGTTCATTCTCCATTATTTTTCTATTTAAATCATCTGAGAGACAGTCTGTAGTAAATCTAGATGCTGTTAAAGTATCGTATTTATGTACGTCATTTATATAGAATATAGAGTGTAATATATTTTTCCAAGATTGATTATTTTTATTATGTATATAGGCTATTTGGGTATTTGTGTTTATAGTTGTGCTTGATGACTCATAGATATACTTTAACCCCTCTAAAAGACCTCCTATATCATATCCACAATTCTTTCTAAATATAACATATCCAAATTTCTTTAAATTTAGTATACTTTTCTCTAAATAGTTTTTAATATTAGGCCCAAAAACATTTACGTCATCACTACTTATGCAAATCACTGGAACAAAATTACATTTTTGTTGTTGACGCACAATAAATTGATTTATTATATTTATGTAATAATCTATTTCAGTTTTAGATATATTATTAATATACAAAGATAAGATTATAAAATCTTTTTTAGTATTCCTAGAGGGATTGAACATAATCGGTTGGCTATAATTATCATTAATATATTTTGTATTTTTTTGCGTTAGATTAGGTAACACATTAATTGATAATTCTTGAAATTCTTTACGTATATCCTCATTGGTTTGTCCTTTTAAAATAAAATATGATTCTAGCTTATTGGTGTCGTGCGATGTGTGTATATTATTTTCTATAACTATTATTTTTTTATTTAATAATAAAGCTTCTAATACAACTATAGGGCAAGGGTCACTAAGACTAGTTAATATAAAGTAATCTAATCTCTTAATATATTTGTAAGGATTGTCTGTATTAGGAACCCATAAGAAATTTGAGGGGATAGATGTATCATCATTTGGGTATAAAATTTGTAATTTTTCTTCAATTTTTTTACCGCCAATCCAAACAAAAATGTATTGCGGATTATCCCTAGCTAATTGCAATAATAGAATAGGATTTTTTCTTAAAGATAAATCTCCACACATGCCTATGACAGGCTTATCTTTATCTTCTATAATCAAATCACAACCCTCATCAGCTTTTCCTTGTATTATATTTTGCTTTGTAGTTGGTATAAATGGAGGATCAATTCTAATTTCTTTAAGATTAGGTTTATGCTTTAGAAATTCTTGTTTAATTTTTTCAGAGACAACTGAGATTGACTGAATGTTATCTATAGATTGTGTGTCTTGATGTCGACTCTGCATAGGTTTAGCGAAATCTTCATATGTTTCGTGTAAATGCACTATGGTTTTATTATGCCAATAATTAAATTTATGTAAGTTATATAAATAATAATTTATTGAGTTGGAATATATCAATACAGGCTGAGTAGTTTCAAATATTTTTTTGAGTGATTCTATTTCGTTGTAGTGGTATAGTTTTGCTGGGTGGTTCGGTAAAATATTATTAGGAAATGGTTCCACTATGTATATATTTTTGTATATATCACTATCGTATAAATAATCATAAAGATCATACAGATAAATGGGTGCTCCAGTAAGAGAGATATCATGATTAATTAGCAGTATACTATTCTTATTAATATGGCTATGTGAAATATTATCTTTTTGTTGATATATTTCATCATAAGACATGCCCGTATAATATGTTCTATTTTCGTTTTGCCCGTGAGATATAAAATGCATACTAGCTTGAGCATTACTCATAGCGGATAGATCAGGATTGTATAGCTTGTAAAGTCTAGCATCAAAATCAATAGGTAATAAATCTGATAGTTTTGTTGAATAAGCTCTGCGTTCTTGTTTACCATATTCAATATAATGAAGCTTAGCTAATAATTCTGTATTTATATTTTCTTTAGATAAGTCTGGATTTAAAGATAAGTATTTGTGCCAATTGAAATCTTTAGGAACAAGAGTGTTAACATAATCTAATTTCATCTCAGGTTTTTTATTTATATTTTCAGTATGTATGTTCGAGTATTGTCTACCTTCATATCTGCCATATTTAAGAAAGTGAGCTATTAGATGGTGTTCTTCTACGAAACCTAATCGCTCTAAATCGGAATTTAATTTTTTATAAACCCTCCAATCAAAATCAGCTGGAAGATTTGCTCTGTCTTCATCTGTTATCTTAGACATTATTTAAACAACTACCTTTGTCTTTATTAGATATAATTTCTGGATTTATTGGCCATTTAATATCAAAATCTTTATAACAAAACGCCTCATCTGTATTAGGATTGTATATATCTCCCTGCTGGTATAATACTACACTATCAACAGTTGCAAGAAAAGCATGACCACAAAAACTAGGGATATAAATACTATTTAGTTTTTTTGCATCTAATACCATACCAAAATATTGTCTGTATGTAGGACTGTCGGTTCTGAGATCTACACAAACATCATAGATTTGACCTTGAACACAGGTAACATATTTTGCATAAGGAGCCCTATGTATACCTCTTAAAACGCCTCTTTTTGAAAAACTATAGTTAACCTGAGCTATTTTAAATGAGTCTTTAATATGGGGATTTTTAAAAATTTCCGAAACAACACCCCTACTATCTAGATGTATATCAGGTTTTACCCAATAGCAATATGGTATATGTGTTTTATTAATTTTCATTCAGCATCCAATCGATAGTTTTCTGTAATGATTGATTAAAATCTATAGGCTGTTTCCATCCCATATTTTGTAATTTAGACCCATCTAGACTATATCTCCTATCATGACCCGGTCTGCTTTTATTGAGATCTACATATTCTAATCTAGCAGGCTTATTCATTATTCTAGCTATTTCTTTTACCATGTCGTCATTATACATTTCTCTATCACCGACCACATTATAATGCTCCCCAGGTTTACCGTTTTTGAGCAAAAACAGAGTTGCATTCGCAGCATTTCTAGCATGTAACCAATGTCTTTGTCCAACATACTCTACATTACCATGATTGTCTAGTTGGGCGTGAATCTTAACTGGTTGATTTTTATGAATTAAATCTATAGCTAAAGCTATAAACTTTTCTTTGTGTTGCCTCTCTCCAAAAAGATTCATAGTATACGTATGTATAATTGGTAAATTATATGTATTGTGATAAGCAATACCAGCAGCACCAGCTCCTGCTTTACTTGCGCTATAAGGATTAGAAGGTCTCCATCTATCGTCTTCTTTAAAATCATAACCATCTGGAGCAGGACCAAACACTTCGTCTGTTAAATAATTTATAAACAAAGCTTTAGGAGAATATTTTCTATACCATTCTAATAAGTTTAATGTTCCCATAACATTATCTTCAAAAAATTGTTTCGGATAATCGATACTTCTCGTAACATGACTATTAGCTGCTATATGCGCTACATAATCTACCTCTCCTATACTTTCTATAATATGAGGAGGAAAATCAAATTTAAGATCGTGATAAATTATTTTTATTCTTTCTGCATATTTTTGTACATGCAGACTATCTACTATTCTTCGCATATCCCCAACGTAAGTTAACCTACACAGGGCGATAATCTCCCAATCGGTATTGATCAAAGTTTCTTCTACAAAATGAGAACCTAAAAAACCAGCAGCTCCAGTTATTAGGATTTTCTTTTTTGTCATATGTACAGCACCTTCTGTTTAAGGTTATGAGGTAAAACTCCCGATAAAATTCTTTCCCAGCTATGAGTATAGGTTGGGTCGTGATTCTTGAAATAACCAGATTCTAAATTTTGATATTCAGATAAAATAGAAATGTTTAGATCCTCTAAAACATTTACAAAAAAATTATATTTAGCTAAAAACATTGTACCTGCAATAAAATATGTATTATCAGAACTTAATTTATATTTAGAACAGATCTCGGATAGTATCGGTTCATTTATTTGATCCATTTGCATCTTGTAATTATTAAGACCTACCATACAAGCTTCATTTTCATTCTCTATCATAGTAATATTGTGTAGTAGATTGTCAACCAAGCCCATGAAAACCATTCTACGAAAACCATGATTTGTTTTAGTATGCAGTTTTAATATATAATCATATTCGTCTTTTTTGTGGTGGTTGTGAAGACATTGCATGAATGGGCCTATATCCGCTCCTTTGTTAGGTACTATGTACGGTTTAATATTTAATGATTCAATATTATCGTCCGATGTAATAAAGAAGTCTACATCAATAAATGTATAACTTTGTAATTTGTTTATTACAGCTTTTATATCTTCTATATGTTTATCAGAAGTATTACCAAGATGTATACAACATAGCAATTTTCTAATACTATCAGGAACTTTATTACTAATTTTATTAAAATCATAAACTTGAGAGTTTAATATAGGTATCTTATGGTGGTCTGTTAGTATCTTATGTTGTAAAATATTATAAGTAAATAATTCTTTCCAAAATATTTCTTTTTCGGTAGAAATATAAAAAAAATAACCAATATCAATATTGTTTTCGATACAAAACTTTGTTATATAATATTCAGAATTATGTCTATTTAAATTTATAATATTAATTATTTTTGAAAATAATGTCTTTTTAAAAATAAAAAAATTATTGTTTAGACCGTAAAAAGGTTTATTATTCATCATGATAGAATATTTATCATGAATGGAGAAAATATTATATTTAGAATTTAGGTATGTTTGTAAGAATTTATCAATATTTTGATATACCACATTGGTGTTATCTGCATATAGTATATCCTCAAAAGATTTAGCTTTAATAATATCAATAGTGCTTTTTAAAGAAAATGTATTTTTATAATATTCTCTTATTTTCCTATAATATTTTGAATTAATTTCACCATATATAACAATAAATATGTTTTCTATTGGTATGCTTTGAGAAATATTAGATAAAGATAATAATGCTGTATCTGTAGATAAATCCGAATCTAAATAACAATAATACACACAAGCCGTATTACTTGTTTTATAAAAATGTTTTATGTCTATGTGAGGACTTTCAAACCACTTTTTATATTGTGCTCGATTTTCTAGATAATATTGAAGACTATCATCTTTGGTCTTAATGAACGAGGTGTCTGATAAAACCCAATTTAATTTGCTAAAAAATAAACCATAATCAAAATTATCGTCTAAGATGCAGGGGTGTGTAAATCTACCGTCGTGTATGCAATCTTCTTGAAATTGTTTAAAGTTAGATGCACAACCATAATATTCATTATAGAATGCAGTATCAAAAGTTTCCATTTATGCTCTAATTATAGCTATCGATATTTGGTTATGACTGCTTTAATTATAGTTGTATTTATGTAAAAACCTATTGAAAACTATATCTATTTAGCTATGTTTCTTAACTATTTACTCATTAGTTTATTATATAATAATAACGAAACACAAGCGCCGCCAACGCCAGCAAATATTCCTGCTGGCTCTATGGCGGAATATGAGCCTAGTAAGTATAGTCCAGCCCCACCCATATAAGAACCAGCCACTCCTAATGCTATAGTTTTAACAAAACCGAAGTTTTCTTCTCCAGGAATTATAGCCTTAGTTATAGAACCTACAAAAATACCATAAACACACCAGGTTAATATACTAATCATTTATTGCCTCCAGTAAAACGGATACTTCTTCGTCCGTGATAAATTCTCCTTTATTAAATATTGCTTTAGATAAAGAATTACCATATAGTTTATAGTCTTCTTTACATAACTCTCTTCTAATTATTTTTTTTAATCTGATTCTATTAAACCAGCTTTTCTTTATTGATATCTCTTGAATTTTCTTTTTATAAAAATCTAAATCATGTTTTTCAGACTTATTACATTCTTGTATTACTCTGATACCGTTAACAAGTATAGCAATCATCATTATTATCATTATTACACTGCCAAACTTATCTGATGGCAATTCCTGATTAGATAATATGCTTGAAGCTAAATTTTTTAATTTCTCATCTTTAATTTCATTTTGATTCATAATTATGGCTCACAATACTGACATTGAATTTTTGCTATTCCATCACCACTTATGTACCATCCTTTACCCTTGCATACGGGACAATCTTTGCGTTTATACTTCGCGTTTTGTTCTGTAGAGTCTACAGCAATTCTGCCTCCAACCATAGTAACAACACTAGTTGTGCTATAGTCATACTTTTCAGAAGACCCTCCGTAAAAAATAGCTGCCACTAAAGTACTAGCAAATAAAAGTTTATTCATAATTTACCTATTTTCTCTTTGGGTAATTTATTAAGTTCTTCTAATGTTGGAGCTTTTACACTTGGGTCTAAAGCCCATTCTATATCTTCTGATTTAGACCATTTTTGTATTCTTCTCATAGGAACAATAAGATTAAATGTTTCACCAGCGCCACGAACTAACATCCCAATATATTCACCAGTGGTTAGGAAAACTCCACCACCAGATGAACCGGGAAAAGCAGTTACTGTTGTTTGGTCAAATAAAATTTTAGTGCTACTATTCAGAGCAAGCATGCGACCTACCTGACTCATAATACCTGTAGTCATGCTATTAGCTCCACTTTCACCTAATAAAGAACCCACATGATATAATTGAGTACCTAAAGGAAGTCCAGAATTGCTTGTATCTTTTTCAAATCTTGCTGATACATCTACAAAATCAAACTTTTTAATCATGAGTAAAGCAAGATCCTCTCCATCTGTTGCATCACTATATTTAACAACCACAGCATCCATAGATAATTCCCCAACAGTAATACCGTTTTCTATGAGCTTTTTAACTATCTTAACATCTTTAAATACAGGTTTCTTTAGTGTTTTACCTTCAATATCTAAAATACTTCTGACACTTCTGATACCCTCTAAAACATGTGCGGCTGTCCATACAAAATTTACATTTTTTTCACCATCGTCTGATTGTATTTTTCTCGTAAATATAACACCACTACCAGAACCTCTATCTGTTTTAATGGTCACGCTAATATCTTGTAAGTATTGACTGACAGGAATCTCTTCTGCTTGTAAAATAGATACTGGTATTAACATTAATGTGATTATAAATAGTGGGGCTAGTTTAATCATTTTATCCATCTCCTTAGGAAATCTAAAACTGGTCTTTTTTTGTCTGGTACAACATCATGTTGTGTAGGTTTAAACATTTTTAAAATTGCTAATATAAAATTAGTAATTGTTTTAATCAGGCTATTTAAAGCTATTTTATCTAATAATTTCATAAGTAATCTACGAAGCCGTAGTCCGGGAGTTTTTGTGGTGGAAATCCGTTAAAGTCACTAAAGGCATAAGCTCCGTTTTGCCTTAACATACCTTCTGCAACATCTGCATGTATTAAAAAAGATCCATCTGGGATTGGACCCCATTCTGGGTGTCCTCCGCTATTAAATTTACCCCAGCTGTTTTGTATAAGAAAAGCAGGCTCATCACCAGTATCGTCACAAGCCGTCCAGGCCATCGCATGATTCCAGGACCCACTTTTTCGAGCAAATCCCTTGCTATTTCTTTTGTTAGAAAATCCATAATTACTACAAACACTTAATCCATACCCATTGGCTAGCGCATCTCTAGCTTCTTCAACAGTTCTAATTAGAGAAACTGTTTTTATTTGATGTTCATCAGCTTTATCTATTACTTTATCTGGTAAGCCTCTAGCCCCCCATTTAGCACCCATGCTACCGTTATATTTACTAAAATCTGCTACTCCTGGATAATTTTTACGAACTAATACCCCACCTGTTTGGCTAACAAAAGTTGCAGCACGACTACAACTCATTCCTTGACCACCATGACCTCTACACCCATAGATAGCCTCCGTAGCGCCTCTAGCAATCCAGCTCTCTTTATCTCCTTTAACATCTATTTCAATGGCTCTAGTTACATCGCAAGCATTACGAGTAGCATGAGAAACACAATCTCCTGTGGTTTGTCTTTCTATATAAGCATTTTTATCAAATTTTAAAACCGACTTAAAAGGAGTTGATAATTTACCTTTACCACTATTTTTAATTTTTTTAGCACCATCTTTGAAATAGGCATACTTAGATGTGCTTATTAACTCATCAAAGATATGTGGTTCTGAAATTGAACCTATAAAACCTTTTTTATATAGATTATATAATTGATCTGGAGTCATTCTAGACATTATTTTGAACCCTCATAAAAAGCCCAGCTTAAAGCTCTAAAGGCGTTAACAGATTTTTGTCTCGTTGTATTATCTAAGATAACGTCGTCTGAGCCGATAGCTGTAATAAGTAAATCTTTAGCAGACTCCGCTAAATTTGGATATTTGTCTTTAATATCAAGTCTAAGCATTTTACCAGCTAAACTATTAGCTGATTTAATACTAGCGGTATCTTTAATAATCTCATCTTCATTATCTAAAGATATTAAAGTTGCCATATCTGAATATAAAGCAGATAATTTCATACAGTCGCTAGGCTTGGTTGAATCATTAGATTCTCCAAGTATATTAATTATTATTCTGGCTTTATTTAGTAATTCAGTATCTGCTGGAGCATCTGTCACATATGTCTCCACAGAGCACTTGGGTTCTAAAGCAGGAATACTGAAAGAACTTAAATCTGGTTTAAATAAACCTATCGCTACTAATCCTGTAGCTATAAAAAGTAATCCTTTGTTATTCATTATTATCTCCAGAAAAGGACTGTTTATCTTCACAAATATTTGGACTTAAATACGGAAACATTTGATCAGCGACTTCTACAGCTTTATCACAACCACTCTTGACCGCTAAATCTCTTGTTTGCTTCCATGAAACTACAAGATCAAAAAATACATCTCTTTCTTCTGAATTAACCTTTGGAGAAGAAGGAAACGAGTCTGGAATATCTGGTACTACAACCTTAACACTTTCGGGTATTTGGTTTTTTACGCTGTTAAATAAATTTAAAAGCAATTTTTGAATTGGGCTTAATTTATCTTTAAACAAAACCCATATTACTATTCCTACCCCAGCATACAACGCTAAATCTGTTACTCCTAATCCAGCGCTAAATTCTTCAAAACTTTGTGTAAAATTCATAATTGTCCTTTCATGGTATATATAAAACTGTTACAGATTGATTTTGATAATCTTCATCGTCTAATTGTTTTTTAAGAAAAATACCTGTTTGTCTAAAAGTAGCAACCAAAGCATCAATACTAGATCCTACTAAAATCATTAAAAATGCTTTGACATATTTGTGAATTATAGGTTCTATGATATTAGGTATTACTGGTATATTCACAGCTATAAATACTTTATCATAAAAATCTGATAATAATTTTAATGCTAATTCTTTTTTGTCTGGGCTGCTTATATCAGTACCAATTTTTTCAATAATTTGAATAACACTAGCTGTAACTACTTGTAAAATTTTCCATGCTTCAGCTACTGCGAATCTTTTGACATTTTTCAAGCTATCCTTAACTTGATTGGTTAGATTGTCAACTTCATTAGTAATTAATTCTTTACTATTCATTATTACCTCATGTGTGTATATATTTACGAATTTCTTGATAAATTGAATCACCGATACCGTTAATATTAATCAGTTCTTTAATATCTTTAAATTTTTGATTATTTCTATAGTCTATTATTTTTTGTGCTGTAGCAGGTCCTATGTGTGGCAATTGAATCAACTCTCCTAAACTTGCTTGGTTTATATTAACTGTAGATATCTTTTTGTCTATTCCTATATAATCTTCTAATTCTTTCCGTTGATTGTCTTGTTCCTTTTGTTTAGTTATTTCCTGTTGTACTTTTTCTTTTTCTCGTTTCTTAAGATATCTAGATAATACCATACATTGGCCACCCAATAAAATGATACTCTCCACACCGTGAGTAACTGCGCTGATAAGATCGTCTTTGGTATCTGGTTCAGTAATTACTCCAATGATAAATAAGCCACTAATAATGAAGCTAACTAATGTAAACCAGAATTCACTTGTTTGGTAAGATTTTTTCATAAGTAGTCCTCTGTTATATCTATACACCAGAGGAGAACTTATGTATTATTTAGGCTGAGTAATATGTTGGATCATCAAATTTAGTGTCATATTTAGCTTCTATATCAGCTATAACAGGTTTGTTTGATACATATGTATCTATTTTGTCTTTAGCTGTCGGACCTGTGGGTTTGGTAGATACTACAATAGTACCATTTTTAATAGGATTAGCTGGTATGCTTTTTTGAATATCGTTTGCCATAATTTATTCTCCTGTTGTTATATTTGATTTAGTCAATACTTATAGTGGTATTAGGATCTGGTTGCCTTGAAATTTTTGGGTTTACACCAGGATGGATCTCCGTTTGAATGAAAGGTCCGTTACCTTTAGCTCCTTTACCCAGTTGGCCGTTACCATTGCCTTCTTGTGGAGCAGCTGCAAATAGAGGAGAACACGTACAGGATCCAGAAAGTATTTCTATGAAAACTTTTGATGGGCATTTTTTCTGAGAACAAGAATTAATAAAGAGCGCAGCTTTCTCCATAAACCTTGCAATAGATTTTGCACACCCTTCATTACCAGCGGCTGCTACAGCTGCTTCGATTGCTGCTGTATAGTCTAGACCTGCAAAAGGATTTGATTGCCTATCATTGTAATAACCTTTACTAAGAGTTACCTCTTTTGATGCATATGCTTTGACTTCACAAGCATTTGCTGGAGGAGCTATACCTGTAAGATATTGCCAAGATAAATTAGACCCAGGACAAACAGCATAACCTGGCAGAGCTCCTTTTGGGTGTAATTGCCATACTGATCTAGTAGGCGCACAACCGCCTTTAATATTTTTCGGCTGTTGGCAACATAAGGTGTAGCCGCCACCAATAGCTGATCCAGTATAGCCGTTTGGACATCGCCCTCTAGTTATTTGCATTTCCTGACCAGTGCCGTTGGTTAAGGTATTTTCTCCTTGACAAAATGTTTTTACATTAGGAGGCGTTGCTCCTACTGGTGTAATACTGCTAAGACCTGGGTATCCATTAGTATCGGTATCATCATCAGTAGCAGTAAAGCAATGTATAGTTATATTAACAACGCAATTGCATTGTATGCTTGCAAATCTAGGAGGATCATCTGCACCCGCCCCTTTTGCACTACAATTTAAACCCATAACATTTGCAGCATTATACAACTCACTTAAGAATTTTTTCAATAGTTGCGGATTGTCTCTATGTCCTCGAATCACTTTTAGCACTAATGTGCCACTACACAAAGCTCCTAAACCTCTAGGATTGCATATAGCTCCTGCTGGTTTGGGTTCACATGTTACATTAGGAGGCACAGCATAACTTATAGGTAAGCATTCATCATAACTACAACCGACTTCAACTTCTCCTTTAGTTCCGTTTATTTCTTTTAATTTTTCACCATTAAGATCACAATAACTGTGTGTTACTGGCGTATCTTTATTTAGTATTATTGTAACACTACCCATATGATTAAATTTCCTTTTTTATATGCCACCTGGATCAGATGGTTCTGGATTAGTCGGTACATCAAATTTAGGGTCAGTAACTGTTGGACCTCCGGGCCCGTTACCTCCATTGCCGCCGCCATCACCGGGCCAGCCTCCCTCAAGAACCGGATCCGAACATGGAGAACAGCTTACACTGACGCTCTCAACTGACATCAGTACCGCCGCGCATCCAGGTTTTAACTTCTCGCAAGCGCTGGTAAAACTCTGTAGATCTGGGTCGTTCAGGGCCTCACTTACGGCCTTGTCAGCAGCACTTTGGGCTGATGGTATACAGCCACTCACTATACCATCTTTAAATGTGTCCGCTGTTATACCAGCAAACGGATTTGCACAAGGTTCTGGAAAATAACCTGATGAGCCGCAAAGATCTGAGCCTGCTAATGCCTCAAACCCGCAAGTATCATTAGGTCCAGGTACCGGTGCTAAATATTGATATGATTGCCCATTGTTGCAAGTCCAAGGTCCTCCACCCGTGTCATGTTTCGTTAACATAAAAGGACCAACATGTAGAGAACAAGCCATGTTTCCGGGTAAACTAGCAGGGTTTTTACAGCACAAAATCGAGCCACCTAGAGCCAGAACTGTGGTACCTGCAGGACACTTTGGTGGAATACCCACTGCAGCTGTAATTGCGTTTACATTACCTCCTAAAGTGTTACCACCAGTACAACTTACAGGCATAGCAGGAACAGCACCACCTACAGGAGATCCATCCTCATCGTAGCCTGATGCCCCCACCTCAATCTGATCCTGCTCTCCTTCATTAGTATGACAATAAGCTTTTACATACGCTGTTGCATTACAACAGCAATCTTTTAATTTACTAGGATTTCTATTACCGTGACCCTTAGCCGTACAATTTGCTCCCTGAGTATTAGCTGCATTATATCCATAATTTAGATGCAGAAGTCTGGTCGCTGGATCCCAGGGGGCATTCAGAATTTTTCTTAAAACATTTCCACCACAACCACTCCATTTACTTACACTACAACCACCGGATTGTCTACCTCCTTTTGGTGTGCATGTAATACCACCGTCACCACCCCATTGAATAGGCCAACAAGCGCCTACCGTTACGCTTGCCATAGCTACTTCCTCATCAATAGTGATTTTATTTCGTTTCATTGCCTCCTTAATACAGGCAGTTTCGGACGATAATGATAATTTGATTGAGTTTGTGTTCACACCGAATTCTATGGTTTCACTCATGTGTTACTCCTCTATTCTTTTTTCTAGGTTGTCTAATGTTTTGCTTAAAGTGGCGATGTTGATTTTTAACTCTGTCATCACCTCTGTATTTTTTTCTAAAGCTCTAAATAAAATATTAGTAGCTTCTTTGCTGTCGTTTAATCTTTCCATGATAAAATTTCTATCTTTGGCATATTGACTACCTTGAGACTGAGCAGCAATCATTTCTTCTACTTCTTTTTTATTAACTAAATTTCTAACAAATGTAGTCCAAAAACCTATTAAGGCTATAACTACACTTGCCATGTGTGTGGTAAAGTTATCAAAAAAATGACCCACGGTATTAGGATCTGCCATATCAATTATCGCATTCTGTACAAAGACCTAAAATCTTATTCCAAAAATTACATTTTGGTGGTTTAATAGTAGACCAACAATCACAACATTTTTTTAAATCAATATATTTTTTATTATCAGTAGATAGAGATCGCTCAAAAGCTTGAGCGACCTCGTCTTCTGTTAGTAAAAGATCAATGCATCTATCATCTACATAAACTTTAGTATGTATAAATTTCATAATCAATTACTTTGCTGGATAATTTTGGGAAGTAGGTTTACTAGCATTAGCTTTAAATGTAATACTACCAGGAATAGCAGCGTTAGATCTAGCAGCATTGTCGTTACCATAACTATCTGAACTAGTAGCAGGATAACTTAATGCAAAATCTCCAGTAAAGATGTTAAATTTACCGGCTCTAATAGCAGTAGCTGTTAGAACAGTGCTGGCACTTTCTATATAATTAATACTTCTTACATATGCTGGGTATATGCTACCATTACGCAAAGGTCTTTTAGATCCTACAGGATCTGATGATCTTTGAGCTATTAAAGTATTGGTATCTTTACCAAAAGCATATCCTAGAATAGCTTTTTGCGCATCGTCGCCATTATGAGGAGTTGAGTCAAATACATGAGTCTGATCATAATAATTAGCTGGTTTGTGGATTTTAACATTAGCAGATCCTGAGGAACCTGCAGCGATAGTTGTTTTATTAGACCCTTCTGTTGACCCAACAACATAGTGAATACTTGCCATGATATCTCCTTAATATTCGTTTAGATTGGATGATGATACTGTTTCATATGGTATATACACCTTTTTATTGAAAAAGTTTATACCAATCAGAATACTCTTCAGGAGAGATTAGTATGTTAGAGCAGCTAGCGTCCAATTGCGTTCTAGATACAAAATCGGTCCTCACATTCACTATTTTGCGAGTAGAACACAATAAATCAAATTTATCAACATTATCAGAGATACAGCTATCTATTTGTTTATATAAGGGAAATATCGTGTTCAGTAATTTCTTAGCCCCAGTATTAGATAAAACATATCCGTAAGTTCCAGTAATTAACCCCCTAGGTTTTGAAACAATATTATTTATAACCTTTTTTTGAAAGCCGGGTATTTCATTACATCCTAAATATAAAATGTCAAAAATATGATTATTGACTTCTATTTCTTCTAATACTCTTGCTAAATCATTATCAAAATTTTCATTAATAATAATATCATCTTCTAATACTAAGAAAGGCTTATGGCTATCTTGGCATTCTTGATAAATTAAATGATGAGATAAAGCACAAGCTAATGATCCATAAGTTAATGAAATACCATAAACTCTTTGTTTCTTTGCTATAATATCGTTTTTAGCTTTATTGGTAACAATATAATCTGGAACTAATCTGATATCTAAAAATTTACCAACTACAGCTTCGTATCTTTTACATGTTTTAGATAAAAACTTAGATTTTTTAACTTCTTTTTCAAAGTATACTTTTTTATTTTTATCTTCATCTAAATTAATATAATAATTTTTATCGAAATATGTATATAAGTCTATCATGATTTGGTATATTTAAAAATTTCATTTTTCTTTATAAATTGTTCCACAGGGTACTTATCCCATTTTATAGTTATCTTTTTAGATGCGTCGTTTATTGATATGTTTCCGTGATCATTATTATTCATATTAGTAATTCTATTGTTTATTTTATCTATAAAACAGTATGACTCCCAACAAAAATGTTTAAAATAAGCAACTATAAAATCTTGATGCTCTATGTACTCATAATTTTCATCTGTTTGTCGTATTAAAAAATGATGAGAAGATATATTATTTCCATGTATATTGTAGATAGCGCAATCAATATTGTCTAATACTTTTGATGTAATATTATTATCTCTCCATTTTTGACGCCAGCCAGCATCTTCAAAAGGGTGAATTCCCTGTAATTCTTTTGTTGATGTGTTTAACAAAACATTTAAAGCTTTTTTGTTAAATATATAACTAAAAGGCATACCAAACTTTGTGTTACTGTTTAAATCTTTGTGCCAATAACCACCCACATTATCAAAGTTTCCTGTGTATAATTTATTATTATTTAATTGATA